ATGGATTCAGTGTGGTAATACACAAAAAGTTCTATTTATTATAACGGAGCAGCAGAAAAAAGAGATTCAAAAAATGGTTCTAGCTTACCTCACTGACATCAATGAAGATAGATTTCGCTATGCAAATTTTGATAAGACAGAACAGCGCATCATCAAACAGGCCCTTGAAATAATGAAGCAATATGAAAAAAGCTTTATTGTTATACGTATGCCAGAGCCAACAATCGAACTCATAAATGCAGTTGTGCGTGACCAGTGTATTATAAATGAAGTTGATGTTGTATTTTACGACTATATTTTCATAAGTCCTTCGTTAGTAAATGAGTTCAAGGGAACAGCACTAAGAAACGATGAGTTGCTTTTATTTATGACAACCGCACTAAAAAATTTAGCAGTTGAGTTGAATGTTGCGGTTTTTACTTCAACGCAAGTAAATGCAAAAGCCGATGATAATAAAGACATAAGAAATGAATCTTCTCTTGCGGGTAGTCGCGCAATTATCAATAAGGCAGATAATGGTTTGATTATGTCGCGCCCAACAAATGATGAATTGCTAATTCTAAAGGATAATTTCATTAGTATGTATGGGACACCTAATCAAGTAGCGGATGTCTATAAGTTGAGAAGCGGGCGATGGACACAAACACGTATTTGGTCATACGTTGATTTGGGGCGTTTAAAAAAGAAAGATTTGTTTATCACAAATTCTTTGCTGGAGCCGCTTGATGATTTTGTCGTAAATGATATTGAAGTCTATAATTGGGATGATAGTGAATCAAACGAAATAAGTGAATTGATAGAAAGGTTGAATAAAGTTGATTGATTATGAAGGAATTGTAAAAGGGCTAACGCCAGATGGAGTAGAAAATCTACTCCGACAACTTGGCGGCGATGTTCAAAGAAAGGATAACTGCTTAGTTTGCACAACAATTTGTCATAATGCACACGAAGGAAGCCCAAAATTGTATTATTACTTTGACACTCATCTATTTGTTTGTTATAGCGAGTGCGGTAATATGTCAATTTTTAGTTTTCTAAAACATTACTATGATACAAGAAATATTTTGTATGATTGGCATAATGATATTTTACTTCCTGCAATAAATTGTTCTACTTACTCAGCGGCTGAGCGTTCATCTTTGATAGAGCCGTATGTTAGCGAACGAGACAAATATAAACCGCAAAAACCAAAAGAATTGAAAGCTTATGATAAGCGTGCTCTTGATGTATTCACAAAGTTCTATCCACCCGAATGGTTGAATGATGGAATTACAAAAGAAGCAATGGACAAGTTTGATATTCGTTATTCAATAAGTCAGAACAAAATTATAATTCCTCATTATAACATAAAAGGTGAACTCGTTGGAATAAGAGGGCGCGCGCTCAATCAGTGGGAAGTTGAGAATGTGGGTAAGTATATGCCGGTTCAGATTGAAGGGGTTTGGTATAGTCATCCACTTTCGTTAAATCCGTATGGGCTTTATCAGAACAAACAAAAGATAAAACAGAGTCATATCTGTTACATATATGAGGGGGAGAAGTCGGTGCTTCAGCAAGAGGGCTTCAATATGAACAACTGCTCTGTCGCAGTATGTGGCTCTCATCTGAACAAATGGACAATGCGCGAAATCATCAAGGTTGGCAGGCCAGATGAAGTTGTTCTTTGCTTCGACAATGAGGAGAAGCACGGCGAAGATGCTTATTTTAACAAGCTTTATGCGATGTGCAAAAAGTATAGTAAGCTAACCAATTTTTCCTTTATTTATGATAGAGATAGATTGACGGAGCTAAAAGACAGTCCTACTGATAAGGGCGAGGAAATCTTTCGAGAACTGTTGTGCAGGAGGGTAAAAGTACAGTGAAATATAAATTAACAAACGATGGAATATATGAAGATTATGGAGAGCAAATTTTACGACTGAGAGGAATTGAGGATGTTGAGCTGTTCTTGAACCCTGATGAGTCGTGCTTACAGAGCTATCGCGCGCTAGACAATGTGGATAGAGGCATTGAGTTTATCAAGCAAAATATTGATGATGAAAATCCATTGGGTATTATTTGTGATTGTGATGCAGACGGTCTTACCTCAAGTGGTATTATTTATCAATATATAAAACGACTCAATCCTGTAAAACACATTATACAAATAATACATAGTGGCAAGCAACACGGTTGCAGTGATGTGATGGATAAGCTACTTGAACATAGCTGGAGCGGTATCTTGATCCCGGATGCAGGAACTAACGATGGTGAATATATCAAACAGTTAGATTGTCCAGTGTTGGTGTTAGATCATCACGAGCTAGAGCCAACAAGTGAAATTCCATCCAATATGATTCTAATAAATAATCAGACAAGTTCTGTTTATCAAAACAAAGACCTGTGCGGCGCTGGTGTTGTATGGCAGTTCTGCCACGCACTCGATGCGGCATTTGGACATAATTGGGCTTGGGAATATACTGATTTGGCTGCATTGGGTATCATTAGTGATATGATGAGTATGTTATCATATGAGAACCAATTCATTGTTCAACAAGGTTGTGCCAATATACGAAACTTTTTCCTCAAAACCCTTGTCGAAAAGCAGTCCTACTCAATGGGCGGTGAAGTCAATCCGACTACTGTTGCATTTTACATAACGCCTCTTATCAACGCAATGATACGTGTAGGTTCGCAGGACGAAAAAAAGCGTCTTTATCGTGCGGTGGTTGCTGGAGAAGAACTTGTGCCTAGCGGCAAGCGTGGTGCTAAGGGAACTCTTGAAAAGCTCGCGATCGAAAGCGCGCGTGAATGTACGAACGCAAAGTCGCACCAAGATAAAGCAAAAGAAAAAGCAACTGAGCAACTTGAGTATAAGATACATAAGTATGATTTGCTTGAAAACAAAATTTTATTTGTAAAGCTTGATGAGGATGATAATTTTCCACCTGAGCTAAATGGCCTAATTGCCACACAGCTTAGCACGCGATACCATAAACCCACAATAATAGGCCGCGAAGGCCCTGATGGAATGATAAAGGGAAGTATTAGAGGACTTTCACAGAGCGCGCTCACATCGTTCAAGGATTATTTGTTGGGCACGTCATTATTTGATTACGTACAGGGTTGAGAAATTGGCCCGTTATACCTTTTCCACTTACCGGTGGGGTCGCATTTGCGGCTAACGAGGAAGGCTAAGTCAAAAGATATGCTAATCTCGTGGGAAGACTTGCTTAGGCAAGGAACCTGTATCGACTATCTCCACTTCGGAGAGTAGGACGGCTATTGGTACGTCGCCCGAAATGGGTATTCATATGTTTTACATATGTAAGAAATAGTCAGTGCCCTTGGAAACAAGGGATTACACGCACGCTAACGCAGCTGGTTATTCAATACCAGTTGATAATTATAGCACACTCCTTACTTTATCCAATACTCAACTCGCGACCTACGACTTCGGCGATAACAACTACGACGTCGATTTCGTCCGTAAGGCAAGCGATAACGACATATCCAACATCATATTTGACCTCGCGCGATATGAAAGAGTTTGGGGTCAAAATAATCCTCAAAGTCTTATGGCAATAACGAATCTTTATATTACACCCGCAGATGTCAAAGTAATTGGCAAGAATCAAGATACAATACGAATTGAAAAAAATGGAATTACCTACATAAAGTTCCGTGCGAAAGACCTAATTGAAAAACTTCATAAGTGGCCTGAGATGTGTTTGACGATTGTAGGTAAGCCTAATGTCAACGAATGGCTTGGAAATTACACCCCTCAATTGCAAATAGTAGATATTGAAGTTGGAAATGCGGAGTGGAGTTTTTGAGTTTGACTTTTGGGGAATTTTTTGGTATAATTATATTAGAAAATAAAAAGGAGGCAACTATGTGCGGAGTTTATATGTTTGAAAATAATATCAATCATCACAAGTATATAGGAGCTTCAAAACATATTGAACAAAGGTATAAGGAACATCTCAGAGATGCTGAAGGAGAAGCTCAAAAGAACAAGACTCTTTATAGAGCTTTTTATAAATATGGAATAGAAAATTTTACTTTCAGTGTTATTGAAGAATGTAAACCAAAAGAAAGATTTGAAAGAGAAAAATATTGGATTGAATATTATAATACCTATAAAGACGGGTATAATGAGACAAAAGGAGGAGAAGGGTTAGAAGGCGCGCCTCATCTAAAAGGGGACAATCATCCTAATTCTTTAATTTCAGAGGCAATAGCTTCAAAAATTATCCAAGACCTCGCAAATACGAGACTCTCTTTTGCTCAAATTGCTAAGAGATATTCTTATTCAGAAGATATTGTAAAAGATATAAATGTTGGGAAGACGCACAAATATCTCCATAATTATAGTTCAAATATTAGAGAAGAGAATCATATAAAAAGAGTTTCTTCTTTTGAAAAGTTATCTGTGCAAGAAGTTTATAAGATAATTGAACTTCTTGGGACGACAGACCTCTCTTATACTGATATTGGACGAATGTTTTCTGTAAGTCAGCAAACTATCTCTAGAATAAATAGATGTAAAACTTGGAAAGAACTTCATTCTTATAAAAATAATATTAGAGAGGAGATGAGAAAAAAATGAGGTTTGAAACACATAGTCATTCTCATTTTTCAAATATTCGCCTCATTGATAGTATAAATAAACCTAAAGATATGATTCTCACTGCTTATAAGTTAGGCTATGGAGGAATTGCTCTAACTGACCACGAAGCTCTTTGCGGGCATATCGAATGGTTAGAGTTAGAGAAAGAATTGAAATCAAAAGGTGAGATACCTCAAGATTTCAAGTGTGCGCTTGGTAATGAGATTTATCTTACTGACACACGAGAATCAAAACAGAAATATTGGCACTTTATTCTCATTGCAAAAAATACCGCGGGGCATCGTGCTTTGCGAGAGTTATCTTCTCAAGCTTGGTTGAACAGTTATACAGACAGGCGACTTGAAAGAGTCCCAACTCTCAAAACAGAATTAGCAGCGATTGTAAAGAAATATCCAAATTCGTTAGTGGCTGATACGGCCTGCTTAGGTAGTGAATTTGACGGTCTTGTCCTACAATTAGTAGATGCTGAAAAAGAAAATGATGCTGAAAAAATTCTCTCAATAAAAATTGAGATAGATAAATTCCTAAAGTTCTGTCTTGATTTGTTTGGCAATGATTTCTATATTGAGATAGCACCGGGCGTGTCATCTGACCAAAAGAAATTCAATCGGCGCGTGAAAGTTATTGCTGATTTTTATAAGATAAAAATAGTAATAGGAACAGACGCGCATTTCTTGACAGCAGAGTATAGAGAAATACATAAGGCTTTTTTGAATTCAAAAGATGGCGAGCGCGAAGTTGATAGTTTTTATCGAGATGCTCACTTGATGGATGATGAAGAAGCTTATAACCAAATCAAAGACATTTTTTCGAGAGAAGAATTTGAAGAGTTTTGTCAAAATTCTCTTGAGATAATGGATAAGATCGGGGCATATGATATTTTTCATTCTCCTATTATCCCCACTGTGAAAGTTTTTCCGCCCCCTCCTGAGAGAAATGAAGATCTTATTGATTATCCAACTCTTTCAGATTTGAGCGCGAGTCAGAACGATCAAGAAAGAGAATGGCTTGATAAATGCCTTATTTCTCTCAAAGAGAAAAAGATTGATGATAAAATTCATTATCAAAGATTGGAACTTGAAGCAAGTATTCTTTCTCATATAAGTGAAAAATTGGGAAATTGTTTGTATGCCTACTTCAATACTTTTCGTCATTATATCGACTTGTTTTGGGAATGTGGCTCGATAGTTGGCCCCGGTCGAGGGAGTGCAGGTTCCTTCTTGAGTAATTATCTCCTTGGTATCACTCAGCTTGATCCTGTCGAATGGGGACTCCCTTACTTCAGATTCCTCAATCAAGATAGAGCGGAGCTGCCTGATATAGATTTGGACCTTGCCCCTTCAAAGCGTCCTCTTGTTTTGAAAAAAATAAGAGAAGAGCGAGGGGAATTAAATGTCGTTCAAGTTGCTACTTTTGGGACCACTTCAGCAAAAGCTGCAATAGGAACTGCTTGCCGAGGATATCGCTCAAAAGAATATCCAAAAGGTATAGACGTTGATGTCGCAACTTATTTGTCTAGCCTTATTCCAAGTGAGCGCGGACTAACTTGGTCTTTGAAAGAATGTTTTGAAGGCAATGAAGAAAAAGAAAGAAAACCAATAAAAGAGCTTATAAATCAATTCAAAGAATATCCGGGGCTAAAAGAAATAGCACTTGGCGTTGAAAATCTTGTTGTCCGTCGAGGGCAGCACGCATCTGGCGTTATTTTGTATAATGAGACGCCATTTGAAACAGGAGCGCTTATGAGAAGCCCCAATGGAGATATTACAACGCAGTACGACCTCCATAAGTGCGAGTCGGCAGGTGATACGAAATTCGACTTTTTGGTAACGGATATTTGTGATAAATTGTCTGTCGCACTGAACTTATTGTCCCAAAATGGATACTTTAGTGAGTGTCATTCTTTGAGAGAAATTTATAATAAATATCTTCATCCTCAAAAGATTAATGTCAAAAATCCACGACTTTGGGAGGCTCTGGCAAATGGCGAAGTTCAAGATGTATTTCAGTTCAATACTGCAATTGGTATTCAAACGGCACAGACAATACAGCCGCGAACTCCAGCAGAAATGACTTCTGCCAATGCTTTGATGCGTCTTGTAGCTCCAAAAGGAGAAGAACGCCCATTTGACCGATACATTCACTTCAAGAAAGATATCAATCTCTGGTATCGTGAAATGGATGAATATGGTTTGACAAAAGAAGAACAAAAGATTCTTGAACCTTATTATAAACGAGATTATGGAGTTCCTTGTTCTCAGGAACAGCTAATGTTAATGGTAATGGATCCGAAAATATCTCATTTTACTTTGGCAGAATCAAACCAATGCAGAAAAGTCTTAGCGAAGAAAAAGGTAAAAGAAATCCCTGTAATTCAAGAGAAATTTATTTCTCAATGTCCATCTAAAAAACTTGGTGAATATTGCTGGAAAACAATGATGAAGCCACAAATGTCCTACAGCTTCTCTGAAGTTCACGCACTTTTATACAGCTTCATTGGAATTCAGACTCTTGTTATTGCAACTCAATTTCCAATTATTTATTGGAATACAGCTTGTTTGATTGTCAATTCGCAGTCAATCGAGGAAGAGCAAGAAGAAGAACTCCCTGATGAGACTTGTATTGAAGAAAATTCAATAGAAGATAGCTCTGATGATTCTGATGATGACGATGATGAAGAAGAAATAAAAACTGTAAAAGAAAAGAAAAAGGTTAAGACAGTAAACTATGGTAAAGTAGCTTCCGCAATTGGCAAGATGGTAAGTGCAGGAATCAAAGTTTCTCCACCTGATATCAATAAATCTACTTTTACTTTCTCCCCAGATGAAGAACACAATATTATTCGTTATGGACTTCGAGGAATAACAAAAGTCGGCGAAGACATCGTCAAATCCATAATTGCCAATCGTCCCTATACATCAATTTCAGACTTTCTCTCTAAAGTCAAAATTAACAAACCACAAATGATAAATCTTATAAAATGTGGCGCTTTTGATGCCTTTGGCGATAGAGTAAATCTAATGCGTGAATATGTCAGCCTAATTAGTGATACAAAAAAACGCATTACTCTTCAAAATATGGCAATGTTGATAAATTTTGGGATGCTACCAGAAAAACTTGATTTTGAACGTCGTGTTTATAATTTCACGAAATACCTCAAAAAAATGAAGTTAGATCCCTCGTTCTATGGACTGGATAATATCGCGTTGAATTTTCTCGATAAAAACTTCTCACTCGACTGTTTGAGTACAAGTGATGAAACTGAAAGCGGTTTCAAAATTAGTATCACAGCTTGGGATAAAATCTATAAGAAATATATGGATAATGTTCGCAAGTGGATAAAAGAAAATCACGACGAGTTATTAGACACCGTGAATGAGCGGTTGACGCGAGATGTATGGAATAAATATTGTCTTGGTTCAATAAGCAAGTGGGAAATGGATAGTGTTTCGTGTTATTTCCACGAGCATGAATTGCAAAACATTGATGAGCGCGCTCAAGGTTTTTCAAACTTTTTCAAGCTGAAAGAGCAGCCTGATGTTGAAACTTATTTCAAACCGCGCGGCAAAGATAATGATAGCGCGCCGATTCCGATTTATAGAATACATCGTATTTGCGGAACTGTGTTGGATAGGGATAAAGCAAAAAAAATTGTTTCATTATTGACAAAAGATGGTGTTGTTCAAGTTAAAATTTTTGGAGAAGCATTTGCGAATTATGACAAACAAATTTCTGAAAGAGAGCCAGATGGAAAGAAGCATATTATTGAAAAATCGATCTTTTCACGTGGCAACAAGATTATTGTGTGTGGTATTAGAAGGGATGACGGGTTTCTGGCAAAGAAATACTCCCGAACTCCATATCATCTAATCGAAGAAATAACAGATATTGATGAATATGGCCGCATTACAACGCACGTAAGGGGTGAGTAAATGGCTGCAATTGGATTCTATGATGAAGATATGAAGCACTTTACTCACACAGCCTTCAATCTTGAGATAATGAAAATTGCCACATATTACCGCAGAAAGAGGGATATTATTTCTTTAACTCCCTCTTTTGCGCCAGAATATTACACCAAGTTGTATTATTACAAGGATTACAATGATGGTGACTTCATCTCCGATTTCCGCGCTTATAAGAATGTTGAAACTGGTGGGCTTGCTTTTTCAGACAATCAATACCTGCAATTGCCACCAGAAATTGAAAATCTGCCGCCTGATACGTCTATCTATCAGACACAGCGACGGTTGTTTGAGACAAGTGAAGTAATGGCACTAACGTTCCAATCACTTACGAAAGCACAGCATCTGCGACTTTCTCTTGATGGAACGACAATAAACCCACAATTCTCGCGGCAGCTCGCCTCTTCATTCAATTCAAAAACCAATTTGTTCTTACATGATTTCGCGCCCGGTCAAATAGATGGAGCATTTGAAATTATTCAAGACTTATTGAAACAAATGAAAAACTATGGAATTTTTCATCCATATGTTTCAAGTAAATTTCCTGTTTATGCGGAGAATACGAATTCGCTTCTCCAATGGATGAGCCTGCCAACTTCATCTCAATATTTTACTTTCCTTTATGATGGACTTATCCCAAATGATATGTTGGAAAATGTCTATATAACAGGGGATAAAAAGAAAAGTAAACTTGAGTGCGACATCACGCGTGAATGTAATTCACAAGATGATTTTTATGAGCGCGTTTTGCCACTAATCCACAAGCAAATTATATATTTTCGTCATACATTTTCTCGAATCAAATTCCGTTATGATCAAGAATATTTTGAGAAAATGGGATGGGACAAGACAATTGACCTAATGAATTGCTATGCAGTATCACTAATGTCTCTGCGCCATCGAGATATTTTTGAGGAATATCTTGATAGTGATAGCGTTTATGCGTTTTGCCGGTCATTACCAGATGAAAAAACAAAAAGGCCGCACGTTCCTACAAAGGTTGATGCGCGTCTTTCTCTCACAAAAATCCGTGCAAAAAACTATGATCTATTCAGGGCCTTCTATGAAGCCCGCAATGTAGAATTAAAAGGAGGAAAGCTGGAATATGTCTAATCAAGAAATACACGAAAGAATTGAAGCAAACAATGATATAATTCAGTCCATTATGTCCCCGAACGTTTATACTCTAAATAATACAGTAGCCACGTTGATAAAAGAAAATCGTGAATTACAGAAGCAATGTACTCATGAATTTATTGATGGTTACTGCCGTTTTTGTTATTTAGAGGAACCGGGGAGGGATTGATTTGAATGTCGTAAAAAGAGATGGGATAATTGTCCCGTTTGATAAAGAGAAAATTAGAGTTGCCATTCTCAAAGCCTTTTTGGAAGTAGATGGACGTGAAACATCTTATGCCAAAAACAAGGCACGAATGGTGGCCACTCAAATAGAAAAACTTAATAGAGATTTGAGCGTTGAAGAAATTCAAGACTTAGTAGTTGAGCGGCTTATGGCTAGTTCAAGGAAAGACGTAGCCGAGCGCTATGTTGAATACAGGTATAAACATAGGCTCGCGCGCGAAGGTAATACAACAGACAAAGATTTACTTGAACTAATTAGCGGCACAAGTGATTATTGGAACGCGGAAAATTCAAACAAAAACGCTGATCTTGTAACAACACAGCGCGATTACATGGCAGGTATTGTTAGTGAAGATATTTCAAAGCGATTCCTCCTTTCTCCTGATATTGTAGAAGCTCACGAAAAAGGTATCATACACTTCCACGATATTGATTACTTTGGCCAAAAGACGCTTCATAATTGTGACCTTATTAATTTAGAAGATGTCCTTCAAAATGGCACTGTAATCAACAATGTCAAAATAGAAAAGCCACACAGAATTCTGACAGCTTCTACGATCGCGACTCAAGTAATTCTTGGTGTTGCTTCTTCCTCATATGGTGGTGCTACCATCACTCTTACGCATCTTGCGCCCTTCGTCAGAAGCTCTTATGAGGCTTATCTTAAAAAGTATAAAGATTGGGGCTTTGATGATGAGAGCGCGCACAAATATGCGCAGCTTGATACGAGGAAAGAAGTTGTTGATGCTGTCCAGACCTTTAATTATCAAGTCAATTCAATGACTACAACAAACGGACAAGCGCCGTTCCTTTCTGTTTTTATGTATTTGAATGAGACGGAAGAATATAAAGATGAGTTGGCAATGCTGATAGAGGAATTTATCAAGCAACGCATCTTAGGCTTCAAGAATGAAAAAGGCGTTTATATTACACCTGCTTTCCCTAAACTGCTTTATGTCCTTGAACCCGATAACTTACAGCCGGGTGATAAGTATTTTTACTTGACAGAATTAGCAGCAAAATGCACCGCCAAACGTCTTGTTCCTGATATTATTTCTGAAAAGATGATGCTAGAATTAAAAAAGGACAAAAATAACGAAGGCCATTGTTATCCTTGCATGGGTTGCAGGAGCTTTCTAACTCCTTATGTCGATGAAAATAATAATCCAAAATATTATGGCCGTTTCAATCAAGGCGTCGTCACAATTAGTCTGCCTGACTTAGCATTTAGTTCAGGTGGTGATATTGATAAATTTTGGAAGTTGTTCGACGAGCGCACAGAATTATGTCATAAGGCCCTTCAACTTAGACACAAGCGCCTAGAAGGAACGCTAAGCGATGTCGCTCCTATCCTTTGGCAGAACGGCGCACTTGCTCGCCTTGAAAAAGGTGAAAAGCTTGATAAATTACTTCATAATGGTTATTCAACAATTTCGCTTGGATACGCGGGTCTTTATGAATGTGTGAAATATATGACTGGCCATAGCCATACTCGCCCCGGAGGAAAAGCTTTTGCCCTTGAAATAATGATGCGACTGAATGATAAATGCGCAGAATGGAAAGCTGCGGAAAAGATTGATTATTCTCTCTATGGTTCTCCAATTGAAAGCACAACCTATAAATTCGCACGCTGTCTCAAGCAAAGATTTGGTAATGATATATTTGCCAAATTAGATGGGCATGATCGTAGTTATATTACAAACAGCTATCATGTTCCTGTTTTTGAAGAAATCAATGCTTTTGACAAACTTGCTTTTGAAGCCGAATTCCAGAAACTTAGTCCGGGCGGTGCAATAAGCTATGTAGAAGTCCCTAATCTGCAGAACAATATTCCCGCAGTTTTAGAACTCTATCGATTTATTTATGACCATATAATGTATGCTGAACTTAACACAAAGAGTGATTATTGTCAAAAATGTGGCTTTGATGGTGAAATTCTAATTGATGATAATATGGAATGGTATTGTCCAAATTGTGGCAACCGTGATCACTCAACCCTCAATGTTGCGCGGCGCACTTGTGGCTACATCGGCTCTAATTTTTGGAATTTTGGTCGCACTCAAGAAATAAAAGAACGAGTTCTCCATTTAGGTGAATCATAATGAATTATATAAAGATAACAAAATGTGATATAGCAAACGGCCTTGGCGTGCGCGTTGCTCTTTGGGTGTCAGGATGCTCGCTTCATTGCAAAGAGTGCCACAATCCTGAAACTTGGGATTTCTGTGCAGGCAAAACTTTTGATGAAGCCGCGAAAGAAGAATTATTCGAGGCTCTTTCAAAGCCTTGGATAAAAGGTATTACACTTTCAGGCGGCCATCCACTTGAACCACAGAATAGCTGTGCGGTCTATGATCTGTTGAGAGAAATTAAACAAAAGTTCCCAAATAAAGATGTTTGGCTTTATACAGGCTATCATTTGAACTGGGAAGATTTTAGATATCCCGGTCGTATTTGCCATCTTCTTGCCCTATGCGACGTTATAGTAGATGGCCCGTTCATTCTTGAACAGCGCGATTTAACTTTACCATTCCGCGGCTCACATAATCAGCGCCTTATAGATGTTCACCAAACTTTGGAAGAAGCACATATTTGCGAACTCGAAATTTGATTTTTCAATAAAATTTTGATATAATATAAATATGATAAAGAAAAATAGCTATAATATAATTCCTGCTTTCTTTGCAGGTATGCTAATTGGGGTTGGCGGATATGCCAACCTCATTAGCCAAAATAGAATATTGGGTGCATTGTTGTTTAGCTTTGGACTTGTTTCAATCTTAGAACTTAGTCTTCCACTTTATACTGGCCGCATTGCTTATGTAGGTGATGGCGCAGGTTTTATTGATTTGAGTGTAATGCTTATTGCAAATTTCACTGGTGCTGCACTGTTGGGTTTATTAGTGTGGTGGGCAAGTCCATTTTTGGCCGACTCAGTTGCTTCTTCAAAAGCAGAAATGCCATATGCCAATTTACTCTTTAGCTCCTACTTGTGCGGAGTATGTGTTTATTGCGCAGTTGAAGGATTTAAACGAACAAAGTCCCTTCTTGCTATAATGCTCCCTGTATTTTTATTTGTTTATTGTGGTTTTGACCACTGCATTGCCAATATGTTTTATTCTGCGGCAAGTTCTATACCAATTTCCTTCCGAAAAATTTTAGTTGCTGCATTAGGTAATTCATTTGGCGCTCTAACCCTACATTATGGAAAGGAGACGTTATGGACGAAAATTTAGATAAAGTTCGATTCACGCACATAAAGCGAGTAATTGAACAAATAGAAAAAACTTATAATGGAAATACCGATGACCTTGAACTTTCTTTTGAATTTGTAATAGCAAGCTTATTCCCGCAAGTTTATAAGAATGTTCAAGAAAGGCTAAATAAAGAACACACAATGGGCTATATTGAGGGCTATAAAGCTGCTAGTGTAGCGTTGGGAATCGAGGATGAATGTGGAACAACAAATAACTAACAAAATTCTAGTGCGGAACTACCAAAATGAGTTTCCTATCATTACATTGTGCGGCAGCACTAAATTTCTTCCTTTGTTTCAGCAATACCGCAAAGAATTTACAATTGCAGGCTATATTGTCCTAAGTCCTGAGATTTATGGGCATTACGGTGATACAATGACAGAGAAAGAAAAACAACAGCTCGATCGTATGCATCTCGCAAAAATCTCAATGTCCGATATGATTTTTGTAATAAATAAAAATGGCTACATTGGTGAATCCACAAAACGTGAAATTGAATGGGCAAAGCAATTAGAGAAAAAAATAATTTATTTGGAGGATATAGACGAATGAATGTTTATTTGGCAGGGCCAATCTTTTGTGAAGGAGATAGAATGAGAAATGAGAAATGGAGCGCACAAATTCGTAATGCTATTCCCAGAATCAATCTCTATAATCCTCTGGAAAATAAAGAAATAAATGATAAAACAAAATGTGCAAGTTCTTGGCAGATTGCAGATGGAGATAATGCGCGCTTGGATGAAACTGATGTCCTTATTGCTTGCATTGATGGCGATGTAATTCCTTCTGGAACAAGTGCAGAAATTGGCAAATTTCACGAAAAGATTGCACGCGGAGACAAGAAAATGATTATCGGTATTTGTACTGATAGTCGTATGGCGAGCCGCACGTATAATGATGCTAAAGCCGAAATAATGCGTCTTGATATTGGTGAGAGTCAGTTTTGTTATCAGAACCTTTATACTGTTGGCCTTATTAAACAAGGTGGCGTTTTAGTGGATAATATTGAAGACGTAATAAAATGGCTTCAAGACTGGGAGGCGACTCACGAATGATTTATTCACTTGGAGATAGAATTCCTTTTGGCAAACTGGTTCTGTTTGCCATTCAGATGATGTTATCAGTTTTTGTGGCAACAGTGCTTATTGCCAATATTTGCGGCGTTGCCGTATCTGGCGCACTTGTCGGCGCGGGTTGCGGTACTTTGGCCTATATTCTTATAACGAAAGGCCAGTCTCCGATGTTCATCTCGAATTCTGGTGCTTTCGTCGCTCCTATCCTAATTGCACTTGCTTCTTGTGGATATGAAGGTGCAATTATTGGTTGTTTTGTAATTTGGGTTGTTTATACAATTTTTGGTCTTATCTTTAGTCGTGTTCCCGTTGAAAGTATATATAAAATTTTCCCCAAGTCGCTGATAGGCGCGGTTACGGTTGTTATAGGTATTAATCTTATGCCTTTTATCTTGACTTATGTTCAGATAAATGGCGAAACTAATATGTGGGGTGTTAGTATAGCTATCATCACAATGATAGCAATCGCACTCTTCTCACATTATGCAAAAGGAATTATAAAGATTCTCCCGTTCCTACTTGGCACTTTAGTTGGCTATGCTTATGCGGTTGTGCTTACAATTACAAATATTTTTCCTGTTGTAGATTTTAGTGTTTTTGAAAATATGAGGCTCTTCACTTTGCCTGACCTTGCTATCTCTCACATCAATTGGTATAAATTCATTGAACTGCCACAGCTTATTCCTCTGATAGTTTTATTTATTGCTTATACAATAAGCGCAATGATGGAAGCCCTTAGCGACCATGCTGCTCTTGGCGGTATAATTGGTATTGACCTATATCAAAAGCCCGGTCTTAACCGTATCTTCGCTGGTGAGGGACTTGCAAATGCTGTTAGTGGTTTACTTGGCGGACTCGGTGCTTGCTCCTATGGCGAAGGCGTTGCTTGTGTAGGCTTTAGTAAAGTAGCTTCAGCTAAGGTTAGTGGGACAGCCGCTCTTATTCTAATACTTATGGGATTTTTCGTTCCGGTTCAAGCTTTTATCAGTTCAATCCCAGCTTGTGTTTTTGCTGGTGCAGCGATTGTTCTCTATGGTTTTATCGCTTGTAGTGGTATAAAGATGCTTCAACAAGTTGATCTGAATGGACAAAAGAATCTGATAATTGTTTCGGCGGTTCTTTCTCTCGGTATAAGTGGCCTTGCTATTGGTGGAACTGATTTCTCAATTTCTGCTACTGCACTCGCTCTTATGGCTGGTATAATTCTCAATCTGGTTTTGAAAAATAAAGATTGAAAAATTTGACTTCCTTATCTTTTTGTGGTATAATTATATTATAAAAAGAAAGGAAGTCCTTTCTATATGTATTGGATAAAGGAGAAATAAAATGATACTGCTCAAAGAAACTAAGGAATATAGAGTCGAAAGTGAAAATGAAGCAAAGGATTTGATGGAAAAGTTTCGCACTGAATCTCGTGAAAGAGGTTATCAGATAACCAAGTGCGGCTACACTCACAAAGATAAGAAGTCTAAGGGCGAAATAATTGACAGTTGCGAAGTTGTTTCTTGTACAATGGTGTATAGCACCATATGGGAGGGACTTGAATGAGTGATATAGTAGATATTTCAGGCCAGCCGATTGAGATGCCTGAAGAAATAGACGTCGAGCAGACCTTGCGCGAAGCCTTTTCTTTCTTCTTTGGAAATCTGATTGACGATAATGAAGCTGATGAATATGTCAAGGCATTTTCGAGTCTGATGAGTCTTGATGACGAGAAATTTATGGTAATTGCCGCTGATGTGCTAGAGAATTTCTACACATCTTTCAAAGATCCACAGATTCAGCTTGGCATTGCGCAGAACCTTTCAATTCAAGGTGTCGCGGCTGAAGATATGATAGATGAACTGGCCGACATTGCAGAAAGACTCCAAACCAATTTGGATGGCAAAGTTTCTCAAATCAAAATAGATTTCTTCAAATCTATTCTTGGCATAGTTGCAAATGCGCTTGGCGAAAATGAGCGAATTGCACGTCGTGTTGTAAGTGTGCCTATACAGCGATTGTCCGATGAAGTAAAACTTCCTGAATATGCTCATACAACTGACAGTGGTCTTGACGTATTTGCACTCGACGATTATACGATTGACCCCGGCGAAATCAAAATAATTCCAACGGGCTTGAGAGTGGCTTTACCAAAAGGCTATGAAATACAAGTGCGCGCAAAGTCTGGTCTGTCAGCTCGCACCCATATGCGTGTTGCGAATGGAATTGGAACCATAAAAATAGCTTGATGAAAAAAATCAATATTGATAATTATATTCTCGAAAATTATAAGACTAAAACTAACGCTCAAATGGCCCTTGAGTGTGGTTGTCATAGAAGTACAATTTCTAATAAGCGAAAGAAATTAGGAATTTCCGCTACAGAGCTAAACAAAGCATTACGAGAAAAGACCTCTTATATTTGTGAAATGTATGGGAGAAAAACCGCCCATCAAATTAGCAATGAGCTTAGTTGCTCAGTAAGTTTTGTCAAAAAAATTTGGGAAGAAAACGGATTATGTGGGACAAAAAGCACTGTTTATTCTTATAAAGAAAATTATTTTGAAGAAATAGACACACCAGAGAAAGCTTATTGGCTTGGTTTTATTGCTTCAGATGGTTGTCTTTATCGAAGAGAAGGGCACCAAGGAATGATTTCTTTATCTGTCAATGAAAAAGATGTCGAAATTTTAGATAACTTCAAAAAAGAGCTTGACACCGCAAAGCCTATATCTATTTCCACGGATAAAAGACGCCCAAACACAAAGATGGCTTCTTTACAAATTACAGGAGATAAAATTTTCAATGATATTCTCTCGTTAGGTATTGGAGTTAGAAAAACTTTTGATATGGAATTAGATAAAATTTTTGAAAATATTCCTAAGAAATTTATTTTTGATTTCATTCTTGGATATTTTGATGGAGATGGAAGTATTGATATCCCACAAGAAAGAGGAATTAGTGGAAGTCATGTTCGTATTGCTGCTCCAATAAAAAGTTTAGAAGTTTTTCAAAAAATATTACTTTTATATAACATTGAAAGTTCTATAATAGAAGACAGAAGGAAGTATTCACAACCCTTTGGAAGTTTAGAACTAAAAAATACTACCGAAAAATATTGTTTTTTGAAAATGATTTATGCTTCAAAGATAAAAAGTCTTATTAGAAAAAAAGAACGGGCCAACATTTTGTTGCAAAGAATCGAAGAAAATGCAACAAATCGTTCTGAGAATATAAAAGCTGTAGATTTTTACAAGTCTGTGGTTCTAAAACGGGAAGAATTGCTGGAACGCTGAGATGCCAACCAGCAGCCGAGCCGAAGCGCCTTTTACTAAAGCTTCGGAAGGTTCAACGACTAACAGGTGAGCAAAAGGAGCAATAAGCCTGACACGAGTATCCCGCGCTGAAAGGCGAAGATATAGTCTGAACAATAAGGAAATCAACTTATTGAAGTATAGGATAAAGAGCCTATATGATAACACTTTGAGACGAATCCTATCATGATGAGATTGGCATAATCCTCGAAAATAATGAACCTGCGATCAAAGACATAGCCTATGACTTTGATGATGAAACTCATCGCCCTATCATCACATCGATTCTCCATGGTTCACCTGTCTACATAACAAAAGGTCAAAAAATCGCCCAGTTAGTTCTTGCCGAAATTCCTAAAATAAGCTGGCAAGAAGTAAATGATATAACTCTCTATGGAGCGGAAGACCGTCAGGGCGGTTTCGGTTCTACCGGAAAGTTCTAATGGCAAAAATTTCATTAGATTCAATTAGAGAAGAATTAGAGCAAGATGGCTGGAAAGTCATAAGCGACACATATACCAATCTTGAAACAGAAATGCGGTTTGAATGTCCCGAAGGACACGCGGTGTTCGTTCCGTGGAAGAAACTTCGCGCAAAACGTATATGTCCGACGTGCGAAGCTAATGTATATAAAACAGAGGCCGCGACATCTAAAATTGTTCCAAAAAAGAAAAATGTTTTTCGTGTGCTCGCTCTTGACCAAGCGACGCATATTACCGGATTTTCAATTTTTGATGATAAAGAGCTTATCAAATATGGAACTTATCAAACACAATTACCCGATACAATTGCGCGCAGCAATGCTGTAAAAGTTTGGCTCGTCAATATGCTTCATAATTGGCAGCCAGATTTAGTGGCCTTAGAGAACATTCAACTTCAGAACGAAAGTGAAGGCAAGCGCATGATGGGTGTTGATGTATTTCAACAACTCGCGTGGCTTCAGGGAATTTTGATTGAATGTTGCTTTGAGTTAGGAATTGCTTACACTTTATGTCATACAGGGGTTTGGCGCCAAGAGTGTGGAGTCAAAGGGCGTACGAGAAGTGACCGAAAAAGTTCTATGCGTTTATTAGCAAAGCAATGGTATGATGTTTCCGTTAGCGAAGATGAGGCTGACGCGATAGGAATTGGGACTTATGCCGTCCGGCAGTGCGCACCAAACCGAAAAATGATTTCTTGGGAATAAAAAAGAGGAGCATTACGCTCCTCTTCCAAAATTAGAATTTTTCTATTTTTTGTTTGATGGAACCATACCATTCCATCATCATTTCGTGGGTTGTATCCCACATACAATAGGCTACCGATTCGGCATTAACTTGTGGTTCTTTTGATGCTTCATTCTCAAACAACTTATGAAATTCCATAAAATGATTCAGACGGTATTGCGCATACTTAGCTATAACATCGGCCAAAGCCGCGTCTTCTTTATTTTCACGAATTTCATCAGCATAGCAAATCATCATTTCACTATCTTTCAAGTCATCATACATAGCTTTATAAAGCGCTTTATATTTTACCATATTGCCTCCTTACGCTAGCTTGGTAATTACCACGTTAGCATTGGTGTAAATCGCGCCAAGTCCTGTATTTACAAATGTCAGATTAGCTTGATTATTGACCGCACAGCAAGATGGATTGACTCGAATTACTTTTGTGAAGGAAAGATTACGAACGTCAGTTGTTGATGCAGACGTATCTGAGCTAAGTGCGCCCGGAACTGCCGTGCCATTATTCTGGAGCTGAACGGTTATCGCGCCAGCAGTAGCACCAGATATAGTGCCAACCGCATTAAAGGAGACAAAATAAAGTCCGGGCTTGTTGAGTGAGAATGTTGTGCTACCTGCTGTATGGCTAACAGTACAGCCTGTCAATATGGAATTGATAGGAAATGTAAGTAAGCCATTTACATCAACAGTTTGAGATTGAATATTATAACTATCTACCATTTAATTTCACCCCTGATACGGATATGTACTCACGGTGAGTTGGCTCAAATGCCATAGCCACAGCCGCAGCTAGATGTACCACAAGAGTTAACAGATTGATATGGACTGCAGGTAATATATGCAGGTCTACTAACAGGACGCAAAGTATCGACTAAATATGCGTTCTGGAGCTGCTGAGAGTTCTGGAAGTTTGCATAAAGCAAATCTCTGTCGCGGTCAGCGAGCTTATCACGGAGTTCTTGCATTGTATTTGCGGTTATGAGAGCACGAGTTGCTTCACCTTCATTATGAATTGCGGTGGTAATTTCACAAGTGTTCTTATAGGCTTCGGAGCGAACGTTGTCAATATTGCGGTTCGTCTCACCAAATGTTATCATATAGGCTCTTTATCCTATATTTCTTATAGTTTCCTATAAGTTCAGACTATATCTTCATCCTTTCCTTAGAAAGGAGTTCGGCACTCGTGTTGGGATTATTGGTATCTGTCCTCACCCATTAGTCGTTGAACCTTCGATACTACTTTTATCAGAATTCGTATCGCTTGGCTGCTGATTGGCATATTCACAAATATGTCCTTTATATTTATGATTGGTTTTCAAAGCTTTTGATAAAGGAGAGGTGTCTTTCACTCCTAAGAAATCAGCTCCAGAACGAAGAGAGGGAAACCAATTTCCATCAATTAGAATAGCTTTACTACAAGTTACTTTTCTATTTGGAGCAATATATTCTCCTTTATAATAGCAGGAAATTCCGTTAGTATCATAGCCTCTTTTACACCAGTTTTGAACTGTAGCAATATGAAGATTCTTTTCATTTGCTATTTCTCGACAAGTCGTTTCTTTACCTTGATAACAAACTACTTTACTTTTAGATTTTCCTACTTTTTCAGAAACCTTTTTATTATACATTGGATTGTGAAGACTCATTCTTTCTCTTTGCTCTTTTTCTTTCATTGGATTATAAATAGATTTATATTCCCTCATTTCAGGAGTCCAAATAAAATTTACTCCGCCTGTGCCACCATTATCTAAATTACAGAAGCATTGATTTTGAGCTTTTAACTCAGTTATTCTTTGATGTTCATAAACAAATGCTTCTTTTTCCTCTTGAAAAGTTTTTATGATTCTTGGGGCACATTCATTCTCTTCGTAGTATCGTTTGAAGAGATTATTCCTTTGAGAAACTTGCTTATATCTATTACCAGTTCCTTTTCCAACATAAAAGATTTCCTGAGTATCTATATTATACCATTCATAAACATAAAACATATTATCTATCTCCTTATCTAACTTTCTATTAGTAAGTAGAAAATTGCTAATAAGAATATAGATTTTTGAGAACTTAGCGTTCCAGCAATTCACCGAATTTTTTACTAACTATTACTAGTTAGGCTGCCATGAGATTATTATAGCAGCAATTTTGTTGAGCAAATCTGTTTTCAGCAAGCGCTGCTTGAGTGGAATAAAAGCCATCTTTGATCGCGGCTTGGTTGCCATAGAAGCCGTCTTTCATTCCGCTATTGATAGCATAAAAGCCATCACATATACCATTAGTAATACCGCGAAGTTGGCCATTTACATCTTGGTTGTTGAAACCTTCGAACAGGTCGGAACGAGTTATTGCGCCTTGTGTTGCACAGTCATCACGACGGCCAAAAAGCCCGCCATTGCCACCTAATAATGCCAACCAAACAAGATAAATAAAAGGATTATTCCAAGCATTATTCATACCATCATCATTATCACGTGTCAAAGCGAGGATATCGCTAGCACTAAGTCCTTCGTTCATTACAAAAAACCTCCTAAAAATTTATAATATAAATTGACTTACCCCGGACGTAAATCAATTTAATTGTAAAAGAAAATTGAGTCCTGATTCAATGTCTTGCTCACTAATCCCTTGTGCGCGGGCCTGAGAAACCAATTGCGCATAATTTTCTTTAGTGAGTTGCGGGAGTGCTTGTTTCAATTGTTGTATATTTATCGGGGGATTTTGAGCTGGTTTTTGTATATTGGGAAGAGCGTTCATCATTGGGCCTCTTCCCATCTGCATAAGTGCCTGTAAAGGATTAGAGAAGGTCATTTATTTTTTCCTCCTTTTTAGGTAAAAGAGATTTTTCAATTTTGTCAAGTCTATCAGTTATGTTTTGTAGAACTTTGTCTAAATTACTATTGCCAGTTGGCTGTTCATAGGGAGCGAGTTTATAAGCCGTAATTGATGGCGCACCATTTTGATACATCTTGAGATACATAAGACTTTCATTAGGGCAAATTGCGACAGATAAACCCGTCCCCATAGGAACATTGGCTACTTCAAGTGGGCTATCAATGACATAAACATTACCTTGCGGCGTCATAAACATAGATGGCGTAAATCTATTTTGTGGCTGCACGGTATTGGTTTGAAAAGGATTCATTTTACTACCTCCTTTGTTTCTTCATATAGAAGTAGCGCTAGCAGACTTTATTAGACATTTTATTGGTAAGTGCAAAGGAAATTCAGCAATTTACTCAATTATCTCAGAATAAATTAAACAAAATGCACAAATCCCGAAGAAGCATTATGCCTCTTCGGGACTTTTTATTTATTCTATGAAATTCATTAGAATTGCGACTTCGCGCACAGTTAGCTCGGCATCCATTTGCGACAAATCATCCATTGTGAGCTTTGGCGATTTAAGTTCAACATCAACTCGCGCGAGTTCCTGTATTTTTGCCTGACATTCATTTTCGCGGCCATCTTGTATTTTTATTGACATTCCATCATTAGCCCGCACAAAATGACCATCCTCATCTTTCATTCCATATTCATTCAAAATTGCATCAAACTCTTTGTTATACCACTCAGCCTCTTTTTGAGCCTCTTCATTTATTTTGTTTAACTTATAGGCAATTTTGAATGGAAGTTTTATTTCAGCAAGTGTATTATATACAGTTTGAAATTGTATTACTTCAGACAGATACATACTATTCCTCCTTTACTCTATATATAAATAGTATAACATAAAAGAAGTAAAAAGTCAAATTTTAGTATGTCAAATCACGTGCATTGACGAACTCACTATTACAGATATCATCTATATCATCAGTCGTTGCCATAAAATTAGTTGAGATTATTTGACCATTAGCAAGATCGAAAGTAATTGAATGAGTAATCAAATTGTTATTTGCATCATATCCATAACCATCAAAAGTAATCAAATTGTTGTTTTGCGTCATTGATACTTTGAAGGCATTATTGCTATCTGGTACGCAATTTATACCAACGCTATTTTGACGATAACTTACAGTTGGAGCTTCGCTGAAATAAATTTGAGTTGCGGTATAAATAACAACTTGATTTGTTGTAAGTGCTGTACCATTGAGCCTTAGTCCTGTATTATACTCAACCTTGAGGCGAACAAAACACTTGCCACTTAAACTGACAGATTGCGTGCCATTGCCAGACTTCAAATTATAAGATGTTGAACTCGATGCCAATATAATTTCTTCTGAAGATGTAAAATTATTATCTGCACTAAATTGTAAAGTTATTTTACAAGAAGGAGAATAGCTAACTCCGCTATACTCCATTTCGCGCAAGTAAGCATTATACTTGCCTTGGACTGCACTCCAGCTTAGAGTAGCTGTATTTGCAGTATAAACAACTTTTAGTTTGCTCCCATCAGACGTAATGTCTGGTATTTGAAAGCCTATTGACGGTTGTTCGAGTGCACCACCGCATAAAGAATTGCTACTAGCACTTTCAATACTAATATTATCATTATAAGACTGACTATCTTGCTGTCTAATTTTGACAGAAAAAGTTATGGCTGAGCTGACAAAATTCGATGTTGGAATTATAACACAACTCATTGCAGATTCGCCATAGATTGAACCTGAAATTAAATTAGAGGTTTGATAGGTATATATTACATTATCTCCGCTATACAATGTAAAAATGTATTGCCCAATCACTTGTGCGGCATAGCTCAGCGCAGGCTTCTGAAAAGCAATTATCAGGTGCTCACCTGTCAAAATAGATTTGTCAGTATCGCTTGCACTATCACTCGGAAAGAAGACTGTGTTACTACTCTTTTTCGCAGCAACTGCGGCATAGTCATTTGAGATAACACCATCACGCCCTATTTTGAGGTTTGTAATTTGTTTCGGTTTTTCACGAAAATCAATGACAAATCCCATTCGCGTTGTGTCAATGGATTGGCCAAAAGCATCATAAAACCGCACAACAATTGACATATTGTAAGGGCCAATTCTTTCAGCCTCGGTTCCAAAAAGAACTGTGTAAAGTGACTGTAAGTCTTCATAAGTAATGTTTGTGCCTAATGGCCCATTCTCAGTTCCACTAACTTTCCTAATTGAACGAAGCTCTTGGCCTTGCGGGGCACCCTCTCGATAAAGTAAGATGGAGTAGCGTAAATCCGCAGCATTGGTCTGAAGAGTAGTACAAATCGTGCCGGGATAGGGGATAGACAAAGACAAAGCTTTTTCGCTGACTGCGCTTGAATTTGGACGAACATAATTACGCCCATCTGTGTAAGTCTTGCTATATATTAACGTCGGAGTAAAATTTCCAATCCATTGGGGGTCGGGCGAATAAAACAGTTTGTTTGAAAGACTTGATTCAACTTTCTGATTACTGCCGTCTTTTTTATCATATACGATAACTTTAGCTAAGAAATCTCCACGGCCAGCATTAGAGAAATCAATTGTAGAAGTATATTTTTGTTTAGCCGTACACAGCTGCATACTACCCCATTGTTTCCAAGAATTACCTGCATCTATTGAGTAAAAAATTGAATACCATAAAGAAGATAAGCCTGTAGGAAAGCTATCCGGTGCTGTCCATTCCAACTTGATTTGAGGATTACGATAATAAACTGAATAATCGCCAGTTAAGCTTGCATCTAACGTGTCAGTTTTTTGTATAGTAGGAACACTAATATTATCTGGGAGCTTGCCATAAATTTGCGCAGCCTCAGTTCCAGACCATTTGATTGCGGTATATTCATATTCGTCTTTGAGCTGCACGCCAATTTGATAATAATAGCCGGGGCTTACAATGGGATTTTGTGCTAATGGGTCTATTATAAGAGTGAGGGTTGAACTATTTGACGTATTTGAAACAGTTCCAGAAGTAATTTCTTCTGAAGTAGCACTTAGCACATTCGCTTTTTCTTCTGCGGAGCGAATATACCATTTTGCTGCAGTCAATTTCTTAGTTGTATCAGTAAATTTTGCTGTCGAAATTGACTTATCATTCGTATTAGTTGACGCAGAAAAAGCCGTTGTAAAATTATTTACTTTTGGCTCTACATTACGAGTTATTGTAAGCGTTGAACCCGAAACTGAATTTTCAAGTCCATCATTTGAATAAAATGTGAAAGCCCCCGCAGAACTAATCGAAAATTGAGAGCCACTGGTTTGAAGCGCGCCGCTAGCTCCTTGACGAACTTTTACAGTTTGAGAAGAATCGGCATCAGATCCCGCTGAAACTTGTACGCTATACGCGCCAGCAGTTGAAGGCAATTTGACATTTGTAGCTGAAAGAATCGGTGCGGCGGGTAGCGAGTTTATTTTTATGGAAGGGCCACTCTTTAGGTTAGAATCATAATTGATGCCCATTTCACCACAGGTTTGAATTGCGGTATAAATAGTTTTCCCTCGACTTGTATCATCTAAATCAAGTTTTATCGTATAAGATGTTGCAGAGAGATTTGTTATTTCGGCACTATCATCAAATGATATGGCTGTTGGAGCACTTCCCGCTTTCCAAAAAATCTTATATTTATTTATAGCATTATTGACGCCAGCGGTCGCGCCCGACCAGCTCAAGGGTATTGAGCCAGTCGGAACGATTATAGATGAAGCGGAAGTCGTAAAACTCATCGGTTCACTGACAGGAGACGCGGGTAATGCTACTGTATCACTATAACTACCAGTACCAGTAGATTGAACATTCTTTTTCAGATAAACTTTTACAGTTGTTGAAGCTTCTACAATTACACTTTTTGCGCCAATTACGCTTGAATGTTTTACTGTAATACTATTTGGAGTTGAATTGAATTGTTTTGAACTACCATCTGTATAACCATATGTGTAAAGCCAAGTTGCTTTCTTATCGCTTGTATTATCAGCTGCATAAAATGTTATACTAGTAGTAGCTTCAGTACCCCAGCCATTTATGCCATAATATTTGTGAAAACACTCTTCGGCTATAAAATTTATTGTTGTTTCATTTGTACTTTTATTATAAGAAAGCTCAAATCCTAAATTTACTTGTCCGTTCCACTGATCTGCAGTATAACCCGGAACACGACAATTGTAATATATTTGCGCCATATTAGCCTCCTTTACTCAACCTTTATTTCAGAAACATAAAGGTCTAATCCAATAAGATAGTTCTTCCCATCCACTTCTCTTGTGGCTTTACGATATTGTGCAGTATATTCCTCATTGTCAATATTGCCAAAAGAAAGATTATCTTGTATGTCTAATCCAGAATAAATACTTGTTTTCTCTTTTCCAAAATTCGCGCGTTTAGCACTGTCATAAATTGCTAGTCCATCATTGCCAACTTGAATATGATAATCGCCATGTGTATAATCATTGGCAAGCGCGCCATCGCTCTTATATTGACTATAAAAATCGAGAGAAAGCGGATTTAGGGCAATTGTGCCAGCTTGATTCTGGTTATCTGTAATTATAAGTCTATCCATCACCGCGCGAGCATTTATAATATTGAAGCCAGTAGTGCTAGAAAAAGTCAACGGGACAGAAGACTCAATACTATTATTTGTCAAAGAGAAAATGTTTTGTTCAGTATCATTTTTAGTACCGGTAAAAACAATACCAGTTTGGCAATCACTAATTGACAAAGCAGGGCCAGCGCCTGCGCCCTCTATTTTGACCGTACGCAAAGTGGAAGCTTCAATAGTGGCTTTACTCAAAATAGAGCCTTCAAAATAACCTTGGCTAGCGTATAACGTACCATTTTCAGAGACTTGGAAAACAGAATTTTGAATCGCGGCATCTGATAACCCTTCTGAGCCAGCCCAAAATACGATGCGGCTGTTGTCTTCAGATAAGCCACTAACTCTCTTATTGAATCGCGCGCCACTCAATGTATTGACACCAGCATAACCTACTCCGCCATCCGCGTCGTATTGTGTGGTAAGAGTGCCAGTCAAATATGCACTTTCAGCATAAAGGCCGTAAGTGTCTTGCTGAATTGCTGTTGAAATTGTTTGTGCAGGGATTTTACCAAGAATTATTTTGGGAACAATTTTGTAAGAATTATTATTTCCCTCAATACAAGATAAACTTACACTATTTTGTGGCAGTCCAGAAGATGTCAAATCAGCGGCCGTTGAGTTTATTGCAATAAGCCAGTCGTCAGTTTTATCACCGTTTACTGTACCTAAATCGAGAACCAAGTTATAAATGCCATATTGTGCGCCACCATAAATAGCCCAAGTGCCGCTCGATGTAGGAGATGCGTAAAATTGCGCGGAACGATTCTCATTTGTAATCATATAAAGATTATCGGTGCTAGACTGAATTGTATCTCTAAAGATAGGAGTAAAGCTTGTTGCTCCAGCTTGAATTTCAATTTCATTGATACGATAAGCGTCTTTGAATAAGAATGTACCGCCGCACAATTGGAGCTTTTGTTGTTCAAAAATTGCAGTTGTAATTTTGCCACTTGCTGTAATATTATTGAATACAGCATCTGTTTCATTGATGTACCAAGAATCGCCGCCACGAATTGTAGAATTGTCAAAAGTCAAATTACCAATGCGACCTTCGCTAAGTTCAATCCGTTTTGCTATAACAGAGCCGTCAAGCGAAATGGAAAAATTGCTAGCATTATTGTTAGTAGTATCGTGATGGGCAATACCATTCTCACTATCAAGCAAAATGTAATTATTATCTTCATCACCAATAATAGCTTTTAAAATATAGCCTTCTTTGAAAGTGCCTGTCGCTGCTTGGAGTTCACCAGCAAATGAACCCGTTGCAGCTTTTAGCTCACCAGTAAAAGAACCAGTCGCGGCACTTAGCTCGCCACTAAATGTACCAGTAGCTGCTTGAAGCTCACCAGTAAAAGTACCAGTTGCTGCCTCTAAACGCCCTTTGATGTGTAAATCGCCATCATCATTATCATCAACCCAAAAAATCTTTTCAGAATCACGACCATCCTCATAAACACGAGTGATGTCTAAGCCGCCATTTACAACGTGCAAGCCATCGCTATCAAAGCGAAGCCTCGTATTATCTACAGCCATATTGATACTATCAGCATTAAGCGCAAAAGATGCAAGACTTTCTGTTGTAGCCCATTGCTGTATCAGCGGAAACGTGCCCCATTCTTGCGGTATTGCTTCAGGGCTTTTCAATTTGAAAACATAAATTGCATCATCTTGTGCCATAACGCGGCCAAGTTTTTGAAGAAGTTGTTTGATGCCGCCACTTATTGTCGCCGTTGGATCGTCTTGCCCTGCGGTTTTAGTGCCTAAATAATACCAGTGATAGTCAGCCGCACTGGAAGGTGTTGAATAAATTTCATTATTATCTTCTGAAATTTTGGATGGGAAATAAACACCAGTATATATATCGCCCGACACAATGGCGCTCCAATCTTGCGGTGTCCCGCCATTTGTTGTAGCAAATTTTACTATTATCGAATAATTAGGGTCGTTGGAACTCAAGATATATATATCCCAGAATTGTTGTATTTCAAAAATCCAGTTCGCGGGAACTGAAGAATCATCATTATCATAGAAAAGAAAGGGCTTGAAAGCTTGAAAATAAGGGCTTGTTTTATCTAATTCTTCCAAAGAACTAGTATCATCAGAACCGAGCATATCAAGCATCGCAAAAGTAAAATCGTAATCATCATCGCTCAATTTCGCGGGCGTATTATTACCATCTCGTTTTGTAGCATAAAAAATTAGACGAGAGGGAGCAAAACGTGTAAAATAGTTATTGCTCCCATCTTTGACCTTGTATTTTATAACTTTCTGCTTATTGAAAACAAGATTGTAAGAATTGCCATCCGCGCCCGGTTGCCCATCAAATATTTTTGACACTGTAATTGAGCCGGAATAGTTTGGCATCTCTTTACCTCCTTATGTAATGTTTACAATACAGGTATAGATTGCTGTTATTGTAACATCTTCATCCTTTACCTCATAAGTCATTTGATTTGCATCTAATATATCAACGTGATTTTTTTGCCATTGATATGTAATAGTATGTGCAGGAGAGTCGTTGATTTTTTCTCCACCTTTATATACTTCGCAGGTAAGATTTATTATTTCCGGATAATCATTTTTGAAAACAGTACCTTTGTCACTGGTAATTAAAATAGTATAGCCTGAATTTTCAAGTTCTTCTATTGTTAAATTACCAATTTTTCCGCCTGTTGCGTTTATGGTTCCAGTAAATTCGCCGCTCTTTGCTAATAAGTGTCCATCTTCATAAACAATAAAATTGTCCGTTGCATTGATGACTTGATGCCCGTGTTTTTCATCAATATCATTAAGATATCCAATTTGAACGGTTTTTCCCTCAAGAGAAGTTGAAACAGAGAGTTTATTTTTTAGCCACAAAGAGCCATCACTTTCTGTTGCTAATACCTGCGCACCGGTTGCATCGTTTATTGATAAGCCATAATTATTATCACCAATCTTGCCAATCTTTACGCGATCATACCCACCAGCACTAACTGTAATATCTTTATCACTACTAATTTCAATTTGACCAGAATCATTTCCATTCTTGAGAAAGAAGCCATCCCAAGTCAAGCCAAATTTAGCTTTAGTTTTTACATCATTCAAATTAGCGGCAATCCAGTTTTCATCATCAGCCAACATACCGTAAATGCCGTATTGATCAAATCGCACAAACTTGCCATAGTTAATTGAACCAATCGAGCCATCAGAATTCTGAGAAAACCAATAGGCACTTAACCCATTTCCATCCCACTTATAAGTTGGAAACGCGCCATTCATTATGCGTATCAAGCTAGTATCAATTTGTCCTGCATTTATATAAGATGCATTGATTCCTGCCCCTGTAATCGCAGCACTCCAAGTTGTACCACCGTCTTTAGTGAGATAGATGCCACCATTGATTATGCGAACAATTTGATTAGGTGTGCGGGGACTTGATACGGTAATGCCATTCTCATTCCACAAAACTGTTTGGTCGCCCGCGTTAGCAAGTGTGAAAGCATTATTTGCAAAACTCTGTTGAAGAGTCTCGGCTTTTATCTCACCAGTCTTTGTGATAGCATTGGCCGCGCGAGCATAGCTGCCAGATTGATATTGAAGAGAAGTTGTTGTCGCGCTAATGCGCTGGAACATATCCTCAAAGCGTGTTTTGTAGTTTTGAACAGTTATTGTATCTTGCGATGGGTCATTCAAAACCACATCAATTTCACTGACAACAATTTCTTCTTGGACAGGAGTTTTCACCCCATCAATGTAAGTAAAACCAAAAAATTCTGTATCCTCAATGTAAGTTCTATCACCGGGGTTGAAAGTATAACCTTCAAGTCCTTCAAGAGAACCCACATCAATTACATTTATTGAATAAGTGATTTGCGGGTTAGCTGATTCAGCAAGTGTAGCCGCAGCATCATAATAATACAAATTATCGTCAAGATAGTCTTCGCTCGACCAAGAACCTTCTTGAATAAAGCGCGAATACTTCTCATAGAACTTTTTATTGAGTTCTTCTTTCTGAGTTTTAGAAGCCTCAAGCGACTCTTGAATTTCCTTATAACGAGCTTGCGCCGCATCATATGCCTCTTTATAAGTATTATAGAATTCTTTACTTTGTGAGACTTGCCGTTCAAGAATTGCAATGGCAGTAATAATACCGATAATTTCGGGATCGTGCTCTATGAGAGAAATTACATATTCATCAGTTATGGGATTTTTGATGAAATCTTCATATATATATCCTTTTGCGGGAGGATAGTTTGCTAGTTCTTGCTTTTTGTCGTTAAGTTGCGTGCTACCTTCTGTATAAATCAAGTAATGAGTTTGGCTTGATGCCGATAAGGTGTTCATTGAGTTTGCAATTGCGGATGCCTCTTCTAACAGAGCCTGTCGAGTCTGATTGATACGCTTCATCTTGACATAATAACCTAACCACGGGGAAACTTCAAGATAAAGGTCATTCATCAACTCACTATAATTCAAAAGCCCTTGTGTATAATAATGACGGAAGTCATAGAAGAAAAGTTCGCCTGTTGGGTTATCAATTGCGCGAGAAATGGAACAGTAGCCATCAGTAGCAAATTCATTATCATTATCTTCGACGACAATTTTAGAACAAATTTGATCGCTATCAACGGTGCGCTCAATTGATTGTAAATTTATACCATAATGGAACCCAGCGAAATTCTCGATTCCAACATAATTACGAAAAATAACATACTTCTGTGGGATGCCATTTTTGTCTTTTTTTACTGAACCATCCTCATTGTGCTCAATTACAAAATCAATCCAGCACTCAAACAACTCCGCAAGATCTTGTAATATATTGAAGCGATTAGTTTTTTCAGTTTCATAAGAACGACGCTTTTCACAATTTTCATCATATTTAAGAGAAAAATCTGTTGAAGGTGAAGCTCCAACATATTCATATTGAATTTCATCAGCAGATGATGCGTCTTTGTTTTTATTAGGGTCGTAATAGTAATAAATAGTTTGGGCTTCTGCGCTCGGTACTGTTTCAGGATAGAGAATTTTACCGTCCTGTTCATAATATTTGAAAAAGTCGATTTGCTCAAAGATATAAGTGCCTGCAGTATCAGTTTCAAAGAAAATACCAAGATTCTTTGTTAACATTTGCTGATATGTAATAGCTTGCGCAGCACTTGCAACTCGCAGAATGTATCCTTCATTATTTGAGATATTTTGCGCGGCTGCAAAATCGAAAATGTGAATTTCTGTTGAACCGTTCTTCTGAATGTCATACTTCCCATCCACCATTCCATCGTAGAAAGCAACAAAACCTTTCAAATGAGATTCATCAACAGAAGCACCGCTCAGCTTCAGACGCAACACATACTTTTCACCAAGCGCGATACCATTTTTGACAAAAAGCTTTCGATTATCAACTAAACCACTATTATGGAAGCGGTCGCCGCTCTGTAAATTAAACTGTAAAGTAAGTTTAGCAGTAGCCAAAGTATTGATAAGGGCTTGCCCCTTGAGGTCTTTCCCCTCATTATCAACCAGCGGAGGGTGAAACAAAGAGCGAATATAAGTTGAGCCTTCTTTATCCCAACCAGTTGTACTTTCAAAATTTGAAGAATTGGTAATCAAATTTTGAGTAAAAGTTGGAGACAAATATTCTGTTTTCGTATAGCCACGAATTTCTTTGCCAGCGGAATCTTGATAAACAGAAATAAATTCATCCACTTTAGAATCGTAAAAACTTTCAGTTGAGCGTATGAATTTTTTACCACGATAATCAAGACTTATTGCTTTTTCGTTCTTACAGAAAGATGGTGTTCCTTCACTATTGGTATAAGATGTATTGTCTATATACCAATTAGAACTATTCATAATCGTGCCAGTATCTGTATTTATTTCATATTTGCCATCGGAACGATACAAAAATTGAAAGAACGAGTCTTTATTAGACAAGCAGGAATAAAAGCCATATATAATTGAGCCTACTGGAATTATCTCTTTTGTCGTATTTGACATAATAGAAGTCGCTGTAATTTGCGAGATTGTAGTCAAAACATAAAGTGGCTCGACTGTAGTCTGCCGAATTAGGTCAGATTGGTCAGAAACTTGCCAGTCAGTCCCCTTTAAAGCCTCCGCCGCGAGGGTAGTAATATTACCAATTGAATTTTCTTTTTCGGCACTAAAAACTATATCAAGGCCATTCTTTGATAGCTCATTGATAAACAGAGCTTGCGCTGTATAAGTATAGCTCTTACCATCAGAATCCTCAACAATATTCTTTATAACAAAATCATACCACTGGTCTTTATAGTGAAGTTTGATCTTCCGTTCATTGACAAGCAATTTAATAAAAGGATTATCAATAAAAGCGCCTTCGGTTTTGTCAAAATATTGTGTATATAAAATAAAGCTAAGAGTATATTCGCCTGTTGTCTTTTTATTGAAATGAGCGTCTTGTGCAGCACAATCACTGGTCATTGTATTAGACCCAATGACTGCAATTGGATACTCATTGTATGTTGTTTTATCGTCTGAGAGTATATCCTCCCAAATGCTAATTTCATATTCTCGTAAAAGCATAGGAACCTCCTTAGTAAAAGAGGTAATCATAATCTATACCCACTTGCGCAGCATTGGTTATGCCAGTTATTGTCATATATGATTGACCAGTAGGTATCTTGAAAAATGTGCCTTTTGTCTTATGGCAGTTGTATAGATTGCCTGTACGTTTGCCATCTTTATAGCCCTCGATTAGATTAGTCGCGGAATTGATGCGCACCTCATCGTCTAAACCAATACGCGCAATCTGCGACAAATAAAGTTGAGAATCAGCATCATCTGTCAAATAGATATGGAAACCGCTAGATGCACCGAGCGTTCCTTTTTGTATGCTGCCTGTATCATCTACCGTGTCAGCCGAAAAACCCTTCAAGCTAAGCGTCCAGTCTGTTTCGACTTCGCCGGGATTCCACAATTCAGCCATCAAAGGATTGCCGCTGAAAGTATCAATTCCATCGAGCGTCTGTTTAAGCGCAATTACATCTGACCATTCAGCTACATTTTCATTGTCGAATTCAGCAAGCGTTTTCTTAGTGGAATGTGCATATACGTCATAAGAGACGAGTGAAACGGTACATTCCCCTTTATAGACCCGCAACTTATTGCCTTCTTCAAAACAAATATAATTGAACTGAGGAGCAGCCGCGGGTTTAGCCCAATAGAACTTATAAGGCGTCTCATCAAAAATAAGTTGCTGTGGTACTTTGGTTGAAAAAATCATTTTTAGTAAATATAATTGTGCTTCTGTAATAGAGTCAAAAGCCATTGATAAATCAAATGTTTTTTGTGTAAAGAAAGAACCGAAAAAATAAGTTCCATCATTACCCGGCTTTTCAATAATTTTATCATTGATAGTGGGCGCTAATTCCTCTGTATAACGACTGCCATCACTCACGCGAGTTATCCCCAATTGCGAAGAATAGTAACCGCCATACTGGAAGCCCATAAAATCTCCTTTTCCAACTCCCATTTGGTAGCCTCCTTTACCCATTATTCTAAAAATAAGTAAAATTTTTTGTCTTGAAATACAGAAAAGAGGGAGGATAAACCTCCCTCATATTATCTAATTTTCCTGATTACATTCACGCCACGATAAGAACCGTCTTTGTAAATTTCATCTTTGATTTTTTTAGTAAGACGCTCAACATCGTAGTCATTTGCGATTTCAGCTTGAACCGTGATGCTAAAATAGTTATCGCCGGATGTGGTTGTATTGTTTGTTGTGGAGCCACCGCGCAACAGGTCGGACAACACATCTTTGAGTTGGATAAAGTTTTCAGTATCGCGTGCATTGAGCACAAGTTCGGGACGAGACTTAGTGCCGTCAAGCCAAGCAAGACCAGTTTGAGTTGCAAAGCCGCCTGTTTTATAAGCGGGGAGTTTCTTTGCTGAAATAGACATTTTTGCTGCATTCTCCCACATTGCTTTGAGTTGCCTTTTTCTATCTTTGTCTTTTTCTCTTTTTGTTTGGGAAGCATAAGTAGAAATCATTTGCTGTTGATATTTCTTCGCGGCTGCGATAGCTTCCTCCTGCGTTGAATAAGTGCCACTAAGAGGAGCGTTGCCATAATAAGCAACCCAACTTTCTTTCCCTTGGTTTCCATCCGGATTTGTTTTACCACCATTACCACCAGAACCTCCGCCACCGCTTGAACCGCTCGAATTCTTATCGGCAGCCTGTGAATGACTCGGCACTAAATGATTGACAAGTTCCTCAAGCAACTTATTAGTTTCCTCTTGCTTGATTGTTGTCTCATCAATGTTTTGCGCCAACACATAAGCATATGCAGCATTGAAGTCCTTGATGAGGTCGTCTTGCCACACCTTTTTCTGGACTTCGCTCAAGCCCTCCCAGCTTTCACTCTTTTGGAGCAAAGCAACGAGTGCACTATCATTTAAAAGCTTACCATCCTCGCCAACAGAGTTATTCAACAAATCGTGAATCTGTCCCCAAAGTTGGCCAGTCTCTTGGTCAAACTCAAGATTACTTTCCATCAGCTTGATTTGACGCTCACGTTGCTCAGCGGCAAAATCAGCTTGATCTTGGAGAAGACTCAGTTTTTGGTCAAGCAATTCATCAGTGTAGTCCTGCTTGAGTTCGCCGAGTTCTTTCTCAAGCTCTTTAATCGCAATGCTATTGTCGGTTGAGGTGTCTTGTCTCAAGAAAGCCAAACGACGCTCTTTCTTGGCAATTTCGTCTTCAGTTTTTTGATTATCGCGGTCTTGACGCTGCTTATCAATCGACTTCTGAATTGCGTCAAACAAGTTGGAGTTAGTATCTTTGATGCTATCGTTGATATCACTAAGTTCATCAATTTGCTTCTGACGCTCATCTACCAAGGCGTCTAAAATGCGCTTTTCAAAACTGGTATATTCTTCGATAAAGCGTTCGCGCAAATCTTGGATATCGTTCTCAATATCTTGAAGCGCGTCATCAGCCTTATCAATGCGATCTTGAACTTCCTCCAAGCCATCAACGTAATCTTTAACGTTGTTATACAGGTCTTCGTCAAGAATGGCCTCAATTTTGTCCCAGTCGATTTCAATTGTCTGATCTTCAAAATTGTAAGTCCCATACTCGGCATACTGCGCATTTACTGCGAGGTATTCGCGCATCTCTTGGAGACGTTTCTCATAGGCAAGCTCTTGACGAACTTGCTGCGCGTAAAGGTTACGGTATTGCTCGGCTGTTACGCGAACAAGGTCGCCTGCTGTTTTGGAAATGTCAGCAAGATAGTCTTCATATTTCTCATCAAGCTTCTCTTGGTTGCGGCCAAGTTCGATGAGATCTTCCATTAGATTGTAGAGCCAGTCGAACTCATTGCGCCATTTATCGCCGTCGTCAGATTTAGAGCTGGAGCCTGAGCTGGAGCCATCGTTCAACCAACCCTTATTGCCTTTCCCATTGTAAGAGCTAGAGTGATCATATGGGTCGGGAATACTACCGCCACCGGAAAATGATGGAGTTGCCCTGCGGTCAGAATTACTCAAAATCTTGCGAGTTTGTGGCGCTGTGAAAACTCTATCACCCGGCTGAAGGTTAGTATATTGTGGACCTTTCGCACCAATAATATAAGCATAACCTTTTTCTTTATTCCAGACAATCTCAGCGCCCTCTTCGCCGCCGAGCGCGGGGCCAGCTTTTGCACGATGAGTGCCGCCTGCGTAAGAGGGAACATAGGCGCCTTTTGCAGAACTTTGTGTTTTCTTCCCTTTTGGACTAAACTTATTTTTAAGACCACTAAAATTAGAACTAGAATTTGATCCATCAGTAAGATCAACAATGCCCTTGACATTTACTTTATAAACCTTTCCAGTTGCGGCTGAAATAGCTCCTTCAATAGCACCTGTTAGCGCCTCACTGTCAATACCAATTTCAAGTTCACCCAATTCAGCAACGCCCTGAGTAACGGCTTCAGCAATATTGTCTTTCCACGCTTGAGTATCTTGTTCCTTTACTTGCGTATCAAACCAAGCCTGCACTTCTTCATCAGACTTATCCATAAGAATTTCAGGTTCAACCTTTATCTTATGGCCTTGATACATTACCTCAGCAGCGCCATCAATCTCTTCTCGAATCTTTTGGGCTACAGGGCCAATAAACTGCTCATAGTCTTGACCTGATTCCTTAACCATTGCATCGAGGCTAATTTCAGCGCTATCAGCCTTGAAGCCAGACGCAAAACCTCTTAGAAATTCTTCAGCATATTCTTGCCCTTTTTCGTTCTGCTCGCCATCTACATTTAATGCTCTATAGAAGTCTCCTAGAGCGGCTTCAACATCGCCCTCGTATCTTTCTAAAAGATTGGTCGCTGTGGTCGCTAAAATTTCTTTTTTGTGGGCTTGTTTATAATCATCAGAAAGACTGTCCCAAAGGTTGTTGGTGGCTGTTGTCTTTTCTGTTTTTCGACCAGAAACTTTTATATTATCAGCAATCGCTCTAGCATAAGTGCCTTCATCCAAACTTTCTTGTTGACCAGCAAAACCAGCATTTATGCCAGTAGTAAGAGTAGTAGCTTTCCACTCATCAGCAGTTTTACCTTTTGCTTTAAGTTCTTTATCAACAATTTCCTTTGCTTTTTCAGGGTCAGCCGCTTGAGCAATAATTGCATCAATAAGTGATTGATCGATAATGCCCTCAGTATTTTCAATCAAATACTTGATAGCTTCTTCAACACCATTAGCATCAACAATTTGAGCCAAATCAATTGAGAAATTCGCAGCATCACCTATCAAAAGCTTTATCAGAGTGTCAGATAAACCTTTACCAGCAAGAGAATCATAAATATCCTGATAGGTCGCATCAGTGATTTCCCAATCTATGCGGCCTAACTCATCATTCCATTTAGCATTGAAGCCTTTACCAGAAAGAACGTCAGTGCCCAAAACGGCTTCCCAAATGGGAGACAAATCACCGGTGCTGACGACATTGTTGAGCAAGTCGAATAGACGTTGTCCTTCTTGCTTGACCATTGCCTCGCCTTGTTGAGTAACTTTCCGCCAAGACCCCCCGCCAAAGAACAAGTCATAAATACCAGAAGCTTGAGCATTGCCAAACTCTCCGTTATTCATCATTTCTTTCCACGGGTCAAGCAGGTCAGCCACAAAGTCAGTCATTTGGCCATAGTCTGTGCCGAGGTCAATATCATCAAGTTCTCTTATAGTGTCTTCAATTCCATTTGTAAAGGAATTGAGTTTAGACATTGCTGTCAAGAACTCACCGCTTATGAGATTAGGGTTAAGGCCGTTCTTATTGATGCGGTTGAGAGTAGTCGCAAGAGCGGCCGCGCTAACGCCGCTTTCTTTTAGGAAAGTTTTGAGGTCAGAAAAACTGTCAGCTAAATCATAGATATCATCAGCATCAAGCTTACCGAATTCATCAAGCAAGTCTTCCAGATTTTCATCAGAAGAAAGAATATTCTCATAAAGATACTCAAACTGATTCGATAAGCTCAGTGCGCTTGTATTATCAGACAGAGATTTGAGTCCCTGTTCACCAAGAGCTTGAATCTCTTTATTTGTGCTCAGCGCCATCTTGCGCAACTGAGACATAGCACGAATTGGACTTGAAAAATCAATTGAATTATAGGCTTGAGTCAGACGATCAGCATCAAGTTCGCCTTGATTAGATAGCTTTCTAAGATGGTCTTGCAGCTTTTGCTGTCCATCATATCCAAAATACTTAGAGGAATTCGTCAGCATTGAACTCAGGTCTTTCTGAGTTTGATCTGACAATTGATTAAACTTGGCATCTCCCACGACAGAGCGTGCGATAGCCTCATTTTCAGCGGCCGTCTTTATCGCATCAGTGAAATTGGTTATAAATTGAAGATAAGCATTGGAGTATGCTTCAGTCCCTTCTTCATAACCTAGGCTCTTGAAAATTGTAGGGAGTTCTGAGCCGATATCTTTGAGTTTGGAGGTATCAACATCCTCAACACCATTGAGAACATCAAGGAAGGCTTGAGCCGACTCAGAATTACTAAAAGCCCCGGAGAAGGCTGTAACCATACCTTCGACCTCAGTAGCTAACTTGTTAGCTACATCATCCAAACCCAGCACATTATGTGCAAGTTCGGCATCAAGCTTTTCACCATTACCGTATGTTGAAAGAACTTGTTCTCGCGTCAAACCGAAACGAGACATCAAGTCTTCAGTCATATCCCCAGTAGTATGCCAGAAGTATTTTGCAGCTTCTTTACCAGCATCCTTCAAATATCTTTCGTCAAGTAAATCATTACTGATTGCTGAGCCAAAACCATCAAAGCTATCAACAATATTAGATAGACCACTGTCGAGCAAACTGTTTGCCGTATTGAGAGAAGCTTGGGCTTTATTCTCATAACCTCGATACTCATCAATAGAGGTTGATTTTATCAGCTTTTGACGATTATAATCGCGCCCTTGAACTGCATTAGCATATGCCTGCGTGAAAGCTGTTTTGAAAGCTGACTCATTTGTAGCAGATGCTAATTTATCCTCAACTTTCTTTTGCGAAGTCTTATCAAGTTGAAGCGCGCCAGTCTCATTATCAACAGAATATGTAAGCCCTAAATCGCCCCAATTCTTCGCCATTTCAAGAACATTCTCATTCGCGGCGACAAGAGCTTCATTCCACGCATCAGTACCTTTTGTAGTTTCTTTGAGCGTGGTTTGGAGTTGGCGATAGGTTGAAATTTGTTCTTTGAAAGAACTTTGATTTTGGCGTGCTTGGGATTGAGCAGATTTTTGGGCTTCCGCCGCGGCTTGAGCTTCTTTAGTGTCGATTGTGTGAAGATCAATTAGTTTTACAGCCGCAGTAATCACACCAGCAGCCACAGCAACAAGGCCAAGAGCAGCTCCAAGCGTTGTCAAAGCACTTGCTGCTTGCAATCCTTGTTCTCCAACAAGGCCAAGTTTTTCAGCAACTTTTTGTGCGGCTTTTACCCCAAGAGATGCCTTCACCGAGGGATCAGCCGCAAGCTTGGTATTATATTTATTCAGACGTTTTTGACCCATGCTGAGCTTTTCAGAAAGCCAAGTGCCTATCCGTCCGGCTTTAGTTTGTTTGTTGAGAAATTTAGCATAAATATCGAGGTCTTTCTGCTCAAAAATTTTACTTTGATCAACTTCACCCCAATCAGACAGACGGGTAGCTTTTTGTGCTTTTGTAGCAACTAAACTTGCCTTTATTGCCTTTGGTCGATTTATTATCCAAGACCAAGGCCCAACAAAAGCATTACCTAATGCGCCGCCAAAGTTTTTGCCATATTGTGTCTGAGCATATGCATTAGCTGCAACGCCAAAACTCGGAATCTTCTGCCCCTTATCAATTGCGCCTTTGGCTTGCGTAATCCACGACATACCGCTGCCAAAGGCTACGCCACCAGCCTTTATGAGCGACATCGCGGTTATAAATTTCAGAACAGCGCCAGCTCCATTACCAAATGCGCCTGTTATTTTGTTTATAACAGTAAGGATTCCAGTAAGAGCATCAACAACGCCTTTTATAACAACGTTGTTGGCCAAGCCCATTGTGAATGTATCCCACGCATTGGTAAGCTGATTGATTTTGGCCTGAAGGCTATCAAGAGTCTTTTCAAACTGTTTTTGCGATGCGCCTGTGCTATTATAAGCTGCCTCGACGAGTTCTTGTGTACGGGAATAGTTTGAGATCATTGCGAGGAAACGAGATTGTTCTATACTCTAATAAGTTTCCCTATTAGTCTGACTATATCTTCATCATAAGATGCTCCGCGCTTCGTAATTTTACTTACTACAATTAGTCGATGAACCTTATTCTAAATTTTTCCAAATATATCCACAGCTTTTATATCCTTTCTTTATTGCAGCCTGAATTGACTGGGGTTTTACTCCCATTTTTCGTGCCGCTTCAGCATTATTTTCATAAATTTGGATTAAATTTCCCTCCAAATCATACTGAGCCGTTTTAGGATATTTTTTTGCCTTTGTTTCATAAATGGCTTTCAAATTATTTTCAAGAGCGCTTACATTTTCAAGGTTAGAAATATGATTATTTAATTTGTTCCCATCTATGTGATTGATAACATTAAGCGCTCCGCCTCGCCATACCTCGTAGGTAAGCCGGTGCGCAGATATTGAAACTTTCTTTTTATCAATCGTTAAACAATATTCTCTATATCCTGAAGATGTAATTTTGCCTTTCATAATTTTACCTGTTTTAGAATTTTTTACTCTCCCCCATGTGGAGATCATGTAAATAGTGTTTCTAAAAGTTTTCCATTCTTCAACGTCATCATAAATTTCATAGTTACCGTGGTCTATTCCAGATGGATGACGATTGACGCCTAAATTGTTTTCTGAAGCATCAATCCACTCTAAATTCGATAAGTCGTTATTTAATCTGTCTCCATCTTTATGATGTACATATTCTAAATTATCAGGATTATCGAGAAACGCCTCGGCCAATAATCTATGTTGACTTTTAGAAACTTTCTTTTTTTTATATCTCAGGTCAAACCATCTATATCCATTACGGATAGTTCCTTTATAATAACGGCCAGTTTTTTCGCTCATAACTTGGCCATTAGAGTAAATTCTAAAATAGGTTTTCTCACCATTAATGTAAATATATTTGTATTCCATAATAAACCTCCTGTTTGTTTTAGTATATCATAAAACTAGCAAGAAGTCAAATTTTTAGAAGCTTGGCTGCGGATTTTCCAATTCTCAACGATTTTACCATACCTCGGTCATTACCTTTGCCACATAATATGTTGCCATTTATGCTTGGTTGTTGAGACTCTAAGGAAGTCCCCGCAATTCACGGAGTTTTTAGTTATCTGTATTATTAAGCCGCAGAAAGCAGTGGGCAACATTCATTTCGCCTACTACCGGCTGCTTGAGTCGCAATATATCTCTGCGTTGCTAAATCTAGCGTATCCCAACGAGAAGAAAGTTGAAGCAAAACATCATCCAATCCTTCCTCGCCAAGTAGGAATTTCTTCAAATCAATGCCAACAGTTTGAAGCGCAGTATCAATCTTGTTTATATTAATAACTTGACCTTCACTGTCAGTGCCCATTAGTTGGTCTTTTGTAAATAGTTCTTTTACTTCTGTAAAACGAGCTATGACTGTTTTAAGGCTAGTACCGATAGTTTCAGGCGCTTCTCGTGTTGCTTCAACACCTTGTGCTAGTAAAGCAGCCGTTGTCTCAAATTCCATATTGGCGGAATGAGCCAAGGATGCAGTCTTACTCATTGCGACACCAAGTTCTTCAACATCAGATGCGGTTATAGCTGCTAATTCAGAATAAACATCATTAACCCGCTGTGAAGATACTTGGTTCAGCTCCATATTAAAGCCACGTAAAGCGCTTGTCATTAGGTCAGTTGCATTAGCATAATCCAACCCTGCTATACGGGCCATCTTCATTGTTTCAATGCCTAAATCCCAAGCTTGATTTTGGTTCAAACCCTGTTGGTAAAACAACGTTAATGTTTCATATGCACCTTTAACAGTTGCACCGAGCTTATTGGCTTCATCAGTATATTTCGGCAGCTGTTTCCACATATCACCAACGCTAAAGTCGGTAACAACTGCTGTTTCAGTCATTACTGCATCAAGGTCTTTTACAGTGTCAATTGCATCGCGCACCGCGCGCTTCAATAGTTGAACACTATTGTTAAAACCAAAGAAATACTCAACGCGAGATTGGAATTGTTGGAGTTCACGTTCTTGATTATTGAGCTGACGAACAGCATCTCGCGCACGATTAGCACCATCCGCATAACCATCGAAAGCTCTAGTCCCATTATTAGTAGCTGAAATAACACCACTTATTTGAGATTGAACCCTAGTCAGCTCTCCACTTGTAAATTGTGCAATCGCAGCTTTTGCCCCATTAACATCTTGCGGAAACTGAGACATATCAATTCCAAGTTTTTCAAGCTCTGTGCGCAATGTTGAGAAATCAGCAGAGCCACTATTCTGCGTCTGAAAATCTTGCAAAGCTTTTTGAGCATCTTTGATTTTTGTTTGAGCTTCAGCTATTTGATTGACAAAACGTGTTATAGCCGAAGAATCTTGAACAGTAGCCTGCGCATTTATAAATTCTTGAAGTTTTTTCTTTGCAGCATCCAATTCATCAGCTATTTGCCGATAAGTGCTAGATTTTCGTTTTTGCCCCTCAGAGAGATTCTCTCGTCCAGCCTTGGCATTGTACCACTGCTGCATCTTTTTTTGAGCTTCATCTATCTCTTTCTGAGCGGCACTAGCTTGATCGCGCAATTCTTTCGCAATGTAAACTTGGCCATTGACCGTGGCATTTGTGGGTTTGGCTTGCTCCGCGACAAGTTTACTTTGAGCTTCGGCTTCACGATTTTGCCATTTTGTTACATTTCCTTTTCGAGTAGCTGTGCCTTTATTGTATTTTTCTAAATTAGAATTATATTTTTCAAGTGCTCTATTAGCCTTTTCAATATTTTCAGCGACAGATTCAGGGAAAAGCTTTTTAAGCTGGCTATCCGACAAATTTGCAGCTTGCGCAACTGCGACTTTGATATCAGCATAAGCCTTTAGAATTTTTTGTGCGGCGCCAAGTGCCTCTTTAGAGCTATTAGCTGTAACATCGCCCGCAAGAATTTGGTCAAGACGCGTCATTTCTAACTTCATTTTTTCCAAATTCTTTGTTAAAGCATTGTCAATATTTTTCGGGAGCATAATCCCACCTAATGCATTTTCAATGTCACCGGCTGCTTTTTTAATCTGGCTAACATCTAAAAGCGCCTTTAGATTGATTGTCCCAGATGTTGTCCTATTTGTAGGCATCCTTTACTCCTCCTTTAGAAATCTGCATCTATGTCTTCATTAAGAAGCCATAAATCAACAATTCTAACATTACCTCGCGGCCCTACAGGATATGCAATCGCATCGAATGAGCCATTGACCGGCATAGAATTTTCGCCGAGCTGGAGAGTAAACTTAGATACGATTTTTAGTTTTGGAATTTGGATTATACCAGTATGGTTGGCTCCTGTTTTATCATCTTTAAATCTTGTGCGGCCTTCCAAAGATAAAAAACCATTTATAAAACGTTCACCAACAATAAGATCTGTCCTTGGCTTTTTATATTCAAAGCAATAAGATACAATACAATTGCAATAATTCCTATTTAACGTAAGCACATTTTCGTCTTGCGTATAAATTATGCCTTTACCATCAATAGCACGCACGTGCAGGTTAGATGATGGCGTATGACGCAAAACAATAATTCCATTTTCGTTGCTTTCACGCTGTTCAGTTTGTGTCAGTATAAGCATTGAATTTTCTTGTGACACAATTCGTAAATTATTCATAACTGCCATTTGCTCACGGGAAAAAACTCCTTGAGTAAATGATAAAGGAACTTCTTGAACAGTATCCCAAATCACTTGTGCGCGATTGTCAAAACCGCCTCTTGCAGCAACAAATTGACGTATTTCTCCAAAATTAGCAAGTTGAATATGGTCAAAAGTTGTAATAACATCTCCGGGGTAGAACTTTTGACCGTTGATTTCCAACTCATAGTTTGCCTTTAAGGAGACTTGATAAAGCTCCTTCAAGGAAAATTGTTGGTAATCCATCTCCTGTCCTCCTAAATAAAAAAATGAGTAGGTGGTAAGACACCACCTACTCAGGGATTTATAAAATTAGCCATCGCTGCCAGTGGAGGCAGCTGTAAAGTCATACTTAACAAGCTTGAGCATCTTACCATCCGCCGGACGAAGAACCTTGAGGTTCATATCGAAGACAGCGGGATCGCCTTCAGCTTCCATGGTAAGAGTGACCTCAGACAGCATCTTAGCTTTCTGAACGATGAACTGAAGGTATTCATCTTCACCAGTGGCTTGGCTACGTGCATAGGTATCACCAGTGACATAATAAGTGTCAGGGAACTTTTGTGCATCAATAGAGAACTCATAGCCAGTGATGTCGACATCACCCGTCACAAAAACAGCATCAGTATGATCGGTAGTAGTATCTTCCTCACCAGTTGCTTTATACCAATGCGGCTGCTTGAGTTCAACTTTCTTGCCATTCATATCGGTAAAGTAATACTTTGCACCTTCAGTAGTTACCTCATCCTTTGCTAAGGTCTTGACCAAATGAGTGGCATTTACTTCTTCGGAGCCAAACATCATAGCAAGAGACTTGGCTGAGAACAAAGCATCCTGCAGAGTAAGGGTTATTTCTTTATTGAAGTCCCAAATTATGAGTTCGGGGTTGCCCTTACCACCACGAGCCGCGACGTTTTCTGCGGTCTGCTCAATGGTGCTAACCTTGAGGGTGTCCAAATAAAGGACAGGTGCGCCACGGCTACCGTCAGGATTTATTTTATAGAAAACTACGTCAGCACATTTCTTTTCACCACTTTCTCAAAGTGGCCGATTTTCAGCTTATAATTTCTTATAAGATAAGACTATATCTTCACCTTATTCGGGTAATAAGGGTTCTGCACTGTCCGCGAGATTTTGCGGCTGCTTAGTCGTTGAACTTTCTAAGTAGTTCCATTTATATCCACCCGCCGTCTTCCTTTTACCAGTACAACATCTGGTAATTGATGAACGACAAGTACCAGTTTTTTCGGCAGCTTCTCTCTGAGACGAAAAAACTGCTAATAGATTACCATCTAAATCATATTGACAAACTTTCGTTTTTGAAGCTTCTGCGGCTTTCGGCTGAACTTGCTTAACCCATTCTTTTGTCTTAGCGTCCCGATTGCCATCAAAATAACTGTGTTTAGAATTATAAGAATAGGTGGTCCATTCCAAGTTCTCCACACGATTGTCATGTTTATTATGATTTTTATGATTTACTATTGGATATCCCTCTGGATTTTCAATAAAAGTAGAAGCAATTAGGCGATGCGCTCGATAGATTTTTTTGTCAGTTAGCGTGACAATCTTGTATCCGTCCTTGTCCAACCATTGCTTGCACAATTGATTGCTATTGATACGACGAATATCTCCTAATTCATTAGCTTCATAGTTATTGTCAATGGGAATAATTTTCCACATTATTTTCCTCCTTAGCTTAGCTGCTGATTACCCATTGTAACATTTCTAGACTTTTCAAACCATCGCGCCCGCATTTTCACGCCACGCTGTGGTATTAGAACTTTAGGGTTTTCCAGCAATTCACAGAATAAATTTTTGTAAGCGTTTCCGTCTTACCGAGGCAACTGACTCTTTACCTCTTTAATGCCGTACTTATCTAACAGATTAGCCATCAAAAATAGCCTCCTATTTATTCAAAATTTTTTATCCAATATTCAATTTTTACTTTATTTTTATCCGCTCCGGCAAGTAAACTCCGAGCATCTAAGTCAAATTTTTCTTTAGCTTGATAACTCTGAAGTAATGCCGAAATTGCGCATTTGCTCAACTCTCCAATATTAAGTGGAGTTATCCCAATCCCCATACAACAAACGGATACCATTAAATCAGAAAATTTTAAACCCTTCTTGGCGGCCAGCTTCTCTCTCTTGCGGCCTAACCTTTTGATACGCACAATGCGCGGGTCAAGATCAGGCGGGTCAGGTGGGCCAACTGGTGAATCACCAAATGATTCGCGCAAGAGATTTTGAAAGTCAAAATAATCTTCTTCCTTCAAAAGCCGCAACTCATCAACAGAATTAATTTTTTTGAGTTCTTCTTTCAAGTCCCCAATGACAATCGTATTCATGTCAAACAAAAAAGAAACCGGTTCGTGAATGAAGAACTGAAAGGCGCGGCTTACCATTTCTTCGCGGCCTTCACCAGCTCGCGCATAATTTAATACAAACTGAAATGGCGTAAAAGGCTCACCTTCAATTTTCTCTTCAAACCACTTGTCTCGCAATTCATCTTGTGTTATGAATAAGAGTTGTTGGTATAAACCTAGTTCTTCATTCGTTATAACTTCTCTAACTTTTGCAGGATAAATTTTACATAAGTTTTTGAAATGAATAGGTTCACCAATGAAAAAATTTTCATTAGTCATATGCTATAACCTCAAAATTTTGAAAATAGCAAGTCATTTCTTCGCTTGAAAAGTTATATTGAAAATCACCACCGGTTAGCTTACCAAGTCCATTGATAAGCTTTCCGTCAAGAGACTTTTGAATTTCTCCCATTATAGCAAAAGGCCGCAAATTCTGTCCTTTGATGAGCCACTGAGTATCAGGAACATAAATTTCAATAATAAAATTTATCAACTTGAATTCGCTATTCGTACCTAATCGACTTCCTTGACTACACCGTACAAGTATCAATGACTGTGCAGTTTCTTTAGAGCCAATGCGGGGCGTCACTTTGACAATTTTTTCAAAAACTTCTTTTTTGATTTGTTCGTCAGTCAAATCAGGATTGGATAGAGGGTCTTTGTCAGAATAGTACAAATATTTCAACAAATTCTGATTATCCATCAAACGACTTATAATCTTTTGAAGGTTCTCTCCAATGTCAGCGCAATTTCTAACTCCCATTACTCCTTACCTCCATTCAACCAGAAGAAATCATCCTCACTGTCTTCCTCAGTTTTTTCTGGAGCAGGTGTTAGATCAAACAAATATACAGGATCGACAGTGACGAATTCAACTCCAAGGTCAGACTGTATATCATAACCTGTTACGCGATAGCCTTCTTTGAGGTCGCCCTCGCCTGTCTCAAAATAGTCATCTTTTCGTAAATCCGCATTTGTCGGCATTACGAAGAAACTCATTTTAAGATTTTCGGTATATAGGCCAGCGGAGCGGCTTCTAGACTTGAGTTCGTCTTTGAGCATATTGTCCTCTTGCCCATACATATAAGCCCAAGTAGAACATTGCTTTCCAGCGCGGGATATCCACTGAATATAATGAGACATTCGTAATACAATATATTTGTTATACCCACTGGCGGAAATTTCCTCCATCCAATAAATCATCCAAGGCTTTAGAATTCCATCTTTATTTTCTATCATAAGGATAGTACCATTTGGAATGTTTAATTTTCTTCGAGTCAGCAAATATTGCAAAGTTTGAGTTTCATCTTGTTTATACTTTTCAAGGATTCCGGGGTGTATAGCATCCTCATATTCAAAATCAACACGATAAACGGACTTGAGTAAATAATCTTCAAACTCCTTTTCACGCTTATTCTGAACACGGGATTGATAATCTATCCCATAGCGGTTCAGACGTTTGAGATATACGTCCTCAAAATAATCCATCACAAACCGCCTCCTATGAGAGACATACAATCAAAAATTGTTGTCCGAAAATATTTGTAGCTAAGATATTTCAAGCTAGAAAGTTTTTTGAATAAAATATAATAATTGATTGAGCGCTCACTTTCATCAACGCCCATCAGTTCAATTAGAATACTATCTAAAAACTTTTCCCATTCTCCATTCTCTTCATACTCGCAAAGCAAATGGAAAATTTTATTTTTTAGCTTGTTATCATACCCCTCTTTCATTTCCTCAGCATATTCCATATTAGCCACCTGCCAATTTAGAATAGTCAAAGGACTTCTTATCTCTTGAGCGATAATAAGTGCTTTCCAAACGGTTTGCTCGCTTTTCTTCTTTCTCAAGAGCTGAGCAAAGTTTATCTAACATATTGGCCTGAGAAAAATCTCTTTCCTCATAAAGAGGTTTGATATTCTCCCAAGTCATAATTGAGCGGTTTAGCCACTCAACCTTCATACGTACAGCCAAAATTTGGATTTCTGAATCATCAAGGTCGCCCGCTATATGGGTATCATCAGCTAAACTAATATCATTGCGAGGGAACTTGAACCAAGCCGCGGCACTAAGATAAAGTTCTTTCAAATCCTGATGAACTTCCTCCCAAAGCCACTGCGCCCATTCATCATCTAAAATTTTAACAAGAAACGCATTATATACTTTTTTGATAGGGGTCATATATAACCTCCTTATTCAGCCTTAGCCTGCCTATTCAACTGAATTGCGCTTATAACATTAATGCCAATGGCCTTTTGAATTATTTCACTCTTGTTAAAATCAGTACATTCGTGAGTGATAGCATAATCAGCAACTTGATGTTTTTGTTCAGTTGTAAGCGGCTCAAAGAACTTTCTAAATTCGCTAACCGGCATAGGGCCAAGCGCACGAGCAAGCTTTGCATCATCAATCTTGACGATATTGACAGGCTCTTTCGCATCGTTAGGCTCCAAACCGACTTCTTTTTTGAAGTCCATATCTTCTATATACAAAATGCCCTGACGGAACATATACTCAACGCCGGGGTCATAAAAAATCTCTTCCAGTATCTCTGCATCTACAAGAACCTTTTGACCTTTCTTTTCCCAAGTTTTCTTGAAACGCATTTCAGGCACGTTGATGCCAACACGGCCATTGACCTGACTTGTAATAGCAATCTTTTTCTTATCCATAATAAAAACTCCTTTACTCCTAAAATAAAAAATAGAGGAAGGGAGAAACTCCCTCCCTCTTTATAACTCAATTATATATCGTAAGGGGAATCAACAGTCTCGGTGATACCAGTGTTCTGGTAAATCGCCCAGTTGTGATGTGCCAGAATAGCAACGCCCATCAGACGGTAGGTGTGAAGTTCCATAGAAGCGTCGCGGTTCTGGAAGTCGTACATTTGCTGGCCGCCCTCAAGAACAACCTTGACAACCTTTTCCTTACCAGCAGGAAGAATGTAAGCAAACTGTGGGTCAATCCAAGTCTTGGTGTTGCTCTCGTCAATAAAGGACTGAGGAATCTGAACAATGGGAGTACCACGGAACAGGTTGACGTAGCCAGTGTTGTGAATTGCATCGATGTCCTGAGGATGATAAACACCTTGATAGTTAGTGCCGACAGGAACGATAGCATCCGGACCCATAGCGGCAACGAACTCAGGAGGAGCAAAGATAACAGCGCTAGAGCCGTAAGCTTTGACAACAGAAATAAGCTTCATCATTTCAGTACCATCGAAGGAGTTGCCGGAATACTTGTTAGCCGCAGGACGACCAGCCGCATTGATAGCATCCTTCAGCGCACGCTGAACTTCACCATAGATAACGTCAACCATACCCTCGGTCACGATATCCATAAGCTCGGACATAGTCTCAGCGCCATCAAGGAAACGCTGGAAGTCAATAGTGGTCGCACCGCCGATCGCATAAGTCTCAACGGTGAAATCGGTGTGATCAAGACGGAAAGTCTCATAAACACCAGCCGCGGCCGCACGGGTAAGGAACAGCTTTGCGCGGTTCTGGCCAACGCGACGACGGAAGACAGCCTTCTGCTTGAAGGCAACTTGCTGAACTTCAGCAAATGGAGCCATACCGGAAATAACCTTATTAGGAACGATTTCATCGGCGGCACTCATTATAATCTCAAAAATATCGTACTTATTACGATTGAACTCGTTCAAAGAAGAAGCGAGCTTACCCATCTCACCACGGAAAGCGTCCTCAACATTTTCTTGAGTGAAGTTTGCGGGAGCAGTACCCTTAGCGGCGTGGAGAGCGAGGTCTTTCAGTTCTTTTATAGTAGCCATATTCAAAATACCTCCTCAATTAGCAACCAAGAATCTGGAGCTTGACGCCGAACTGACCATCAGGCATAGTGTAAGCCTTAGCAACCTTAGCAACGACACCAGCAGTCGGCTTGGTAGCAGAAACCTTCCAAGCACCATTGGTGGAAACACCAGCATAAACAACAGCGGTATTGCAAGCCTTGAGTGCAGTCAAAAGGGCATCCTCACTTGTATACTCGGTATCGTCATAGCACAGGGTGTTAGTAGTAAACAAGTCACCGATAGCGGGATAACCCATACGAGGATAGAGCTGACCGGGCTTGAGGTTGAAATCCTTCAGAGCATTTTTTCGCTCATCGTAAAGGTGCTCAGAACTGTAATTTATTGCCAGAGGAAGATCCTCAGAAGCATCATAAAACTTTATGCAGCGATTAGCCTTATCAACGGCCAAAAGCATACCATTTTCCGCAGGAACGCTGGCGAAGTCCTCGGCGTCAAGGGCGCACTGGGCTTCAACGCGACCGTCTCTACGGAAGGCCACATTGTTTAACTCAATCTGGCCAAAACCATCAATAACGAGTCTTTTGATAGCCATATGTATTAGTCCTCCATTTTATTAGTATATTTGGATAAGATATCCTCAATACCGCCCGTATGAACTTCTTTCGGGACGTACTGAGCGGGAGTCTCCAAATTAAATAAATTTGGATTATGCTCCACCATTTCAAAGGCCAATTCTTTCTTCAAATCAGCAATCGCAAACTTCTCAAGACTCTCGCTGTATTTCTTGAGAGTTTCTTCAGGAAGAGACTTAGAATACTTTTGGAGAATTGATTCTTTTTCAGCCGTTTCGGCGTTGAGCCTAAATGCGCGAAGCTGTTCAACTTCTTCCTTCAAAGTAGAGAGTTCTGCGACAGAATTTTCATTCTCTGTTTGTAAAGTAGCGTTTGCGTTATTCAGCTCTACAATTTGCTGTTCAAAATTTTCCTTTTCAGAATTGAAAGTTTCAACTTGAGTCTGGAACTCAGAAACTTGACCCTCAAGAGTAGAAACCTGATTGGTTAGTTCTTCATTCTTGGAATAAATTTCGTCAGCCTTCTCAAAGCTGCCGCCATTTATTGCCTGAATAGTATCGAGAGTCTTTTTTTCACTTTCGGTTACATCAACAATATAAACTTCGACGACCTCGCCAAGAGAAATTGAATCGTCTTCGTCATTCTTGGTGTAATAAGCCCGCACGTAGCGATTATTTTCATAATCATACGCGATAGCATATTCATCGTAGACAGAGCAAATAGAGTAAGCAACACTCCAATTGCCTTCCTCATTATACTCAGGGTTCAGTGCAGAGAAGAGCATATCAAACTTCTGACTATCACTGAGCTTGAAATTGAGTTTATCCATTTCTTGTCCTCCATTGTCGACAGTTGAATTATCTAAAGCAAATTGCTCAAGCTTGTCAACTGCCTCTTGTAAGTTAGAATATAAAGTAAAAAATGCCGCGCCTTCAAAACAAGGCTCTACATCGTCCCCTAAAGCTTGAAGCCCAAGGAAACAAGCATCAGTATATACAAATAAACGCTGACCGTGAATTGTTTTCCAGCCACCCTTTATCGAAGGCGCAAAAAGCTCCATTGATTGACCTTTAGAAACAATTTCGCTAGCTTCCTGATAAAGGGCCGTAAAGACGAGAACATCGCAGCACGCATAAATGCGTTCAATACCATCGTCATCAACGTGCGGCTCCCACGCAAAGTTATGTGATTCAGGCACAATACCATAAATGCGGCCCTCATCACGATTCTTGCCATGGTCGGTATAGTCATCATTGAATTTGTCATAAATACCCTTTACAGGGACATAAGGCAAAGTCGCGACGAGCTTATCAGCAAATTCATCTGTAATAAAACCGCCATTGCGGTTTTCATACTTATAAAAAATGCGGCAACGACATTTTGAGAGGACTTGGTTGTACGGCTGTAAATCACCATACAGCTGCACATCGAACTGAGTAATCTTTTTACTCATTAGCTAACCGAACCTCCCGCTGTATTATCTAATGATTTTTCATTTTTGATTGTTTGTTCGGCTTTTTCCTCTTCTTGTTTCTTTGGCGCGCCGACTTCGCCTGCAATTGCGTTGTAGGCGGATTGAAGCGGAATCAGATTTTCAGGCAATTTCAAAACATCATTCTCAAGTTGCTTGATATCACTGAGGTCGCGCTGAGAAATGCCTTGCGCGATAGATGGTACAAGCCAGCTATAGCCAAGAGAAGCAAGTTCTTTTGCAGACTTGATGTAGTCATCCCAGTTTTGCTCTCCAACAGGAAGAATTTCATATTTGAAACTTATATTAGAATTGCCAAACAACTTATTCAAAATGCCAGTCAGAAAAGTAGCATATTTGTTAGCCATTGTCATCATAAAAGCGATGTCTTTTCTGATAGACATTTTTAGAGTAGTACTGCCAGTAGATGCAAACAATTGCGGGCTTACACCGGACTTGTTGAATACATTCTGCAGCATTTTTTCGATTGAATTAGACGAAGCTTCAGATGAAGTTTTAGAAACAATTGCATCAACGTCCGCATAAGTTGTAAGAACACTAACATTTTTATTACCGCCCATCATAGCAACAGTGCCCTCGTGCATTTCAAGTGCTTCATCAGGTTCGAACAAAAGCTCATTAGTGGATGTATTGTGCGGGATTTTCTGAACAATTATCTTTCTAATTTCTTCAAGGTCGCGCTCACGTTCAATTTCGACAGTATCTTCATATTGTAAAATTGACGGTAAAATCGGCAAAAAGAAAGGTAAACCACTACTCAACATTGGGAAACAAATACCAATGTCAGCCGGAATCATTACCCACTTATTTGACACGCTCTTACGACGACTCCACGCACGATAGTGGTTTGCTATCAGTTGTGGATAAGTGTCAAGCGCAATTTCACGAGAATCCTCGTCAGCAATTGTATCAAAATATGACACATCAAATTCAATCAAATCATTTCCATTTAGGTCTTTGAAACGGCTCACGCAGTAGCGCATTGGCAAATCAAGAATTGAAATACTATCTTTTGTAATGTCTTGAATAACGCCGTAATAACAGCCATCCACAAGAGCCTTTTCTGACCATTCAAAACCATATTTAGGTAAATTGAAGTGTTCCACAAACTCTAAACCACGCTCATATCTCTTCTTTATGTTAGGGGTGGAGAGAGAGCCGCTTTTACTGTGCGGAATAAGAATCCCAACATATTTCAAAATAGATGCGTAATGTATAATTTGTTGGCGATACAGCGGGCTACGCTCATAAAAATAACGAGAAAGTTTTTGCTGAGCAAGGACATCGCCGTTTTCGATGATGTCCTTGATATCTTTTTCGTCATAACGATCGCGCCCAAAATAACCATAACGCCGCGGAATACCGTATGAAAGTTGTGTCCAGCTAGTCTCACTAGTTGGAACAACTGGAAGTTTGGCGCCCTCAAGAGTAGTCAAGTTGAAAGTTCGTTTCTTTGCCTGACGTGCGCCAATCGTATCCTTTACTTCATTCGCCATTCATTAGCGACCTCCTGAGAAAAAGGTTAGTTGACGCTTCACACCGGGTGTGCGGCGCCGACGCTTTTTGGTTGCTTCGTCCTCTAGCTGTTTGATACGCCAAACGCCATAGGAGAAAGCGGAGTATTTATCTTTAGGGAATCGAGTATTGATTTGTTCGAGCACTATATCAGTGCCAGAACCTGTTCTTTTCAAACGAAGATTAGCCATTTCTTCAAAAAGGCTCGACGTCATTTCATGCGGCATAAGTCGCTTGATGCGCTGTTCAATACTCATCTTCTGTCCTACTTTTGTAGCGAGCAAAGCGATTTTCGCATCTTGCTCTTTTATCAGAAACTGAATCATACCGCCATTTATACGAGCATAAGTTGTCCCATGTATTTCACTGTTCAATGGGCCATTAGCTTTCATTGAATATAAGATACAAATAGCATCTTTTGGCTGTACTTTTTTATAAGAGTCATCATTGAAGAAACCATATGCTGGAAGCATTTCACCGTGTTCATCATAATGGACTTTTATCATTTCATCAGCAAGACCAACACCCAAACCATTTGTATCTATAAGACACTCTTTTGGTTTATAGTCTCTAATAAGTTTTTTGAGGTCAATTGCCTGTTGAGTAAATGTTTTTAGCTCCATTTGCTTACCAAGCACAATAACATTTACAAGTGTTGCATAGTATCTATCATTTTTAATATTTACACGAAAAACACACGCAACAGTCTGGCAGCCGGCCAATCTTGCTACGTCTACCGAAATAAAGTAGAATTGATTGACTCCGGCTCTAAAATTCGCGTGAAATTCTGGATTTTTTATTTTGCGATGCTTTTCCATTTTACTAAAATTGAACCAACTTTCGTCAGAAGCTCCACTCCATAAGGACATATATTCACGGGCGAAACTTTCTTCATTGAAAGACGGGTCCATTTTTAGATTGTTGATGTATTTCCTATCTACAAGTCCGTGCATCATGGGTACACGGTAATCACAGCCGAATGTAAATGATTGGCTCGGCAGAATAATCGAATTCTCAAAAACCGAGATAAGCTTGTCATAAGCAAATGACATCTTAGTGCCTGCACTTGTAGCAAAAATTGTTTGTTGATTTGGCTCACGTGGATTTACAGTGTTATCAGGAAGACGGCGCGAAACATTGAGAAGAGGAAGAACAATTTCACTTATTGGCTGTTCTTCATGATCACGAATCTCGTCTATCAAACCACCGTATTTACGTAATCCACGAGTGCTTTCCAGTGCACCACAAACTTCGAATGTAGAACCATTACGAAATGTCAAGCTGACATAATCCGAACCAAAATTCCCCGGCATTGGATCAATATCGCCTCTTACCACTTCTCGCCTTATAAGAGGCCACTTATCGTAAATTTCATTTATCTTTTCTTTACATTTTATTTATCTAGGTTCATTACTTCTAGACCATATGGCTATATGTTTCCATATAGATTAGACTATATCACTATCTCAGAGAGATAAATACCGCTTCGTATCATTTGATACTACTGTTAGTCGTTGAACTACTAAGAATATTCTCAATTTGCTGGAATTTAGTATAAGGAATTTCTAAAAGAGTAATATTTTTCTCTTTACACCAATCTCTTTTAAGCTGATCGTTAATTTTTCTTTTTTCAAAAGCTTCATCTCCTCCCCAATATCGGACAGGGATATAATGTTGCTCTCCTTGAAATTCAATTGCTAATTTATAATTTGGTAGATAAAAATCGAAGTAAAGGGTTTTTCCTTCTATCTTTTGTTGCCATTGCCAGCAATAATTTATATTATTTTCTTCACAATAGTTTTGAATTGCCTTTTCTCCTTTTGAAGTCTTACGACTACATTTTGGGCATTGATGAAATAAAAGATTGCTTGGAGTAATAGACCAAGTAAAGCCGCATTGATGTTTTACTAAAATTTTTTTATGAGTTTGTGTATATTTACTTCTGTCTACAATACTATACTCTTTCCCATATTTTTTCTCAAGCTCATCCTCAAATTTTTCCAAAGACATTGTCCCAGTTCGAAAGCAAGAAGGACATTTAGTATTTTCAAGAAGTCTTTGGGCTTCACGAGTAAATTCTTTATTACATTTTTTACATTTGAGTTTTACTGGTGAGCTAGCATTTTTATATTCTAGAAGCTCTAAATTATTTTTCTTACATAAATTTTCAATTTTATGTCGAACTTCTAATGTTATTCTCTCTTTTGGAGTATGGCAAAATTGACATTGATATTTTTTCCCAGCTCGGACTAAAACCTCTCCTCGGCTTACTGTTTGTTCTTTTCCGCAAGTTAAACATTTAAATTTCGTTTGAGCCTTTACTCCATTGAATTCTAAAACTTTTATTTTATCTGATGTCAGTGAATTAGCTTTATCTTCAAAAGTTTGTAAAGTATACATATAATCCTCCTTAGCAGCTGCTGATTGCCCATTATTTTTTACGTAGGCTTACGCCATATAAAAATCCTTTTCTTTTTTTCTACTTTCGTCGCTTTCATATATTGAGGGATATATATTGTAGCAGAAAAGGCTTTAGGGGTTTCCAGCAATTCGATATTTTTTTCAAATTATGTCGCCATAATAAGTCGCTGACTTTTCGCGATTTGCGCTCCTTGCTTCTTATTCGGCGCGCAAATAAATCTTCGTGTCAAAAAGGCTTATATTTTTCATATAAGATTAGACTATATCTTTATCTCCTAAGAGATAGTTATCGTTTCGCAATAATATTATTGCTACTCCCATGAAGGGATAGTCGTTGAGCTAAAATAGTCTCTATTTCGTTGATTTGGTTATAATTTATAATGAGTAGCTGCTTATTTTCTTTTTTAGCTATTTCTACTTTTTTTTCATCAACTTCTTTTTGCCGCTGATAAGTTAATTCTCCTCCAAAACGTGGTACTGGCTGAAAATGCTGAATGCCTTGGAATTCAATCAATAAATTATAGTCTGGTAAAAAGAAATCATAGGGCGCACGTCGAAATTCATCTAATCTATATTGTGTATAATAAGTAATATTTCTTTGATTTAAAAAAGCAATAATTGCTTTTTCTCCTTTTGATTTTATTTGACAAATAGGGCAGGTTCCACCTTTTCCGGTTAGAAGATAATGAGGTTTAGCCCGATAAATTTTTCCGCAAAGGGTATGTTTTAATAAACAATAATTATCAGAACCATTATAATTTCCAATCAATTGATACTCTTCTCCACAAAAATTTTTTAGCTCTTGCTCAAAAACTTGTTGAGGTTTTTTAATATTACATTTATTTTCACAACCTAAACATTCATCATTTTTTTCTAAGCTCTCAGCCGAACGTTTTTGAAGAGTCCCACATTTTTTGCATTTTAGTTGAATTTCTAAAAACCCCGGAGTATATTCCACTATATCATACTTAGATTGATTTTTTATCCAATTTTGTAAAAATTGATTTTCTTCGTGCCATTCTTGCATATAACTATAACATTGACATATATGTTTCTTATGAGATGAAGTCCTTAGTAAAGCCCCAGCCGTAACGGTTTTTACTTTCCCACATTTATTACATTGAAAGGTAATAAGCTTATCATAGCCTTGATACTCTGATAAAAAAGTAAAATCTTCTTTTTGTATATTATATTTACTTATAATATCTTTTACAAATTGTTCGTGTGTTTTTTTCTTTGCACTCATTATAAATACTCCTTTTTCTATTTTAGTCGCTGATTGCCAATTAGCAGCACTTAGGTTTACACCCTATGCCATCCTCCTATTTGTTTCTACTTTCGCAACCTTTTTGGGAGAAGTGCCCTGAAGGTATAAGAGGCTTTACGGTTTTCCAGCTTTAAGATAACTTATTCAATACTCCTCACGAAGTAAGGGGGCACACATTTTACCCGGAATAAAAATACATTCCAACATCATCGCCAAAATTGAGATAAAACTCTTCGAGTATGCGCGACATGCGCAAATATATATCTCCTTAAATCTCATAATCGCGCGCAAGGTGATGCGTTGATAAAAAAACAAAGAAGGCGAGTTCTCTGTTGCTATCGTGTCAAGATAAATGTCAGGATACGCAATAAACGTACCCATTACGTTTTCAATATCCTCTAAATGTTCCTCCAAATATTGCTCTGAAAGAACAACTCCTTTTTCAAGCTCAATGCCGTCGCGCACGGGCCGATCAGGTGCTCGGAACATATTTTCTTTTTTCTCTAATAAAAGAGGAATTTTTTTAGGAGTCATAACCTTCAACCTCCGCTTCAAAATCGTCGCCATCCATTGAAAGAAGCTCCTTGTAGCCTTCGGTTTCATAGAGGTCGGCTTCATTATCACTAACATCCGCGCTTTCACCATAATAACGCTCTTCAAAAGACTGCTCCGCGCCTTCAAGTTTTTTCGCACGCTCAAGAGCCTCAATGCGACGAGTTATTTCTTCACCAAGGCCGCTTTCATTTGTGTAAAGACGTTGGTTGTAAGCTTGAATGTTTTTGATTGTTTCATCAACAATATCTCTTGTAACGCCATCATAGTATTTACAACGCCAGCCTTTTTTCTCTAAGAACTTAATCAATTCTCCCGTGGTATCAAAATCTGCTGCATTTTTCGCATTTTTCGGTGTAAATTCGGCTGTCTTGACAAGCTTATCATAAGAACCCAACAGCTTATCAAAATCAACGCCCTCTCTAATGCGACAGTCAATCTCATAGGAAATCTTGCAAATTTTATAGGCTTGGTCGCTTTGGAGAGCACCCGCGATATTTTGTGTGGCCTGTAAACCTTGATAAAGTTGTTCAAGGTATGTCAAAGCTTCATCATCATAATTAGCGCCCCATCGGTCGATCAATTTCGCGCGCTTGTCTTCTGCTAGCAATGGAAGCTCATCAATCAACTGACCGTTATCGCGCAATTGTTTATAAGCCTTGTAATAATTATCCCATCCAAGCCCCTCATATTCAGAGGTCGCAAAAAGCGCCGCATAGATGGGAAAACAATCATCGCCTTTCTCGTTATGAACTCGCTCAAACTCTCGTGGGACAAACGGAATGTCAGCGCACTGGCAAATGCGGTCAATAGCATCCCACTGAAAGTCTTTTTCAACCAAATACTGTTTGATGCACGAATTACACATCGGAAGGCGCTTTTTAGGATAGAAAGGAGAATTTGTGTAAGCAAATTCATCACTTCCCAAAAGCGACCCGCACCACGAACAAGTCTGTGTCTCAATTCGTGGACGAATCATCTGTGGTCCGAGTCCGGGCATTAGGTATCACCTTCACTTGTTTTTGAGGCAACGCCGCGCGTGTTAGTGGGGCAAGTCTGTAGAGCAGGTTTACCATCGATACATTCAATCGAATCGTTCGATGGAGTAGCTAACCTACCCGATTTCGCAGCTGCCATCTTTGTAAATTCTTTGGGTTCAGGTGATGGATTTTTGACAGCAATGCGCATTACCTTCAGCAAGTCTTTTCGGCTTGCTCTTGGAAGTGCCAAAAACTTATCCATCACTTCCTCTAAAATGTCAGCTAACTCACGTGGACGTGCGCGTTCCTCTCCTTCTTGCTTTTCATAACCCATCGGAGTGCTCATAATCTGACACAGCGCAATTAGGTCATAAATTTGAAGTTGTGAGAATAAGTCCAAGAATTCTTGAAACTGTTTCACAGAAACTTTATTTTCTTTTTCTTTCATTTACTTTCTCCTTTGCCGATAGTCATGGTCGCATTGTTTACAGCGAGCTGAAAAACCTGATTTCGCGCGGCTCTTGTGTATGAAATAAGTTTCACTCTCTACTAACAGGCGGCCGCAGACTGAACAGCGTTTAAAACGTTCTGGCCCCTCAGCGATAGCGCGCACAATTTCCAAATGGCGAGTCGCAGCATCTGCAATTGCGGGAGCTACGTATTGTCGATAAATGGTAGAAATGTAGTTTGTCTGATAAGAGCGGTCAAATTCTTTATTGACAATTTCCTTGATATCCATATTTTGCTTACCGGCTAGTTTGAGTTCAAGCACTTTTTGTTGAACGGGAGTCAAATTGGCTTGCCGCACATAAAAATCAAGGGTATCGCGCACTCGTGAAAGAGAGGGGTCAGTTATTAGTAGCTTTTGGCTATCCAACAATCTACAAATGTGGGCCGGATTGCGGAAGTCGATTGTAAGAAAGCCGAATGGCATGGTCGATTTTTGAGATTCTTGTGTCTTTTTAGACGTCTTATGTGGCTGACAAATTCCTCGCTCAATTAGTCGATTTTCCAACTTGCGGGCTTGCCTCTGATAGGTCGGGTCGTCTTTTTTCGTAGCGAGTTCCTCAAACTCCAAAAACCAGTCGACCGACTTACTTTTACCTTGCGTTTGTCTTGTGAAGTCAGACAAGCCAATGGGGAGAACCAAAAATCCGTCCTCCGCTGATTCTGGCCCGCAAAATGTTGGTGAAACCTCTTCCACAAACTTATTTGTGGGTCGCGCCATTAGGGTATTAGAAAAACTGTCCTTTATGGTGTATTGCTCGCGTCTCAGTTCAACTAACAAATGTTTCTTCTTGAGATACTGGCCGTTTGTCCAACTAAGCGCGCGTTCTTCTAAATCAAATAGTTCTTCGGGCGAGAATTTGCGTGTTAGGCGTTCGGGTAAGTCTGTTTTGCGTTTGCCGTGCGCCCTATCATAAAATCCAATTGACAACTCAATGCGGTCAATGCGACCAAACAAATCCCGCAGCATTGGAATAAATTCAGGTGGGGCCTTGCGTAGACATTCTTCACGTGAAAAGTTTGGTTTAGGCGTCTTGTAAGTTGTGTCGGCCAGCGAGTGAAATTGTGCTTCATCAAAAGTTGGGTTTTCTGTTAGTTCCTCAATTGAGGACACTTGGCGGGTATTTGCGCTAGAGGCCCATGTAGAGTTGCGGCGCTCTAATTGGACGTAGCCTTCTTGTTCAGCGTTTAGACCATTCGAGCCACGCCCCCAAAGTAGATAGTTTCCACACATTTCGAGGTCAGACTCAGAGAGAGGGACGGTTCGATTGGCCAAATAGGTTTCCAAAAAATCTGTGCGTTCGACTGCTGTTTCAAGCGTCCAGTCGAGCGATAATGTTGATTTTCGACGCGGTTGGGGTGACACATTAGGTATATACATATAAGTCTCCTTTAGTATAGTGGCGGGTTGGGAAAATTTACTAAATTCTTTCCCTACCTATCTCTTCTATTTATAATTATAGCACAAGAAAAGGAGAAAGTCAAATTTTGGGAATAGAATTTTGCAAATTTGAATTTTGAAATTTTTGCAAATTTGTTTGGAGGCCCCGACGTCTGGAAGAAACTGGAAAACCGTACTACCAAAATATGGGCGCCCCAGCTTGTTAAATATTTCACAATTTGTCATTTGTAAATTTTAGGGAAGTTTTGGTAAAAGTCTGGTAATAATTTGTTCGTCATTTTGAACAAAAACGGGCCGAAAAATAGGCGTTTTCTTGTGTGATTTTTCAGTCTAAAAATTCTTGACTTTCGCGTGGAAAGTGCTATAATCATAATTGCAAAGGGGCAAGAGACAAGCCCTAAAGCAAAAATTGAACCTTGAAAACTGAACACAGCCCGCGCGGAGTGGAAGCCGCAAAGCGGGGAACGAACAACAAATTTTGAAAGGGGAAATATCAATGAACAAATACCAGATTGAACGCGCGAAGAATCTTGAATACTATCTTCAGCGCTGGGAAGAATCGGAAGGGCTTGCGCCTGCTGAAGGCGTGAACTGTGGCGCGCGTGGCCGCGCTTTTGAGCTTGAAATGACGCGCGAACGCAGTCAGAAAATGGATGTGGCACTTGATGGCTACGTTGACAACACCGTGCAGGTGATGATTGACGGGCAGAAAGTTTTCTGTCCGCTAGAGTGTAAAACCTGCGGCGGACGCGTCGAAAGCCTTTACCGTGGCCTGCAATATCAGAGAAATGACGGGAAGCCGCGTTTCGTGGTTTATCGTCTTGACTGGACGGGCAAGCCGTCCAAACTAACCGGAATAGCTCCGGAAGTTCACACACCTGCGCTTCTCATGCCCGTGTGGTTTTTCCTTGCAGGGCTTGAGAAGTTCGGCAAAATCAGAACGCTGACGGGCTTCGACAAGCACGGCAGACCGAAGGAAGAGCGTTCCATTCAGACCAGCAATAAGGGCTGGCACAAGTTTCTTGCATGGTATGCTGAAAACTACGGCTATGTTTACGATCCGGAAGCTATCTACGATATCCGCGAATTTAACGGAATGACTTTGCCGGAGACGGTCTAACAAGAAGAACAGGGGCGGCTCTAATCAGCCGCCCAATTTTAGAAGGGAGATTTTACAAATGACACTTGGACAACTGAAAAGCCTGAATCAGCAGGATAACCATATCTGCGTGTATGAAGCAATGACTGGTTATCGGCTGGAAAACACAATGCATAACGGCAAGGACGGATACAGCGTGTATAGCCGCTGGTGGTCTGAAGATGAGCTGGACACAGCAACGGTCGCGAGCTTGAGCGCCCGCTTGAGCTATGACAGCCCCCGTTGGCCTGAACTGGTCGTGTATGTACGCTGGGACTTGTATGACAAGTTCCAAATGCTGAAGGAGGGCGAATGATGTACTTTACACTTGGTTTCGCTATCCTTGCCTTCCTTGGAGCTGTCGGCCTGATAGGCGGTATGCTCTACGACCAAACGCATAATGTATAAGGCGCGGCGCGCGAGTCGGCACGTTAGTTCAGAGCGTGTCGACCGCGCGCTTCTCATATCTGAACTTGGTATCGGGCAAACCTGCGCCACATTTCACGACGTCAAACGCGCCGCAACTATTGATATAACAGATAATGCAATCATTTTTTTGCGCGGAAAGCGCGGTGTTTTGATAACATTCTATCCCGCGACAACGAAACAGATTTGTGATTTATTTACGGCACACGGAGAAAAAGCGCCTACGGCACTTCTTCGCGCGGCTTTAGAAAATTGGAAAAAAATAGAAAAATGGCAGAAAATGGGGAAAATCGGAGCGGTCATTTGACCGTTCCTTTTTCTTGGAAAAGTTCGTTAGTTATTTCACAAACGATTGCATTTTGTGAAATTTTTACCAAAATTCGTTAGTTATTTCACAAACTAGCGATTTAGACTATGATAGTCTAAATTGGAAATTTTCTACCATTGACTTTTCCGTAAATATGCGGTAAAATTAGGCATACTTGAAAAGGGGGATTTTCCAATGACTACTACCGCCATAAACTACAACGAACTCTGCGCCTACGTTGCCGCGAACGCTCACCGCCTGCCGCCGATTGTGAATAGTATCCTTATTAGCTGGGGAGAGCTGGAAGCTCCATCAGCCGACACGCTGGAGCAGGCGCGCATTGAAGCTACCGATGTACTGATCGAGGAGTTCTGCGAAAAGCTCGGAATCCTCGAAGGCGAGGTCATTCTGCACCCGAACATCTGCTACGGGCAGCCGGGCAACGCTCTGTGCTGGAAAATGCGCGGCTGGAACTGAGCGGGAGTTAATCCCGCTCATTTTTTTACGAAAATTCTGTTTTAGACTATGATAGTCTAAATTGGAAAGAAAATGGATTTGACATTATAGAAAATTTGTGATATAATAAATACAGAAATTGAGAGAAAGGAATTGATTACCAAATGTATATAAAGGAAATTTATGTTGAAGATGCGAACGCGCCCGAATTTATTCGAGCAATGAATCTGCTAGAGGCTAATATTCCTTGCTTTGTAGAGCACCTAGGCGATAACCTGATAAGGGTTGAGTGCCGCCGTGAAGATGTAGAAGCTGTGGAACGCTCTTTTGCAGAATTTGTTTGAGCCGATGAAGCTCAAACTTTTTCAGAATTTTAGACTATTATAGTCTAAATTGGAATTTTTTGTGGATTGATTTACGAAAAATTTTGTGATATTATATAAATACAATAAAAAAAGGAGATTTTCAAAAATGGAACTAATAAAGAAGGACTCGTATGGAATTGAAATAGAATATATTGAAATGGGCAAGCTTGAGTGGTTTCTGCAAGAGGCAAAAATTCCCTATCGAATAGAATATATTTGGGGATGCCCTCTGTGCGGTATTACGGCCACAGAGATGAATTGATTTGTGACGCAGTTTGTCATAGCGGCAGTTATGGGCATGAGGAAGGGCTTCTCGAAATCATGGGTTTGACTCACAATGACGATTCTGTTGAAGGTTGGCTTACGTCTGAAGAAGTCTTTGACCGCATTTTTGAAGATTGGAGCAAAGGGAACTGAAAAGTTCCCGCTCAAAATTTAGACTATCTTAGTCTAAAATTGCCGGAATTTCTTGTTGACAAGCGCGCAATTATGTGTTATACTTGGTACAGAAATTGAGTGAAGGAGATACCACAATGAAAGAATTTTCATCTTATACTTGCCCTGCCGAAGGTGACATTGATTGCCCCTATTACGACAATGGTTATTGCATGATTGATGGCAATCCCGCCGAAGAATGTGATGATTACGCATGGTATAGCAACCTGCGGCTCGAAGAGGAAGAGGAAGCTGAGCAGGAAGAAGAAGAGGAACGACTCGCGCAGCTTGAATACGAAAGAAAGCTAGAAAAAATGTTCGGGCGGGGCTTTTAAGTCCCGCTCTTTTGGAATTTTCCTAATTTAGACTACGTTAGTCTAAAAATTTTTGAAAAATTGATTGACAAGTTGAACAAGACGTGATACAATATACTCACAAAACGAAAATAGAAAAGGAAAATAAAGATGAAATGTGTCAATTGCGTTTATTACTACGCCGAAGAAAACGATCTATTCGCTACCTGCCATTTTGTGCAGTGTTGGCCTGACGATATCGCGCCCTGTGAAGCCGAGGATGACCCAACGATAGATGAATATATAGATGAAGACTGGTAAATATACCAGTCTTTTTATAGAAAATTTAGACTATCTTAGTCTAAATTCAAAAATTTTACCTATTGACTTTTTGTATTTATAATGTTATAATTAGGCATACTTAAAGAAGGAGAAATTTAAAAAATGCTTGCTTACGATATTGAAATTGAGATATATTATAACAATAAAAGTATAAGTACATGGACGAATCCTTATTCTTCATTCTGTATGGCGAACGAACTTCCAAAAGATACCATTGAGTATGGAAGCTGGGATTTGTTAGAAAGAACAATAAAAAGTAATCTTCTTGTTTTAGGCAAAAAAGGAAAGCGCATTTTTGGATATGTAGACGCGCTTTTCCCTATTGCCCGCGAAAAGAAAACTCCCGAAATTCAAATTACAGTTATTAAAAGATACAAAGAAGTATTTCCTTCAATTTCTGAAATTTTGAATTTTCGCAATTCTCAACTTTCAATTCAATACCTAAAAGAGCGCGGTTTGACTCTATGCCCAATTAGTGGAAAATAATTCCACTTTTTGGTTTATGCAAAATTTAGACTACCTTAGTCTAACTTTTCTTACAAAATCTATTGACAAACTAAAACTTGTGTGTTATACTTGATTTACAAAATCAGAAAGGAATTGATAAAAAAATGAATAAAACGATTACTGTAATTCTTGGAATTTTCATTGTTGCGCTTTTGTCCGCAATTAGCGCAGGTATTACCTTGGGGCTTATTTGGGTGCTATGGTGGGCGCTCACCAAGTTAGGCGTTATCGCGTTTGCGTTTAGCGCCAAAACCGCATTTTTGATGTGGCTTGCTTTGTGGATTGTAAAGATTATGTTTGGCGTTGGAAGGGAAGTAGCGAAATGAAAGCGTTCTATCGGTTTATAACTATCTTTTACAATAAAGAAATTTTATGCAATCGTCGCACAAACCTTCAACTTGCCGATGAGATTCCAGAAGAATCTATAAAATATGGTAGTTGGGATTTGCTCGAATGGGCACATCATAACTGTTTGACAAACGACGTCGCGGTGGAAACTAATCGAAAAGGTCTTCGACGTTTTGGCCATTATGATGACTTTCTTCCTATTGCGACAGAAAAGAAAAATCCCGAAATTGACATTATAATAATCAATGAATATGATGAAGCACATCCGTCAATTTCTCAAATTCTCGAATATCACGACGGCGAAAAAGCAATTAAATATTTAACCGAACGCGGCTTAACCGTATGTCCAATGAGTGGAAAGTAATTTCCACTTTTTGGATTTTTGGAATTTTTAGACTAATTTAGTCTAAAGCAAAAAGAAAAATCCATTGACAAACTAAAATTTATATGATACTATATAAATACAGTAAGAAATAAATAAATTTGATAGGAGATTGAGAAAATGATAATTCAGGATTTACGCAAGGGCAATAACACACAACCTTTCAGCGATTTCTCACGAGGTACTCTTCTTATAAAGGAAATTGATCCAAACAATTTCTTTATAAAGACGGATGAAGCCGATGAAGGAAATGCGGTTTATCTTGACAATGGAGAACTTTTCTTCGTAGGAAATGACACGCCTTGTTGCACAGTACATTACCAGTTTATAATTGAAGATTGAGCGGTTCTCCCGCTCTTTTTCAAAAAACTTTTTTAGACTACATTAGTCTAAATTCGAATCTTTTGCTTATTGACATTTAAAAACTTTAGTAGTATAATACAATTACTAAATGAAAAGGAGATTTTAAAAATGTATCTTATCTGTAAAGCGCGTCCTTTGGCCGACCAATGGGAATGTGACGCCGCGAATTACGACGAAACTAAATACTATGAAATTTGGAAATTTTAGAAGATGATTCGCTCGTCCTTATAAAAGAATGGGATGAAGAAGATTAATAAATCTTCTTTTTTTTGCTTTTAGACTAAGATAGTCTAAAATACCACTTGACAAATTCGTCTTATTGTGATATAATACAGATACTAAAGGAGTTGAAGAAAATGACAATAAACGATTTTTCCCTTGGAGGCAAATTCCAATATCTTGGCCGCGAGGCTATGCGAGTCCCGTTCTTGCGGTATAGGAGTATTTATCCTATCAACGCGGTTGACATCAAAACAGGTTCTCCACTTTATATTCCAGATGAAAGAGAATTGCGGCCTATCGAATATTCTTTTTCATATGTGCCACAAGATTTTACAGAATATTTTAGTAATCTTTTCATTGGTGATGCGTTCTTATATGGTAATAAACCACTAATTAAATGTATATCTTTTATAGATAGTAAACTTAACCGCACTGATGCCTTTTGTTTAGAAGATGGGAGAACATATAGAATTTTAGATGATGAAGAAGTTCATCCACTTTATATAATAAGGAAGAAATATTCAAGATGAGTTGTGTTGATTGTTTGTATTTCTATGCTACTTACGGCGATTCTTTTGAGCATTGCCAGTTTGTTCCACGTTGCGCGGGAGACTTGCCGCCATGCGAAGAAGATGAAGAAATAGAAGATGATGACTGGTAGAATATACCAGTCTTTTCTTTTTTTAGACTAAGTTAGTCTAAATTCTCCAAAAATAATTGTTGACTTTCCGCAATATTGTGATATAATAATAATCGTGAAGGGGAGATAAAGTCCCCCACTAATAAGGGCGGCGACCTTAACGCCATTAAGAAAGGAAATACCATGAACGACAAGAAGATGACTGCACGTGAGTTTTACACCACCATGATGGAGAAGTACGACCTCACCGACGAGCTGAACGCATATTGTGTGGAAGCTCTCGCAAGCCTCGACCGCCGGAACGATACGCGCAAGAGCAAGGCTGCGGAGAAGTCCGTGACTGAGAACGCGCCTATCCGCGCGAGCATTATCGAAGCGCTGTCGGCTGACGGCTGTGATGGTCTGACGGAAACCGAGCTGGGCGAAGCTCTTGAAATCACGCACAACAAGGCAGGCGCGATTGCACGTGGGCTTGTGAAGGATGGCCTTATCAGCGTGGAAGAGCGCAAGTTCCCGAAGGTGGGCAAGCGCAAGGTTTACTTCGTAGAGAAGTAAACTGAAGAGAAATGGGAGATAATCCCATTTCTTTTTTAGGGGAAAAGTTAGACTACTTTAGTCTAAAACAGAAAGAAAACTTATTGACAAACTAAAAATCATATAGTATAATAGACACAGAAAATAAGAAAGGAACTAATAAAAATGTTGGTTAATCTTTATGTGAATTGGAAGAAGGGTATAATTCTCAATGAAAAGCAAGCGCAAGAAACCATAGAAAATGAATACTACAATAACGCGACAAATCATAGCAACTTTAGCGAATGGCTTTCTGAAAATTATAGCCTGATTAGTTTGTTTTATATGGGCGAAGATGAAAAGGAAGGTGTTCGCGCTGATTTTATGGAAGAAATGAAAGGAGTTGCATGGGACGTTTTCGCCGCCGATGGATATGAAGAAGTTTCTGTGGAAATTTAAGAAAGGAAAATAAAAAAATGAAGTCAAAAACGACAATTTATTTCGTGTATTACTATGCAAATGATTACCATTACGACAATGGAATTATAATTGGAGCTTCCACCGATGAAAAAGAGTGCAAGCGTATAGCAGAAGAAAATAGACAGCTTTCGCGGACACTGGGCTTCAAAAACTCGTCCTATAAGGTTATACCTTATGAGCCAACAGATAAATTTACATATCTTTGAAAGGCAAACTTTGCCTTTCTTTTTTGAGCATTTTAGACTAAGATAGTCTAAAATCACAAATAAAAACAACTTGACAAAAACCGCATAATTATGTTATACTTATCTCACAAATAAGAAAGGAAATTATGTTTTATGTATAATCGCAAGCCCGCACTTTGCTTCGATATGGATGGAACAATAGTTGATTTTTATTCTTTCCCCCATTGGCTTGAATGTTTGCAAAAAGGAATACCTTCCCCATATCTATATGCAAACCCGCTCGGCAATATGCGCACTCTTGCGCGGCAGTTGAATAAGCTGAAGAAAATGGGATATAAAATTTGTATTGTTTCTTGGGGAAGCAAGATGGCAAGCCCCGAATATCTTGCGCTAATTGAAACGGCAAAAAAGGAATGGCTTTCTGTCCATTTGAAAAGTGTTCACTTTGATGAAATTTGCGTTGTTCCTTATGGAACACCGAAGTCAACCGTGTGTTCATTCTATGATGAAAATGCAATTCTTTTCGATGATGAAGCGCGCAATCGTGAAGAATGGGGAGAAAATTCATTCAGCGAAAAGGAAATGTTAGAAATTTTGAAAATTTTGGGAAAGTCAAATTGACTTTTCCGTTTCGGGTTTTAGACTAAGTTAGTCTAAAATGGGGATTGACAAGCGCGCAATTTTATGTTATAATTCAATTACAAGATTAAGAAAGGGATTGATTTAATGTTTCAAAATATCTATTTTTATGTTCTTTGGGGCCTTCTCTTTATTTGTATCGCCCCAATTATGGTCTTAAATTGTAATACCATTATAGGAAAAATCCTTAGTATAATTCTTGCTTTGACACTTGCTCTTGGAATCTCTCTTGTACTTTGTCATCAAGACGAAAGACAAGCAGAACAATGGAACGAAGGGATTTGTGAATGTGGCGGCACTTATGAATTTACAGCCGCGGCAAAGTCAGCAATGAGTACAACATATTATTACACTTGTAATGAATGTGGACATACTGAATCTTTTGAACAAATAATGCGATGACGCCATAAGGCGTCTTTTTAATGTTAGACTAAGTTAGTCTAAAACAGATTGAATTACTTATTGACAAATCGTGCGGTATATGGTATTATATATTTACAAAATGAAAAGGGGAAATAAAAATGGCATATGATATAGTTTTATGATATGATGATTTAAATGACACATCCACTGAAACTTATGGCTTGTTTGAAGCGAATTTGTGGAGTGAAATTGACTCCCATAGGCAAGAGCTTGCGTGGCTTATCCGATTTGATAAGGCGCTTCAGCGAAGGCTTCAAAGCAATAAGACAATGACAGAACTTGACTTCGCGCGTTGCGTAAATTTTTTCGAGGAACATCACAACTGGACGCCGGAACAAATTTTTGAAAAAGTTTTTGAAAGGAGATAACAAAAATGGAAATTCGTAGGAAGTCTTATAGTAAAACCGTAGAATATACAGAACTCGTTCGCGGAGATTGCTTCGCTCTTTCTGATGAAATAGATACTATCTATATGAAAATAAGTTCTGTTGAAGACAGCGATTATAAAGAGTGGAACGCGGTTCGCCTTTGTGATGGAGATATTTCAACATTCCATGAATTTCAAGAAGTAATTCCCATTAGTGGGATATTTGAAATTGACTGATGGAAACGTCAGTCTTTTCACATTTTTAGACTAAGTTAGTCTAAATCCACAAACAAAAGAAACTTGACTTTTCAAAAAAATTGTGTTATACTTTATTTACAAAATAAGAAAAGGAGATTTTGAAAATGTTTGTCAAAACTCACACTACTAAGCGCTATATTCTTTCAGCAGAGGATGAGCAGACCCTTCGCCGCGCCGCAGAACTGCTTGATAACCTTTACACCGTAGCCGAGGAACACGGCGATTGGGAAAGCGACTTCCTTCGCGCTAGAGATGACATTGACGACCTTCTTGAGCGTCTTGATGTTAACTCTGACGGTGATAGCTTTTGGGAAGAAGACAACGTAATTGAAGAAGAATCCTAAGCGCGGGAGTAATCCCGCCGCCAAATTTTTAGACTAAGTTAGTCTAAATTTACAGAAAAAACTATTGACAATTAGCGCGGCTTTTGATATAATACAATTACCAAATGAAAAGGAGACTTGAAAAATGACTGTAAAAAATGCTAATGCAATGCGGGCAAAGTTCATAAAGTTCTTTATGGAGTATGCGCAGGAAAGCGGTGAAGATGTTGGCCTTGAAGCCGCAAATATTTTCAGTTTTCCCGTTGTCGCTGACGATGATGGAGAAGAAGGTTGTGTGCAGGTAGTCATAAAAATTCCGAAGGATGATGATGGAGACGACTGCTATTCGCGGCGCGAAGGATACGCACTAAAGCTTGCTGAAAAGACGGAAAAGGCCGCCGCGAAAGCCGCAGAAAAGGCGAAGAAAATTGCCAAAGATGAAGCGCGCCGCGAAGCGAAGAAAGCCGAAAAGGCCGAAAAGGGGACTTGAAAAAGTTCCCTTTTTTATGAATTTTTTAGACTAAGTTAGTCTAAGAACTGGGGCTTGTGAAAAAACTAACGATTGACTTTCTTGCGCGGTGGTGCTATAATAATACTTGCAAGGGAGCGAAGGCGAACCTTTGACAACATATGAAAAGGAATTGAAAAAAATGGAAAAGAGACTTGACCGCCGTCGCAAATATTACATGATTCTTGATTGTGAAACTGCTACACTACCATACGCCACAAACCTGCCCGCTGACGCGAAGCAGAAGGTTGCTATTGCGAAGCCGCTTATTTATGATTTGGGATGGCAGATAATTGACGCGAAGGGCAATGTATATCGCCGTCGCAGTTTTCTGATAAGTGAGATTTTTAGTGTTCCCGCTGTCTTTGATACCGCATACTACGCAAGTAAACGTCCGATTTATCTTGAACGGCTGGAACGCGGTGAAATTGAGTTAACCGACTGGAAGCGCGCGGTATCAGTTCTTGAGCGCGATTTGTCCGAAGTTTCCGCCGTAGGCGCGTATAATTCAATGTTTGACTTCAAGAAAGCAATCCCATTTACAGAGCTTTACATAAATAATCTTTATTCCGCGCAGTTTCATTCTTGGCTTGCCCTGCAAGAGCGCATTTGTGAAAATATTGCAAACGGCAGAACATATGAAAGCCGCAAAGAATTTGAAGGCGAAGTTTTCCGTTTTCATGGTATTACTTATCCCTTGTTTGATTTGTGGGGCTTGTCGGCGCGGCACTTGCTTAACAATGATGAGTACAAGCAGGCTTGTGTTGATAATGAATGGATAACGGCAAGCGGTAAATATTTCAAGACAAGTGCAGAAACCTCGTTCCGATTCCTTGCAAAAGATTTTGATTTTGACGAAGAACACACCGCACTTTCTGACGCAGAAATTGAAAGTAAAATTTTCGCGGAAATCCACAAGCGGACAAAAGGTAAATATGAAATAGGAATTATATATTTCCCCTTCCGCGAGCTTGGAACGGTTGAAGCCTTTTTGAATAAAATGGAAACGTTGTAAAACGTTTCCTTTTTTTATTCAACTTGTGAAATTTTTCACAAAAATCCCGTAGTTAGACTAACTTAGTCTAAATTTTTATTTTCAAGTTTTACCAGAATTTGATAATTCTTCCAATAAGTACCACGGCTTCCAAATTTTACCATTTCTTCCAAATTTTACCAGTCGCGCGTGGTTCCATGACAAGGCCATACCTACTTGTGCGGCCGCACCTGTGGCGATACGTGAGGACCGACGCTAAAAAGCTGGAAAAGCTGCAGCTGTAGCAGCTGTGGCGGCTGGAAAAGCTGAACCATAAGCTGGAAAATTTTGGAAATTTGGAAGAAGCTGGGGAAAAGCTGGGAAAGTCAGACCACCTGAAAAATTGAGGCCATCAAGTTTTTATACGCCCAATAATTGTGCGGCGCTCCCAAAATTTTCCATACGCGATTTCTGTTTTTATTGTATGACAAATCACAAAATGCTACATTGTAAAAAAAAGCAACTTTTCTGACCATTGGGTCGGGCTGCGCAAAGATGACACGAATTACAGCAGCTGGCGGGCTAGCGGCTGACCTACAACTAACTCCCAAAATTTTACAAATTTCTCAAAATTTACCACAGCTGGCAAAATTTTCCAAGGCGCATCTGTAAGTCCCATCTGAAACATTGCTGCACCATCATGACCAATTTTATTCGTTCTGAGCCACGAAAAATTTTTGAGAGAAGGATTGGACTTTAGAAAAGTTTTGACAATACGTGCGCGAACAAGACTATCAATAAGTTGAATTGTGGGATTGTGGGTAATTTCCGGCAAGAATATTTTTGATGAACAAATCATACCGCGCCATTTTGTTTCCAAAATTTGACATAAAAAAATTTCTCCAAAAATTGGAGAAAAGGTTAAATAGGCCCTACTTATAAGTATTACTTATAGGTTGGCTGACCGTTCGACTGTCTGACCGTCGACCACAAGATATTGTGTTGGGATAGTAGAGTCAAAAACTTGATTTTGTATAAAACTTGATATTATACATCAAAAAATTACATAAAAAACGCCTCCCCATACCCCGCACAAGGCCTCGACCATTAGGTTTCCGAGCGTTGTGAAGTGGGCGTTCGCTTGTGCGTTCGTTAACTTATAGGTTAGCTACGCAGTAGAAAGCTACATACGGCTACACCCACCCCTTAACCCAGTCGCCCACGGATAGGACAAGCCTCCCACCGTTAACTTATAGGTTGAACACGCAGTTCGACGCACAGTTAACTTATAAGTTGAACTTATAGCCAAACTTGTCACCCTCCTGCAAGGCGAGACAAGCATATGAAGCAAACCTTTTGTTTGTATCCCCGTTAACTTATAAGTTGAACTACTCGTTAACTTATAAGTATGACACACAGTTAACTTATAAGTTTTACTTATATGTCTTACTTATAAGTTAACTTATAGGTTTAACTTACACGCCTTACTTACAATATAAAGTGTAGGAACTCTACCTACTCTCCTAATTTTCACATCCCAAAAATTTCTAACGACTGAAAAATTCACAAATTTTTCACAATTTTTGTATAAGCCAAACGTGTGAAATTTTGGAAAATTTCAACATTCCAAAATTTCTGCAAAATTTCACACGCCGCACCATACGAAATTTCTGGAAAATTCTACCGTCCCAAAATTCTTGTCTTACTTACTGGGCGGCGTTCCTACCAAAGTTGGTGAAGCGCACGTGTAAGTAAGATTGTAAGTAAGGTAAATATCAAAACAGACAGCGCTGTCAAGTCAAATGTCAAATGTGTCAAGTCAAATGTCAAATAAAACAAATGACTTGACATTTGACTTGACTTACTTATTCACCCTACTTACAGGTGCGGCGTTGCCATCGCGCAAGGTCATAGAATAAGCTAAACTTACACTCATTCCAATTTTTTGGAAAATTCAACCTACATTGTGGCCGCGCCTTTGAGTAAACATATAAAAAAACTAAAATTCACAAAACCATCTTCTTTATACTTTTTTACAATCCTAAATCAACAGCCCCATTACATTGATATTCATTCTCTTCTTCAACCATCTCATTTATATCAGCAATTTGTTCCTCTGTAAAACTAAAGTTCTTCCTCAAATAAGCGATACGCCGCTCCTCTGAATCAGTCCAAATTGCCGGATACACTTCCCCAAGATCAATTCCCAAACTAGGAATAGTACCATCTCCTAAAACAAAACCATCATCTTCTTTGTCAAGCCGCTCTTCTTTGTCATTATAATTATCATTATAATTATCATTATAATTATCATTATAATTATCATTGTCTTGACATGGCTTGACATGGCTTGACACCTTGACATTTTCCTTGACATGACTTGACATTTCACTTGACACACGGTCGAGAAGTTCTGGGAATTCAGTCTTTATCATATTATTTATGCGCGAGTTGACGGTCTGACGCGAAATTCCTAGCGCTTCACCTATCTCAGCCTGCGTCATTCCTTCATTCCACATCTCGGCTATTTCCCGCAACTGATATTTGTCTATTTTTACTTCTTTTGTCTTTTCTACCTTTGACTGATAGCGCTTTATATTTCGCTTTGCTGACTCCTCAAAGTTCGCTAACATCATCCGAACCCATGGGTCATCTGAACTACATTGTTTTGTGAGCGCCATTTCAATTATACTAATGGCTAACTCTCCAGCTTTCTCCTTATCCATTAAATAAAGCTGTTTGATTTGTTTGAAATTTGATTCAAATACTACACCGGAGTTCGCGGCCTCCACATCGTTGAATCGTTGTATCATAACGCTCCTTGCGTGTAATTGTAAACTGTAGACTATAAACTGTAAACTATAAACTATACACGACTTTATTTTCTTTTTTTAGAATATTCACCTAAAGACTCCCGCAATTGCGGCGTATCCTCAAATAAATACACCTTATAGCGGGGGTCCTTTTTATTATAAGTCTCAGAAACCATTTGAAAACCACGCGACAGCAAAAATACAGCTAACCCGCCGCTATAGCACCGAAAGTATTCATTTTGACTTTTTTCTTTTACCTTTTGCTTTTCCATTTTTCGTAGACACCTCGTAGACAATAAACTTTATACTTGGCACTTGGCACAAACACGTTCCCTAAGCCCCACCTTCTTTTGTGTTTGGATTTTCAGACTCAGCTATTAGTGCTCGAATTTCCAGATAAACTCCATGCTCCATCGCGACTAAATTGGAAACCACTATTATCCATTCTCAGATAACCACTATTAGACAATTCATTGATTGCCACGCAGAAATCTTCTCTGTCCATATTGAACAACCACTTAGCAATTCCTTCATCTAATTCCTTATCAAAAGGATAAGCCGCACAATACAACCAAATCTTGAAGGCATTATAGGTTAATCTTGTTGCAGCTTCAATCCAAACCGTATTTTTCGGAATTTGCAAACCGTAAAATAACTCAAATGCATCTACGCTATCCGTCCAATAAATCTCTTCATCGTCATTCTTAGTCTTATTGATCGTAGTTAAATTCATTTATATTCCTCCTTTATTCAAGTCCAATCCTTATCAACACTAAACACAAACAACCCATTATTTTCCATCAAATAGCCCTTGTCTTTCAAATCTGTAATAGCATCATAATAAGTCGTGCGCCTCATCCCAAACAACTCTTCCATCAGCTTAGGTGTCAACTGTTTGCCCGGCGCATCAGTCGCACAATACATCCAGATCTTGAACGCGCATGGTTTCAGTTCCATCATAGCATTATACCACAGGCCCGCGCGAGAAAAGTTTGTAGCATGGTCATTACAAAAAAGTTTTATCCAAGTTGTTCCTGAGCCAATTATTTCATTCGCTCTAACATCAGTTTTATCGGTCAAATTCATTTCAAAATACCCTCCAGAATGTAGTTCTTCACATATACGTTTTTCTCAAATTTTTCGTGGCTCCTAGCGACGATTTTTTCAAACTTACACGTGCGTCCGCTAGTTTGTGCGGCCTTGCCTTCTTTTATAGTGAAAGCGCCCCGTCGGTATGTCCAACGGGGCGTAAGTCTTATTGGTTTTTCAGGACAGCGCCCTGTAAGTCCAACTGGCCTGTTTACCTTACTCAGCCAGTGCGTAGGTGGTGCGCTCGCTCTTGTCAATCTTGGTCTTGCCCTTGACAATAGAACCGTCAGCGATACCAGCCTTCAGAATGCTTGCAACCTTGGTAGCGGAGCAGGGCTTCTCATCAAAGTCCTCAGCAAATGCATTGGTCAGTGCATCAGCCAGCTCAGAACCAATCTTACCCTCGCTGGTAAGCACATTGGCCTTGAGATAAGCCAGATACTTCTCATTGGTCAGAGCGGCCTTGCTAGGCTTGTTCTTCGCGGTTTCCTTTGCCTTGTCCATGGTGGTCAGAAGAGCGGTAGCCTTCTCAACCATCTCATCATTCATCTCGCCATTGATAACTGCAACATAAAGCTCTCTAGTAGTCATTTTATTTTCTCCTTCTCGTCGGTAAGGCCGCACGCGCCATTTGATTTTGTTTTTGTTTCTTTCTTTATCTTACATATATATTATAGCGAAAATTTGAGGGAAAATCAAATTTTCAACTTATAATTTTTACTTGAAATTCATAACTCGCTTTACTTATTAGACATCTCAAATCCAGTTTCTGGCTCACTTGCGCGGCAATACCACACAACATTTCCACCATCAGGTGTCGCACCAAAGGTATCTTTTGTAAATCCAATTGTCAAGCCAATAGTCGTGTGATAAATATATGTTTCATTATCAATCGCCCACAGCCAAATACGGCCAGTGTTTGAGCTGCCACAATAAGTTGAAACAATTGAATCTCCACTTATCATTAGTTCATGTGTTTCGCTATAAACTAATGAATGTATCTCACCATTCTGATCGGTGTAAGATTCACTTTCCCAAACACCTTGAATCTGTGCCCACGACTGGACAAGCCAATTCTTTTCTTCAGGCTGCCCGCCGCAACTTGTCAGTATTAGACAAGCCGCAAGGGCAGAAAATAGCAATAATGCAGATGCGATTGCGAGGACTTCCGCGAGGACTTCCCGGACTTCCTTTGTCATTATCTTACCACTCCAATCTTATCTCGTTCAGGCATGATTTCAATCAAATGCAAGTTCGACATACTCATTCTCCTTTTTAGCAAAACCGTTTTCACGTTCCAAAAGCTCATCCCAGTCTTTAGGGAGATAATACTTACTCCATTTCAAACTACATCCAATCTGAGCGGCGTAATCATTGGCACCATGCGCCCGCCACCCATAACGGCTCAAAAATCTATCATACACTCGCGCGCGCTTTTCCTCACTCGTTTCAACAATAAAGGTAAGAGAAGAATAATAATACACACGCCGCACGGCTTCAATCCCTTCAAGAAATAACTTACGCGCGACAGCAAAAGTTTCAAGCTGATGCTTACCAGTTATTGGATATTCATCACCACGCACATACCCATCCTCATCCAAATTGACAAGGCCAATCCAGCGATTGAGAGCGTGATTACGTTTACGCTTATCATAAACAAGCAGTCCAATATAGAAAGTCGAAACATCCTCCGTATCGTCCTCTTCCGGCATAAACTCAATTCTGACAATCTGGTCTTTGCCTACTGGAGCTTCAAAGCTGTAGCAAGTCGCGCCGTAAATCTTGTAATGTTTCATTCTCTTCCCTCACTTTCTATATATATTATATCAAGATTTTTTTATTTTTTCAAGCTTCGTTATCTTCAATCCGTTTACGGTGCTTCTCTTTTCGCGTGTAAGTTTTCTTGTTTGTGAATTTCTGGCACTTCTTACGGAACGCGCACCACTGAGCTAACTGGTCGTGCGGCATTGCTGTTTCGGACTTAGATAAATTCTCTCTCATCACTCAATCCTCCGCCATTAGCACAAAAGATTCTTCAACTTCATCATACCCATCATCATTTATCGGTGTAAAAACACGCATCATCTTAGGGCAAATAGTGCGTATCGTTTCATTCTCAACCAGTTCTCTAAATGTATAATACTGACCGAGCGTTCCGATATTAGGGCGCAAAACAGTAGATGTATAGAACTTGCCTTCCCTATCATACACCGTCATTCTATATTTCATTTTACTTCCCTCCTCATTTTCTATATATATTATAACTCAATTTTTATAAAAAAACAAGTTCCCGCACTTTCTGTCTTACGAAAAGACTTACTTGTGCGGGAACCGTATGAGAGAAATTATCTGGCGTAGTAAAATATATCAGAGTAGTTAGTTAGTGCAAGCACATCATTCTTAGTATCATAAATAATAGCCATCGCGCCAATATCATACCAATCAAACTGGCCATCACTCTTGGTATACTCAACGACGCTATAAATAGTGTCATCACTTGTTATAAGAACTGCATAACCATCAGAATCAATCGTCAAAGTATAACCCCAATCAACAATAATTTCAGGGCCAACTTCAACACCATTTACTTCAGCCTGATACATAATCCAATTGCCAGCAATAGGGTCATTGAGAGATTTAAGCGTGGTAGAAGGCGTCGGCTCTGGAGTTATAGGGGCTGGCATAATGGGGGCAGGTGTTGCTGCGCTTTTTGTTTCGACAGTCTGTGCGGCGGTCGCACCACAACCAGTCATCAGTGCAAGCATAACACAGCACAAAAGAATTAGACAAATCGTAGATATAATCTTCTTCATTTTACAAATTCCTTTCAATTTTGTTTTGTTTTATATTCGTTTTACTTATCTCTCTTGGATATTTGAAAGCGCCGCTCTGACCCAATTTTCACTGTCAGAATCAATCAGAAAAATCTCGTCTTCATAATCGTCCTGAGCCATAACCTCGATACTCAGGAGATCCTTCCCAAACGCATCCTCAATGCGCTTTGTCGCTTCAAAGAAAGACGGCCCCTCGCAAACACCCCAGACAGTATGCTCGTCGCCACTCTCACCCATAAATTCATCCCAATAAGTTGCCTTGAATCTCAGCATTATTTTACCACCTTTCTGGCACACTAATTGTACACCAATAATCCATTTCACTTGTTTTCAGCCTCTCTCCAGTGCGGAGAACTACCCACTCAAAATCACATACCAACTGATTCCACTGATGCTCACACAGCTCTACCAAATCAAGATATGGCCACGGAACATAGGGGCTATAAGGTAAAACCCAAACTCTTTCTCCATTTAGCGGCTGCGCCTTTTGATATCGAATCCAATCCTTCTTGTTCATTTTACATTTCCCTTCCTTATTTTCTATAATAATTATAGCAAAAATTTTGAGGAATTTCAAATTTAAATGCTCTTATTGCTTTTAATGGATATTACAATCCGCAAGAGGAATCGTCGCTTCCCAACTGTCATAGACATAGCCATCGCTACGGAAGACATAATAGCGCCCCTCAGCCTTCTGGCAGGTAGTGTCAACTCGCACAGAAAGAGTAGAACCATTGCGGCTTTCCATTATCTCATAAAAATTGTCAATAGATGCTGGAGTGTGTTCATCAATCCAATTATTGATACTATCACTCTCACCGTAATTCAGTGCTTTGAATGTAATCTGGTCAAAGCCCATCGGAGAAAAGTTATCCTTATTCAAAAACTCAAAGCCATCGCGCAGAATCATTACCATACGGTTGAGACACCAGCCGGGCTTTGCATAACGCCAAGCCGACAGATATTCACGAACATCCGTTATGGAGTAGGACAGAACATCAATCGCGCGTGGTATATCGCATTCTTTCAGTGAAAGATTGTGCGTCTGGAACTCAACTTTACAACCCAAATCACTACACTCATTGGCTACTTTAGTTGCCCATCTCATATTCTGAGATGGATCGCACTCTCCTGTAATTATGATAGTTGGATACGTACCAGTTTTGAGATTATAATTTATCAAAAAATTGCGGAGCCTCGAAAAATAACGCTGTTCATCAGTATTATAAAGGTCATCAAACTTATACCCGTGCTTATGTCCCCCGCGCTACGCAAAAAGGGCAATGATATGCACAAGGCTGATATGGTGCAGAAATCTGTATATTCATTAAAACAAGCTCCTTTCAAAAGTAAAACTACCATCATCATTGGATTTCCACTGTTCATAAGAATCCCATTCATAAAAGTGATGGTCATATATTGGATTCTCATATTCGCGCCACTGAGTTATCAAATCCCAGCCACACAGTTTGCGTTCAATGCGCTTTTCATTATGCTGGTAAAGAGTTGAAACATTAGCATCAATACAGATAAGTTCGTGAGACGTGAAGCCTCTAAACCATTCGAGATACTGGGTTCGCGCACATTCCGTAGGAGCATTTGCATCGACAAGAGTATCTACTCCACTCTGCATATTGGCCAGAATCCTATGCCAAATCAAAAGCCAAGCCCATTCTCTATTAGAACGATCTGCCGCGCTGCCATTTACAGCTTCATAAACCTCTTCAGGACTGATAATGTCGAAGCCCTCAAGTTTGCCTTCCTCTTTCATCTTATTGACAAATGTGGTCTTACCCGCACAACACGGGCCGGTCATTATGATAAGTCTACTCATTCAGTTCACCTCACATCCTCATTCCAATTTTCTCACATATATCAACTCCGCCATCAGTGCGCTTCATCAGAAATATCTCTCCATCCAAATCCCATACGCTTACCTCGATGGAGTGATTATCCTTATCAATCACATCAATGCGATGCATCCTATTACCGTATCTCATCAAAATCTTAGGAAATCTCGAACAATCATTTGCCCTATCCATTTTTCTTTTCCTCCTTATGCGCTTCAACAGCTATTCCATCACGAAATAGCACAATATAGTATTCGTCATTCCAATTATAAAGAACTACACGAAACTGAAATCCAAAATGCGCTTTGAACGCTGCGGTGTCGAAACACTCAAGAAATTCTTCACCAATTACTTCACAAGAATTATTAAAGAAAGTAAAGGCGCAAACTTCATATCCGTTTTGAACTACATCATCAACTAGCATCTTAGTCTATTAACTCCACATCGGTGAATAAACGATTTTTGCCCTCACAATTCCAGCTTACTGCGATAAAGCAACGATCGCTATAGTCATCGCCCCAACGGGTATCAACATTGAAATAGTCCGAATTACCAAGCACATCATAGCACGCGCCCATCAATGCTCTATCAATGTCAATGGATTCACCGTCTTCTGTTTCCTTCTCCGGATTGAAACGCCCACGTTCATCATAAAATGACTCAATCACATCAATGAGGACGTCGTCAAAATTACGCGCACAGAAATTCCAAATGTCATCAACCTGTCCCATCGTCGCGCCGCGGTCTTTGAACCTGTTAAATTTATCCTTGGCGTCCTCCTTATTTATAAACAGAGACGTATTACTCATTCCACTAAACGTATTAGGGATACTAACACTCCAAATCTTCATTTTATTCATACTCCCTTTCCCATTTTCTATATATATTATAACTCAATTTCTCTAAAAAAACAAGTTCCGCGCCCTCTAAGTAAAATGATAAGTTCAACTTATAGGTGCGCGGAACTAATAAATTTATTCAATGGGTTCTTTATCTTGAATTGTCCAGATTAGACCGTCTTGGCCAATTATGTCATAACGGGATGCTAATTCATTTATATCGACAGTTTCATCGAGAAGAACCTGATATTCATAGCGGCCAGTTTCAACTTCATGAGTATAAGCTTTAGCAAATATCCCAGCAGGAAGCATTAGTAAAACACAAATTAAACCAGCAAAAAATATTTTAAAGACATTAACTATAAGTCCAGCAATGGTACAACTTATGCCTACGACAAAAAGAATTATAAACAAAATAATCCAAACCTGTCCAACATATTCCATAATCGGGTGCTGTGTAAGAATCGTTATCCCAGACATTCAAGTTCACTCCTTATTGCTTTTTCGGCGGCACGCCATATAATATTTAATGCGTCATTATCTTCGTCGCCAATAAGACCATCCCAAAATAACTGATCAATAACTTTTCGGCTATCACTCAGCGCAAGCAACTGTCCCAGTGCGGCTGGCCTATAATAATCGCATTTATCTATACGACCATCGCACGTACAAATCGCACGGTCATTTGTGCCCTTACAAACATAATACTCCATATCAGCCGTCTGGCCACTAAACTTACCATCTATAAGATCATATATATAATGCTTCTTTTTGACTGTATCAAAATATTTACATTTATCCACTATTTCAATTCCCCTTATATTCAAGCTCAGCGCCACAATGCCCACAAAAATTAGTCAATATTTTTACCTCATCCCTAAAATGAAGAACATTAACATAACTAACTCCGCCACAACAGCCGCACGTAGCAAAAAGTGGGCGTGTTGTTTCAAAGTTCTCATCTAAATCAAGCCACGCATCTTTCGCGCGACCGTCAGTCAAATCAATAGTGGGCACAGTATTCAATATATCTTCTATATCAGACCATTCATATAAGCAATGGTCAGACCAGCCACCCACAGGACTTATAAGAAAAGGCTCGCAATCGTCCTCTATGCGGCGCTTGATTTCGTCAATTGACGCGTATTCTTTTAGACTCATTTCTCTTCCTCCACATACACAAACTCCTCAGTCATTTCCGCACCGCAATGAGGACAATAATTGAAATTAAACGCCCAGCCATCAACAGGACGAAGACAATAAGAACAAACACTGTATTTCAAAGACTTATTATAATAAATCGCTGTGTAAAAAGTCCAGTGCGCGGTACGGTTATTCTCCATTTTCTAAATCCTCCATCGAATTTATTCCTTTTGTAAACGGTACTTTATCTCCAAGAGCAATGTCTTTAACATCTACAAGCTACTCTATAAATTTACGTCGGCTTTCTTCTATTTCCTCCGAATGCTCTCGAATATATTTGTCAAATTTACCAACGTTATCTACAAATATTTCATATGCTCCTAAAGTTAACACGATTAACCCTCCTCAAAAACATCCATATACGCTAGATAGTTCTCAACAATGCTATCATAATACATCTGTGCAGTCGCCCCATAGTAGGGAAATTCATTATTCCAATAAGTGCATATCGCGCGGTCATTATTCTCCCATAGCTGACAAAAATCCATCAGCGGAATTTCAGCCTGCATTATATCAAGTTCTACGAAAGCTTTTTCAAATGTGTTTTTAAAATGATGAGACATATAATACCGCCCATTCTCTTCAATAGGAAGACAATAGTCAGCCAAAAGCCTGAAAATAGCATCTTTTGCCTGCAGAAAATTATACTTATCCATAATATCCTCCATCCGGTGCGTCTCTTTTATATTTCTTACAGTCTAGTGGATTACCATTACAACCTACCTCATAGACACATTTATGGCAATCCCGCACAAAATGTTCCTGAGAAATAGAGCCTTCCCACTGTTCATCTAACTCACAGAGTATACCTTGCCAATGTGGACATTGAGTATTAGGAGCTTTACACAAGCCATAGCCATATTCACACCTATAAAAATTTTGGAACATTTTATTTACCTCCCAAGAACTGAATCTGTCGTTGGCGGTAGAGGGCGTTCTTCTTTTACAAGATTGTTAATGACATTTATACTATCCTGCGCAGCATTCTGTGCTTTCTTGAGTTCCGCCTGCTTTTTCTTTTCCAAAACGCGCGTCATTGACTGACAAAATTTGAGGGTCGCTTCATCATTTTCAACACTTTCTTTTTTGGAATCAAGGTTTTCTTTCCAATCCTGATAAGCCCACAAGTCAGCAAGTGTTTTGAAACCTATGCGGATAGAACTATTCGGACCTCTATAACCATCCTCGTTAAAATAGACAGTTTCATCCCTAAGATTGAAATTTTCTGGCGTTGCGAGATAAAAAGACTTAAAAGCAGGAAAATCTAAAAAGACTTTGGTCTTCTCAAGCATATATTTGTAATCGACAGGCTGTTTGCCGCGGATGTAATTTACTATTTTTGTTATTACTATTACAACAATAGCAAAAACCACAGCGAAAATCAATAAAAAAAGTAGTATGTTCATTTATAGCCCTCTCAATTCTTATAAATATACCACGCGCCACGTATTCCATCATTCTCATATCTAATAAGTGGCAGCATCCCAATACAAATAGTAGATTTGTTGCCTTGAATTGTATTACCGAAAGAATCATCATGCATATCGAAAAACTCTACTTCATAAACCTTCGTTGTCTCTATTCCCACAAGTTCTTCGCCAGCGTCTTTATTGATAATTTCACATATTGAACGAAGGTCAAATGCGATATCTATCCCACGATGGTAAGTTTTTTCTATGTCCCATATTCCATTTGACCGATGAATCGCCGCTTTAACAACCGCGTGATTGATTGAGTATATAATGTTCTCCAAATGTTCGTTCATTTTCGTATTCTCCTTTTCTCATTTTCTATATATATTATAACTCAATTTTTATAAAAAAACAAGTTCCACACATAATAAGTCAATTAATAGATTCAACTTATTATGCGTGAAACTTTAGTTTTATATTGATTCATACATAACGTTTTTTCGAGCAAAACATTTTCTACATATATACTTCGTCCCTATTGTAGATATTCCAATACATTCCCACTCATGATCGAATTCTGATAGGCACATTCTATTAGTAAATGCATCATCAATAGGATGACACTTAACTCTTTGTCCCCGCTCTGGCGTCTTTTTATCACACTTCTTATCCCACTTTGAACACCATCCACATGGGGTTTCATATATACAATTTATTGTTCCTGTCATAATTTTACCTCAACAAATCACATCCTGCCCCAAAATACAGGCACAAATTCCATTTCCACCATTCTTAGGATTAGACAGACAATTGATACAGGCTGGTTTTTCAAAGGCCATAGCATTAGCTTGAATAGCTTTTTCACGCTTTTCAGGATAGAAGCTGCATCTAGCTTCATCGCCCTCACAGCTACACATATCACATTCTTTTGTGCCATAGCAGACTCCATATGTGCTAAGATATGAGGTTTCTGGTATCCCAGTAAAAGTATTAAAAATATATCTACGCTCTGATCTTTCGTGATAACAATTACATTTACTCATTTTATCCCCTTTTAGTCCCATAAATCTAGCCTTGTCATCAATATAAATCCTCCGAATATAATTCTTTCTCACCTTTATCACATTTGTGCTGACGAGTAGTAGCACTCATTTGACCATTATTCATGGCTACAATATATGCTTCATATCTATCATAAAAAGTTCCCCTCTCATCAAGAAAGCCCTCAATTGCGGCTACACGGGGAGGGGTTATGCCTGCATCATGCATCGCAGAATAAATGCTTCCATGACGAACTCCTCCAAAAATCGCACCAGTTCGTGTATCTTTAATTGCTGCACAAATAATCATATTTTAATCCTTTCTTTCATAATGTCCGGGAACCCATACTAGGTTATCCCCATTAACTTCCTCCCAAGCATCTGCCATTTCAGTAATACATTCGAGGCAATGAATCCAGATACTACAGCATTGATCCTTTAGAAGTTCTTCAGAAATTCTATCATAGAGGGCAGGAGGAATTCTTTCTTTTACTTCTTGTGTGTTTTCATTAATGCGTTTCTGTATAATAGGAGAAATATCAATAGTAGGACATTTGTCAATCAAATCATACTCATCATCAAATTTAATTTCTCCTCGTATGTATTTGTCTCTCAATTCTTTTAGTTCATTTGCATCAATTGGACGCACCGCTGACACTTTCATAATTTGTTAGTCGTTTTATCACTCTATTTCCTCACTCCAGAACTTGCGCCTACACTCAGGACAACTGATATTAATATTAGTACAGATAGGGCAAGAAAAGTGAGCATCAACTTGTTTAGGACAAAATACCAGAACGCCATGAAAGCATTTTGCATAAGGGAATTGTTTCAAAAATTCGCTTTGATGCGTCTTACGGGAATGTTCAATAGACCACTTTTCAACAATGGCGACAAGCTCGTCTCGCCATTCGAAAGTATTACAACAATCATTTCTGTAAGCGGGACAATTAGAGCAATCACAATCATTATCAAAAGATTTACACATTCGATTACGTTCCTTGATAAATTCTACAGCATCCATTACTTCACTAACCTCCATCCATTCTTTCTAATAATTCTCTCCATATTTTCTCTTCCTACAGGATTCATAGTATGAAGACGGAAAAAATATCCAGTATCTACAATTCCTGCCTGTTCGAGCCAGTTTAAAATATGAATATAATCCCCGCCATCTTTTGCAAAATCGCCAGCATCATGATCGAGACTAATAAAAATAGTGTCGCTACCAGCGAAATTTCTCTCATAGGATTTGATGGCGGCAATGGCTTCATTTACAGAATGTGCCCACACATAGCTATCAAAGGGCGGAGTTCTAATATCGTCAACCCAAAGATTCATTGGAGTTCTCCTTTCTCAATACACATCTATTCCATCTACAACCTCGTCAGACTCCCAAAGCTTCTCAAACTCCTCGCAAGACTGAACAGTAGACGAACAATAGCTCATATTATCTAGAATTTCAAACCATTCCGCCGCGGCGTCATCCCCAATATCCCCAAAGTGAACGGTTTTTACTTCATAATCAGAGTCATGACGCTTACAGAGCAGATTCAAAAAATATACAAAAGAAACGCTCTTATAATTTTCCCCAAACTTTATTACTACATCATTGGAATGATAATCATCATCAAGAATAATTGCTTTTATCATTTTTAAAATTCCTTTCTTTTTCACTTTCTATATATATTATAATAAAAATTCTTTAAAAAATCAAATCCCGCGTAGCTAATCTACGTGGGACTCTAAGAAAAGGGAATATAAAAATGAAAATTATTGGTGATGCGTAGGAGGCTTGAACTCCTAAATTTCGGCTTGAAGGACCGATGACTCTACCAATTCGTCTAACGCACCATTTCCCGTAGCTGGCAACTCTCCTAAACCAACTATGCGGCAGTCCCATTTTTGACAGCCTTCCACGCATTTCACCCTCATCCAAAATGTTAGGGCGGCCAAGTAGAGGCGGATAACTTGGTTTTTTGAGTAGAAAAAGAGTCGTCATTTCTTTAGCTACTCACGCACCTTTACTCCAAAAAGCAATTTCATCAATGCGACTAACTACTGACAAAATTGAGAAAAACAAGAGATTTCCCGATTGTTTTTCGTTCGGGGAGTGGAACCCGCGGCCATCCTGTGGGCGGCCTGACCCAATTGAATTTTGTGTAGAAAACTCAATCAAACCTGTCGTGTTTTGGACACGCAACCAATGCATCACGCACATCAGCGCTAAGTTCACGCTTCTTACTTAGACGTAGCTCATTTCCGGACGGAGTCTCGACCGGCGACAAAGGGCCGCACCTGACAAATTTCTTGGCCTGTCAAACCAAGGACAGTTTCGGGACTCGAACCCAAAATTACGCCTTGACGGGCGTTGTTTTCCCTCGTTAAACTAAACTGACATATATGTGCGTGGCCTAGGCATTTCAATATATCAACCACGCCGGAGGACTTCTGCCATATTACTCCTCTTTGGTAGGCACTTATTGGTATCTAGACTTATACCTGTTGGCAAACCTACAAACCAACCGCCCTTACTGCAGTCAGACGGATTTTTTTGGTAAGATGTAACGCCACTTACCCCTACGGCGGTTTTCAAGTAAAACCAACAAACTCAACTCTCACCCTCATTTTGCGGGGCTGCTCTGTTCGTAATAGACGGAGCAGTACGTCCGGCGACTATAATAACTAATAACTAATAACTGTATGTCGCCTTCACACCTAATTGGGCCGAGGTGGATTCGAACCACCGCCTCCTCCAGCACCTAACCGCACTGGTTCTCTACCATCTGAGTTATCCGGCCCATATTTCTTTCTCTCACTTTCTATATATATTATATCGAAAATTCGAGAAAAAATCAAATTTTTACGACCAAAATTTTGGTGTAGCTGCTTCATTGAAATAAAGTTTAATGAGAGCACCTTCAATCATACGCTCAAGACGCTGTACCGCACGATTATTCAAAGCTATGATTTCATCATCCTTATTGATAAATATATCATGGAACTTATCAATTTCTTTCATACATGAATCAATACAATCGCGGGCAGTCGTGTATGAATATAAGCCGCGCTTCATTGCCATCAAGTCCTTCCTACTATGAACGCCATACTCCCAAGAAAATACATTGATGTCGTTATAAGTGCCAAGACCATTTTCCTCGATATCATCAGCAAATGCGTTCGCAAGGTCGATCATTCGCATTGCATTATAAATAGCCTTAGAGCAAGATGGACTAAAAGGATTTTTTTCACTAATATTGTCCATTCGCTTACTTGCACGAGCTATTACACCCCGCATATTATAGAAAAGCTCATACGGGTTTATCATAGCAATATCCCAAAGAAACTTGCCGTGAAGAGATGCAAAAATATCATCCCAATATTCATTCCACTTGTGATAAGGCGCATAAAGATACTGAAGAGAATTGAGATCAGCTTCAGTCAGCCGCCTAACAAAAGTACGGGCATCAATTACATCAACATTGCCTTCAGGAGAGTATTTGAATGGAGCATTAGAGCTTTCACACCTTACAATTTCCTCCATTGATGGCATTACAATAAGAGCAACATCGCAATCGCTTTCCTCATCGGCAAGGCCATAATTGAAAGAGCCGTAATGCGCGGCGAATATAAGACGATTACCATAAACCTTTTCACCAAGCTGATATGCCTTATTTACATATTCCTGTGGATTTATCATTGATATGCTCCTTTCTTATTTGACATAATGTAATTCAAGTTCGTGAAATCGAATGTTAAAAGAAGGATATGCGGCTTTCATTTTTCCAATATACTTCTCACACAATGAGCCGCCCTTGCCAATCAAAAGGCCGGGCCGCGCTGTGTAAATATCAATCTGACTTTTTGCCCAATCAAAACTATATGAAAAAGGAGGACTTTTACTTTCCTCGCGCCAGTCGCGTAATATTTGATGCACAAGTGCTGGGCTTTTACTCATTAGATATACCTCCTTTATGATACCTTACCTGTTTTAGCATACTCCCATAACGTGTCAAAATGCTCACAATCTTCGTCGGGAAGCGAATTGTTAAAACCAAGGAACAAACAATTGAAACAAGTCAATACATATGCCGCATACCACGTCTTATCGAAATGCCTTTTAGATGATTTATCTACATCACGTGAAACATTCGCACACAAGTCTCCTCCATTGACGCGGCGTCTTTCAACTTTAAACAAGTGCGGCTTGAGTATAAGAGAAAGAACTTCACTTTTATCACACCGCCGCACAGTCGTGCTCTGACGAATAAAATACTGAGTTGCGCCTTCGGCTGTAAGTATCAGAATTTTTTTCATTTTCTTTCCCTCGCTTTCATTTTCTATATATATTATAGCTTAATTTTTATGAAAAATCAAATTTTAGGACGTTGCTTTAAAATTAAAGATTGGCTTCCAGTGGTCAATAATTTCAACAGTAGGCCGCACAGCTTCTTCAATCTCTTCCCAATTCTTGTAAGCGAAAGGTGCTTCATCAATGGTTTCTGCGCAAACATTTGATACAATGCCGTCCATTGACTTTTCAAACTCGTCTAAAGATAATTCTTTTCTTGCCTGAGCGCGAGACATAAGTCGTCCGGCTCCATGTGGAGCTGACAAGTTCCAATCAGAGTTGCCTTTTCCGCGACACAGTAGCGTACCATCCCGCATATTGAGTGGAATAAGACAAATTTCATCATGCTTAGCTGAAATTGCACCTTTACGGAGGATAGTATTTGAGTTTGAGAAATCTATATAGTTATGAACTGACTCAATTGTCATTATAACTTTGCGATTTAAAATTGCAGCAATGTTATAAATAATATTTGCTCGGTTATATTTTGCCCACTTCTGACAAAGTGCCATATCACGAAGATAGTTATTATAGTCATCATCTACTAAATAATCAAACTTAGACGGTGCATCTTTTTTGATAGAGGCTAATGCCTCTGAAATTTCACGCTGACGGCCTTCCTCTTTCAGCGTAGCGATAGCTGCATTACGCTTGTGAGTATATTCTTCAAGGATTCGCATTTCTGCTCTGTTTTGATAATACTTTGCTACCTGAAGACCCAAATTGCGCGAGCCAGTATGTACAACAATCCAATGATTGCCATCAGAGTCTTCGTCTATCTCAATGAAATGATTTCCGCCTCCAAGTGTTCCCATAGACTTAGCAAAATAATCAATTTCACACTTATTGTAAATTTCCTTACATCTCAACTTACGAAGGATAGTTGCGCCAAGTTCAAAAAAAGGATCCCAATCTCTAAATTCGCCATATATAGTGCTCCCTGATGGTATTATCCCCTCCATAAGGCCCTCGCGCAAAAATACTAGCTCGTCCATGGCCAAAGAGCGGTCAATTTTTGCAGCAATAACTCCACAGCCAATGTCAACACCAACAATGTTAGGGCAAATCTTATCTTTTACTAGCATAGTAGTTCCAATTACACATCCCTTACCAGCGTGTGCATCTGGCATTATTCGTATGTGCGCATTTTCTCCTATCGGCGAGGCGGCTAAATCATATATTTGCTCTTCAGCTGCTTGTTCAATGCAACGTGCAAAAATTTTTACATCAAGCATTTCATCTTCTCACTTTCTATATATAGTCATATCAGAGTAAAGTGCTTCACGGCCTTCTTTTCGCCATACATCACATTCTTCTGTTATAAATGCATTGAGATCACGCCAGATATGCCACGTAAAAGGGGCTTCAAAATTTATCAAGTCAAAAATCTTATCACTAACGTAGCCTGTCTTGAGGTCGTGAAATTCAAGAACAACAACGCCTTGAAGCCCAGAGTTGTCAGAATAGGGCTTGACATAGAATTCTTTCTGACGAATCCAAAAGCGGCCACGCCACAAATTGTCTCGTCTCATTCCTTCATTGAATTCACGCACAACTTTATTTACTTTTCGCAATGCCTTCTTGCGATTCAACGTTCTCATTTTAGTGCCTCCTCCATTTGTTTATACACACGCTTGACTTCTGCATATTTGCTTTCTAGCTGCTCATAAAGGTGTCTCATATAGTGAAGAGCCGCCTGTGCTTCGCTTAACTGTGCGCGAGTGTCAGCTAAATCGTCCTGAGATTTCATTAGGTCATCAAGAAGAGACGAATTCTCCTGAAGCAGTTCTTCATTCGACAGATTATGCGGCCACCGTCCAGTTCCAAGATCAACCAGCTCACTGTGCGGCGTTACCACCAGTGGTGCACCATTTTCCTGCATCAGTTTAACAACAAAATCCATCTGAACGTCATTATAAATTATCTTGCCATTTTCCCAAACATCATAACCGCGATTCTTGTAATTCACTTACTCATTCTCCCCCTTTAGATACCCATCCCAGTGATACTTATTTGTGCGGGCCAGCCAATAAATTGTGCGGCCATTGCCATCTCGTGAGGAGCCAACCTCGCCTTCTTTTGCCAACGAACGGAGGACCGCGCCAGCAGAAGAAGGAGTTATGTCTTCCTTGAATAATCTTTTGGCATCGCGCGCAATAGCATATACATCCTGACAACCGTGATTATCGAGCACCTTTATTACTAGTTCTTTTGAAGTCATTTTGTTAGCTCCTTTTCTCATTTTCTATATATATTATAACATACTATTTTAAAAAAATCAAATTTCATTCAAAAAAAACACTCCTGATAAACAGGAGTGTCGTATATCAAACTCTGGTAGTATAATTCAAATTTATCCAACCAGCGCCGCTCTTGAGCTTGCCCCAATCACCGGACACTTCAACGATTGTGTAAGTGCCGTGGTCAGTAATCGCACGAGCAACAGCATAATTAGTGCCGGGGCCTTTACGAATGTTAAGGGCATTTGAATTGACTCGAACGAGGAATGGAACCCCACTAGAGCTAGCCGAATTATTAGATAGCGCGGCAATTTGCTTATCGAGTTCGGTCCAAGTGTTCGGGCCAACAATACCATCAGGAGTAAGGCCGTTCTTCTTTTGGAAATTGAGAACCGCGCCTTTGGTAGAGTTGCCGAACACACCATCCGCACCATAGGAGCCAATATTATAGCCCAGCTTTTTCAGCATTGTTTGGGCTTCTTTTACAGAGGAGCCGCTATCACCAATACCGATTGTTGGACGATTAGTAGATGGTTGGATAGGCTTGGCAGGTTCACTTGGTTGCACAGGCTCTTCTTTCTTCTCTGGTTCTTTGTTTAGTGCTGTCCAAGTAGCAGAACCAATTATACCGTCAACGGTAAGACCTTTATCAGACTGAAACCTCTTGACAGCCTTAAGAGTGCCTTCACCAAACCAACCATCGGCACCAGCAGAACCAACGTCATAACCGTGCACGATAAGGCGCTGTTGTGCGGTCTTGACGGCAGTGCTGTGCGCACCAACTCTGAGGGTCGGATAGGGATTGGAAGGCTGAGACGGCTGAGAGGGGACAACAGGGTCAGGAGTATCAGGAACAACAACCTTACCCATCAGTGCGCCAACGTCGCGTCTAACATCATCCATTGTCTTGCCAAAACGATTGAACCAAAGATAGACGTCACCGTGGTTAGAGCCGAAGCCGAGTTTATAGCTATCATAATGGCAGCAAATTGTCGGGACATCGTGCCCGCGGTAATTGACAGTGCCAAACGGGTCTATATTGTAAAGTTGGCAAATGTAGGCAGTAAATTCGACAGCTTGCTGATAGGCTTGCTCAAAGTAAGCTCTGCGGCAAGGCTGGTTGTGTGCGTAATCATCGCATCTGTTTGTGTTTAGTGCTGTTTATTTTGATAGTCTTCGAAATACACAAAATCGCCTTTGCCTTTGTGCAATCTACTTTTGAAAGTGGAGAGAGGAATATTATTTTCTTCGGCGGCATATTTGATACAATCATAAACTTTCCCATCAGAAAGACGAACAACTTTTCGAGCTTTAGGATTCTTTGCTCCATCCCACCGTGCGAGCTTCTTTTGAGATTGGCTCATTTTTTCACGCGTTTTAGCGGAAGGATTCGAATTAGCTTCACTTATTTTCTTGCGCGTTTCTTCTGAAACTTTTCGGCCAACACAATATTTATTCCCTTTATTGGCTTCACTAATTCGTTGCTTTCTTTCTTCACTAATATGTTTGCCATAGCTCGGATGCTTTGTTTTATCTTTATATAATTCTTTGAGGGCTTCTGAAAACATTTTTCTTGCTTCCTCATACTCTTCAGGAGAAACAATATATCGTGCGGTTCTTGGATTTCTAGCTATTGTCATACATTGATAAGCCCTAACCAAACTTATATCTTCAGGATTTTCTTCAGCCAACAATTTATGCGCAATAAAATGCTCTTTAGCAAATAAGTCAATCAAATTTTCTTTATTATCTGTGCCGCCTTTGCACTTAGGAAGAATGTGATGCCTCTCGTGATATTCCTCTCCACATGAAAAACGTCCTCGTTCTTCTAAAATATTGTCAATAAATTCTTTATAAGTCATTTCTTTCTCCATTCAAAATAAACTTTTTGGGCGCTACCCCGCACTGAGCTTTCACTCCTTCGGATTTCTCTCGAAGCACAGACTATATCTTCGGCTCAATGAGCCGCATACCACTGTCCTTGCCAATCGCTTGCAAGGCACTTAGTCGTTGAACTTTCCTCTATTCAAGGCTTAGCTGCTGATTGCCAATTATATAGCGCTTAGGGTTTGACCATACGCCATCTATTCTTTTCTTTCTGCTTTCGCGGCTTTCACGCTTAGGGTTGTTTCATCCTTACGTTGTAGCAAGAATAGCTTTACGGTTTTCCAGCAATTCGATATGTATTTTTACACGCAAATCGCTTTACGCGGAGACTAGCAACGATGTAATCTCAAACTGGATCCAAAACTTATCATTAGGCACATTCTTATCACCATTAAGTGAACCGTATCTGCCAGAGCCAACGCCCCAAGGACGCTTCTCCCAAGGGCCAGCTTGAATAGTAGCAACGCTGCCGTCCGCGAGTTGGCCAATCCAAGCGTTCAATCCCGCTTGATTTGCAGCCATACGGTTCCAGTGATTACCATTATTGTTCTTACCGATAAGGTTTATAAAATAATTATAATCGGGGTCATTAGTAGATGGCTGGACATAGCGCTTCAATGTTGGGTTACCAGCGCCGGTATCGTGCCAACATACCCCAACAGGAGTTCCATTTGTGGTTTGATTATACCACGCGCCTTGTGTTTGAAAACATTTTATTAAATTCAAACTCATTTTATTTTCCTCCTTCTGTATTATGCTTTCATTATATAAAACATCCACATCAACTGGTCCAGAATATCCTGTAATAGAGCCTTTATCTGACTTTTGCCAAATGTCGCACTCCATACCAGCTTGATTATCATAGGCGGCGCACCATATAGATGCGCCAGCTTCTTTTAGCTTGTCAAGGTCAAAGCATTTGAAATGTGCGCGGGATGTATAAATACCCCAACGATATCCTGCACGTTTTATCGCTTCGCCAAAATCAAGAGCCAGTTGAGTCAGTTTGTCTTTTGAAAGATTTAGTGTTTCTCCCTCTATGTCATAGTAGATGGGGAAATCTACACGACGATTACCCAGTATATTGAGTGCATAGGCTGCTTCCTGTGCGCCGCTTGTAGGTTGCTTGTCGGCACGAGTATAAACGCCGATGTTGAGGCCGGCTGACTTACAACTACTAAACTGGGTTTGAAACAAAGGATTAATAAAGGTTACACCAGTTGCCAATTTGATAATGGCAAATTCATAACCATCCTTTTTAAGTTGTGTGTAATCGGGTAGATTACGATATTGATTTAGATCTACGCCTATCATTTGAATTGATCTCCTTTTGTAAAACCTCAATTATCTTATATTTTTATTTACACACCGGATCCGGCACCCAAGTATCCATAATATTTCCACTTCGAATCATAGAATTCAACCAAGCCCACATTTGCCCAGCTTGAGCCATTATACACTTCAGCCTGATAAACCAGACATTGGGTTTGTTTTGTTTGGGAATAGACTCGAACAACAACGCTTCCACTTACAGTGTGAGTCGCACCAGACGAAATTGTAGAACCGTTTAAGGTCGCTTCTTGAATGGAGGTTGTACTATCATCTTTCAAACTGTAGGTAACAGTCAAAACTTCTCCTTTATTCAATACCGCTCCGTTTGCCAAAGTTGTGCCACTTCGTTTGACCGTTAGGTTTACTCCACTATCATAGTTGAGAGACAATGTAAAAATTGACGGCTCAGCAACTACTACAACAGTAACATTGCCACTAACAGTATGTGAATGACCAGATGTAAATGTAGCTCCATTTACAGTGTGAGTCTTGATTGTATAATTCGTTGCTGGCGTAAAAGTAAACTTCAAAACATCGCTATCATAAATTGCTGCGCCATCTGTCAACATGCCAGTTCCCGCACCAGCAGGTGAACTTGTGCGTTGGCAAGTTACGGTTGCATTTTCGGCGCTGATTGATAAGGTTCGCTCAAGATAGTGCGTGCCAGAAGTGACGGTTGCTGTGCCAGAGCCATTGGCTGTTTTCTGGATACTACCGCTCATTGCTACAAAAATTGCCGTAGAAACATCAATCTTGACCCGTTTTGAACCACTTGCTGATGAGTGCGTCACCACGACAGAAGCAGGAGATGGGGTTCCAATAAATTGTTTCGTACCACCATTCGTATGCCCATCAATTCTAAGAGAAGAAGTCGCAACACTAGAAGTATTATCTATCGCTGTAACTGTAATATTTGTCGTGACGTTTGTACCATAGTTTGCTGTGCCCCAATAGGACTGGTCGCAACTTTCAAAAGTAACTGTAGTTTGATTGGTTAGCGAATTATATGATGTTGTATAGTTTAGATAAGATGTTGTGCTCCAGCTATAAATTGTATTTTCAACCTTGTAAGATATCTGTGCCATTTAGAATACCTACCTTATGCTGTTCTCTTCCAAACATAAACTGCGAGGTAAGGCGGCATATTGTTATGGGCTTCTCCGTCGCCGACATCGCCCGTATAAGAACCGACTGCCCAATAAGTACTTTTACTACCCACGTTCGGATATCCAATCGGGGCATAATTATTTCCAGCGCTCGCATTTGGATAAAAGATTGAGTGGTTGTGCGAAGGTATTTGCTTTGTTGTTAGTGCTACCGCCGCTTCGCCACCAGTTGAACCTCCTGTATAAGTAGTACCAGCCGCAAGTAAAAATGTGTCCTTGATTTGTTCCCATGTGCCAAAGCCAAAAAGTGTCTTTGGATTGGTTGCAACAGTTGACATATAAATCGCACCAACTGGGTAGACAAGCTGTGCCACATTGACTTCTTTCAAGAACATTTGGCCAGTGGTTGGGCTAGAAGGTTCAGTTGTGCCATAGTGAACATTTTTTGTTAGCTTGAGTGGGCCAGTCATCGTACCGCCAGCAGTAGGCAAGGCCCCCAAATTCGTACAGGCTTGTGCTGCAGTGGTTGCTCCAGTGCCACCTTTTGCTATGGGCATTGTAGATTTATAAGAAATCAAGCCATTTGCAATAGACACATCGCCACCATTTTGGACACCACCAAGAGATGTTCCGGCTTTGGGCAGGCTGTAATTATTTGCACCCGCGGCAATGCCAGCAAGTTTAGATTTCTCTCCAGACGTATAGTCATTAGATGACAATCCTTTGCCAGTTTCTTTATCGACCTTATTGTCAATATCTGCCTGAAGCTCAGTTTTTACAGTATTTAATTTTTGTATAAAATTATGCCATAGGCGTGCTGCGCCTGTCGTGCCTAAAGGTTTCTCAGTTTGTGCCATTTATATTCCTCCTTTACTCCAATTAGTAAGTCAAATTAGATGCATTTGCCACAGCCGTTCCGCAAATCGTATCGACCTCACCCTCTGTTAGAAAAGGGCCTTTGATAAAACTGCTGTCATTAGTTAGCTCAGATGTCTTTGTTGGAACGGTGATATTTACCTTACGAGTAGAGGCATTTACACTAATATCCGTTCCATTTTTCTGAATACCGACAATTACATTACGCTCCGCATTTTGCGCTACCGTATTTATGAGGCTTTTCAATGCCTCGTCAGAGAACGGCAACTGTGTATAAGTTTTAGTTCCATCACCGATTTTTGCGCGGAGTTCACCTTCCGCTGTATCAACCAGAATAATTTCGCCATTGAGAATTACGGGATTATTTTTTGTCCAGTTTGCGCTGGTATCTCGTTTATTTTGTATTCTTGAAAGAAATTCACGAGCCATTGAAAAACCTCCTAAAATAGAACGCCCGCCCCGTTCGTTTTAAAAACGAGGCGGGTTTTCATAGATTTATATTACCGTAGAAGAAGAACCGCAGTTAAAAATTATATAATCTGTTTGAGTTAGGTCTTCAATTTTGTGATTGTGATTAGCGGCAGCAAACTCACTTGCGTTATGAGAAATAATGTCGCCACAATCGGCTGAATTGACCTTCCCTTCAATTTCAGTTTTAAGAGCCGCGGCCAAGTCCGTTTTAGCTACTTCACTCTTACTTGCCAGCGCGCCAGTCGGGACAGAAATATTAACTTTCTTACCAGAGGGAGCGACTTTTGTTCCATTGACTTGAATTTCTTCAATGACATTGACCTGTGCGCCTTCAGCGATTCCAGAAAGCTTAGTCTTCTCAGTTGTCGTATAGTCATTAGTAGAAAGACCTTTGCCTTCTTCCTTATCGACCTTACCGCCAATGCTGGTCTGCAGTTCAGTCTTCGCAGCATCAACTGCATCGCTGACGGCCTTAGTGACAGAACCCGCACCATCACCATTCAAAGTTGCTATTGCGGTCGTGTTCTTTTGAACTTCACCAGACAGGGTAGAATACTCACCTTGATGGCTAGCCGCATAATCAATCAGCTCTTTGAATGTGTCGATTGTACTATTATCGCTAACATCAGTTGCAAACTTATTGATTGCATCTTTTATCTTCTTATCAACAGAACCTTCAACAGTATCCGCACCATTCAACTTAGTAATGGCGTCAGTATTTGTCTTGATTGATGCTTTAATTGCAGTGTCATCATAAGTCGCGGCAGTTTTCGCATCTGCAATCATTTGAACGACAGTCTTATCGCTAGGAACAGTACCAACTTTTTCGCTCAGAGCATCGACAGCTGCTTTTGCATTATCACCAGCCGCTTTGGCTTCAGTAATAGATGCGTCTTTGCCATTAGCATACTCTTTCGCGGCTTCTAATGCCGTATCTGCCGCACCTTTCGCATCATATGCTGTAGAATCAGTGTAAGCGGCAGAGCCAAGGCCGTGAACCTTTACATCGGTTCCATCGAACTTCACCGTACCATTAGCCGTACCTTCGACAAGGGTATAAACCTTATCGGCAGGAATAGTAATAGTGCTTACGGGAGTTGTGCCCCAAGCACCGCCCTTGGCTTTGGAATACAGATAATACTTATAAGAGTCGTCAGCATCAACCTCAATCTTATATTGAGTGTCAGTGTCCTGAATCTGGCCAGCAATATAACCTTCCAAACCGTCAATTTCATCAGCGCTATAAGATGGCTTAGTAGATGCCTTCGCCCAATCATAGACGTCGGCTGCAATGCTACTAGCCCAACTAAGTTCTTTGAATAACTTGATACCATCACCAACTTTGAACAAAATGGCAGGCTCTTGGGCAACGGCACCAGCTTTTGCGGGAACGACAACAATTGCAATTTCGCCATTCAGCAACTTGGGGTTGTTGGTTTGCCAATTTGCAAAAGTGTCTATTTTATTTTGTATTCTTGTATTAAATGTAGTGTTTGCCATTTATATCACTCTCCTGTAGTAAGGCCGCTATTGCCACCATTTATGATGAGAGTTTCATCAGCCGCTTGGACTATCTTGGAAAGACTTACTGTATTGATAGACATAATACCATCTACGCCAACAGCAATTTGGTCTTTCGCAGAAGAACTCTTGACAACGCCAAGCTTCTCGGCAGTAGCAACAGGAATATCAACTTTCTTTTCACTAATTGGAGCATCAGTGCCGCCAATAGAGATAGCTTCAAGAATGTTAGCTTGAGAGCCAGCTTCAATTGCTCCCAACTTTTCCTTTTCAGCGTTAGTATAGTCATTAGAGGACAATCCTTTGCCAGTTTCAGTAGAAACTTTACCAGCAAGCGCATCAGCTAAACCGGTTATTTTGTCTTGGCCAAGAGCATTGATGTTGAGCTTACCATTCTCATCAAGTGTAAATTCTGCCTCATCAACAGACTTCACAACATTGACCTCAGCGCCGGTTGCTATGCCAGCAAGCTTTTCGCCTTCGGCTGAAGTCATCAAACGAGAGCCTTCAACCTTATCAACTTTCCCTTTGAGATCGTCTTTGGTTGCATAACCATCAAGAACAACCGCACCACCAAGGTTATCCCAACCAGTGCCGTTCCAAGCGAAGTTATCACCAGCACGCACGCCATTTTCGGCATCGGCACCTACAACATTCCAAACGTCACCGATTTCGTTCCCTTCGGAAGGTAGTTCGGCGTAGGTGTCTTTGCTACCCTTATAGCGCATAACGCTAGAAACTTTTGCATCAACTTCGGACTTTGTATAAACATTGCCCACTTTAGTTTCCAAAGTAGAAACCTTAGTGCCAAGACCTTCATGCACAACGCCATCATCATCAGTATAACCATTGACAGCGTGTTCAAGGGCCGTTACGCTTGTTGAAAGACCTTCAACTGTGGTGGTGTCCGGCTTTACCCAGCTAAGTTTGCCATCAGCGCCTTTAACAAGTTGAGCGCCAGCAACAGCGCCAGCAAAACCAACGAGGTCAAGCTTATCATCAATTTTGACAAAAACGTTTTCATTGATAGCAATATTGCCACCAACTTCTTTCAGAGATTTGTCAGGTTGAATAACATAAAGAGTAGCCTTGCTGTTTTCAACAACGGCAATAGTTTGACCAAAATAATAAACGGTTTCAGAACTGCCCGCTTCTTGCGCAGTTGCCGCGGCAGCTTGAGCAAGTTCTAAACTTTCAAAATAACTTTTAGCGTCCAGAGGGAATGCCGTCTGACGGCTAAAAGCAACAGCAAAATCAAGAGTACCAAATGTCAGTGCCATTATATTTTCCCTCCTTTATCAAATTGTGATAGTGTAGCTGTTTGCCTTTGCAACAGGCTCAGCAAAGTCAGTTACATAGACTTTATAGTCAATTGCGCTTGCCCCGTTTGCGCCCTCAACTGCAACAGTCGATTTGACAAACGCGCTCTTGATTTCAGCGTTCAAACCATTGACGTCTTTTACGGAGTTGACATCGCGCAGAGTTGCGGGGTAAGCAAAGACAACACGAACAGCACCAACTGGAATTGAAACAGTAAAGGACTTACCGTTAGCCCAAGCAGTATTGGACTTACCAGAAAGCGAACGAATTGCCGCACTATCAAGTGTGTCCTTCGTAGTTTTAGTGCCATAAAAAGTGTTGCGGTAGCCAGTGATTGCACTAGATGTCGCGCTCTTAGAACCAGCAGCAATTTGTACCACAGGGCTAGACGGACTACCAAGATTATCCTTTGCAACCACGCCTGCACCGTGTGTTGCTTTAGCGGTTATCTTATAGTTGGTACCATCAGCAACAGTAATAGCATCAAAAGAGCCGCTTGCTGTAGTAGCGGTATTACCAGCCGTATCACTAATTTCCCAAGCCGTAGCAGTAATACCAGTAGCAGGGCCATAAGTATAAGAACCAGTGCTCAAAGTCGCGCTCCAAGTCGGAGTGACAGTAGTACCGACTTCATAAGCTTTTGCTTGGCTAAAGGTCAAGCTAACAGACGGCTGAGTCGGAGTGCCGGGCTGAAGTCTCTTAGAGAAGATTTCAGTAAAAGCTTCGGCAACGGACTTCCCTTTGACAGCGAAAGTTGCTGTACCGTTTTGAGTCTTAGCCATATTACCAACGGCGGTATAATTGCCTGCCATTGTAATATTATCACCGAAATAAACATTGGACGCATCATAATTGCCATCCATTGCCTTCCAGTTTTCGCCATCATAAACATAGGCCGTATAAGATTTATGTGTGCCATCAATATCGTGGCTCACAATGGCGAAATCGCCAGATTGGAGTTTTGCATCGCCTACTGCGGTAGTAATAGCAGCAAGGTCGCCTGCTGCATTCGCAGACTCGGCCTGAAATACTTGTGCGGCACTTGCCCCACCAAAATATTCAAGCTGCTCCCAAGTTTTTGTGCCGTCGCCAATTTTTATCTTGACGCCGCCGTCAGCTTCGAACTCGACACCAAGTTCGCCTTTAAGCAAAACTTGATCTTTATTCTCAAGCCATTTTGCTGTGCTATCATTGCGCAGGACTATGCGAGTGTTAAATGTAGTCGTAGCCATCAGCGTTCCCTCCGTGGATAATTTTTACATTTTCAAAAGAATTTAGTGAAACATAGGTCAATGTTTCTTCGTCCCATTGATAGAGAGTTCTTTCTTTGTCTGCCTTATATATCGTATTAGTTTTGCCTATGGATGGAAAGTCATAGTGAGTGTCCGCATTTACCACGCGGGCGTCATCCTCACTCCCATCTCCACCAATGTAAGGTAAAGCCTGATACGCGGTTTTGCCATCGCCAATTTTCAGACGAAATGTATCTGTCTCAAAAGCAGGCTCCCCTTCATTGAGTATTGGATTTCCCTCAATCCATTCATTATGTTGGCCACGGCGTAGTTGAAATACGGTTTTATAAATTCTTGCCATTATTTCTCCTTCGTCCAGCCAGCGACGCCACCGCCATCATATATAATGACATTATCATCGGGTTCATCAGGATTGGAGGTCGAACCATAGAAAGTCTTCTCATAATCATAGAACTTGACTTGATAGTCCTCACTAATGTGCTCTATTTCATCAACAGTTCTAAGCATTAGATTTGTCCTCCTTTCAGAACATCAAACAATCTCTCTTTGATTGGTGCGGATACATAACTGTGTCCATTTGCCAATAAGACTCTGAGTTGAATAATCACGAGGCTCCGCTCTGGTGTCGTAATAATTCCGGGCGCGGCAAAAGACAAAGTATCCTCTTGAGATAAATCAACTTGAAGGCAATTTTTGATAGAGTTGAATACGCAATCATCTGTTGATTTTTCTAAAACTACTTCTCCATTCTGAGAGTAAGACACAAATACTTTTTCAATTTGCGCCGCGTCGAATGGAATATAGAAATTATGACGGTGTGTGCCACCACGAACCATTGTTTCTCACCTCACAGATTTTCTCTTCTGTAAAGTAGCTAAAACCGTTCTTTAGTCCAATAAAAACAGGCCGTGATTTCTCACGACTATAAATGTCTTATTTATTTGTAAGATAATCCCAAACATCTTCCGCGCTTTCAATAAGTATGGGTTTGCCTGTACGGGTTATCATTCTCTTTTCAGATTTATAATGCCCACCAGCAATACCCCAAAGGTAGTATTTTATTACTCCCTCATCGTCATCCAGCACCCTCTCGAAGAAGTCTATTATCTTACGAGTTACGCCATCGAGTGCAGGAGCGTTGAGAGAAATTCCATTTTTATCCAACATATCTATCCAATCATCATACTCAACAGCTGAAATCAGCAAGCCGATAAAATCTTCTTTGGATATTGAAATGTTTATGTCTTTTTTAGCTTCCATATGTATCTCTCCCACTAAAACTTTTTACAATTTATTATAACGAAAATTTCGTCGAAAATCAAGTTTTTACTCTATACAGAGCGGGATTCCATTCATTTGTGATAAGACGTCAGAATGTTCCTCATTGTGAGAATCAAACTGTTCAATGTTATACCACAAATGTCCAGATATAGCAGAAGCATATGTTTGGTCTTCGTCTTGCGGCTCCTCGTCAATTGAAGAAAAGTCCTTTATCCATTCTACAACATCCGAAAGACTTTCGGCATCGACAATAAAGGATTCATAGCTGACAGGGCTGCCGCATTGTGCGAAATAAAGCATTTTGAATCACCATAGTTTATAACCCTCGCGGAGAAATTGCGCATAAGGAACTACCGCGCGGATTGAAATTTTTGAATTGAGCATTTGTGCGTAGAGGTTTCTGTTTTCATCTTTTGGCTTCCAGCTTTCTCCATCCCTTTCCCAGTATTTCAAAAAAGTTGGTTCTTGTTGTTTTCCATCCTTTCCTTTTTTCTTTTTATGGAACTCTTTATTTGTAGAGCCTTCAAAAGCGGATGTAATCGCAACTTGAGTATCGTCTAAGCGATAAGATCGTAAATAAACTTGCTCAAGTAAATCTGATGCTGGAATCAGATAACCACCGCCTAAATTATAAAGACAAACGGTGTCAGGCACATCATCTGTTGTTCCCATTGAAGCTATTTCAGCGAAAGCTCGCTTTAGTCCATCAATAATGCTTGCAAATGGCGTGCGATTGATATCTTTATTGAAGTAGTAATTTGCAATATATTCTGAAAAACTTGAACCAATCCATTCGCTGATTTGCGGATATTGAATAAGTTTATTTGGATGAATGTTAAATTTAAGTTCCTTTAGTTCAGAACCATAACCAGAATAATTTTTTACTTGGATGCCAAACCCTTGGAAAAACTGGATATCGGCTTTCATTTGTTCGCCACTAGCAAAAGCGTCAGCTATTTTACCTTGCGCTTTTCCCCCAAACAAATGTGAGATGTATTGGAATAAAACATAAGTTTGAAACTCACCAAAAGCGCCAACTATATTAGCTATTGCACCATTCCAAGTATATCCTGCAATACCTAATTTCCGGCTAGAGATTTGTGTGCGCCAAGCTTCTTGAAAAACATTTTGAAAATCTTGCGATGTCTGACCATAGCCAATTGTAGCCATTATAAAAGATTTGATTTCTTCTTCAATTTGTTGCTGTTGACTAATATTCTTTTTTGCTAAGCCTTTTTTACTTACCGCAAAAGGATTCGCATTGCCTTCTCTATCTTTTGTCCTAAGTTTTGAATTAGCTTCCCAAACAAATTCTTTTTTGTTGGTTGTCAAGCTTATCAAATTTGGATCATTCAAAATTTGGTTTTTAAACCATTCAAGGCTTTGTGCTTCGACTTTCAACTTACGCCCCATTGTAGCATTGACAACACCTTTTAGCAAGCCAGTTTCGTCCAGTTTTTTCTCAATCGCGCCCTTTTCAAGACCAAAGTCTATAGTAAGTGTGCCAGCCTTCAAATTGCCACTAACTGATAGCTTTAAATCAGCCTTTCCAACTTGGCCTATTTTTTGAAGTTCAGCAATAACAGTTTTTTCTACCTCTTTAATGTAAGTATTCAAGGTGTTCTCAGCAACAGAAGCGTCCAATTTAACGACAAGACGAGAAAAAGTAGCGTCTTGATCCCATTGCCCTTTTGTAGAAAAACCATATTTACAGTAAAGCGCTTGAGTAAGCCTATCGTTATCTAATTGCCGCAAAGCATTTGTATCTTGCTGAAATTTTGACAGTTTTTCTTTGACTTGCCGCACAAATTCTCCAAAAGAAGAAACCGTTGTCCCTAGTATGGCGCTATAAAAAGTATTCTCTTTTTCTCGCAAAGCTTTTATATTGTTCTCATAATTGTGCCGCTGGTTAAATTTGTAGCGACCTGTGCGCGGCATATAATTATTCGGGCCGTAAGGCGAATAAGTATGTAATACATCATTATAAACCGTTCCCATCTACAAGCCCTCCTTTTAGATATAAAAAAAGAGGGGCGATTGCCCCTCACGATATATAAACAGTTAGTCTTTCAATGCCGCTGCCACTACGGAACTAACTGACCTGTGGCAATAGTAAGTAGATTTAGTGAAACTTCATTCTAAAAAAGAGCTGCTCAATTTTCAGTGTTGCAAACAATTCCAGCAAGTTGAGCTACAGCAGAACGCTCTGTAATAGGAAGATAAATAGTTTCATAGAGTGCATTGCCTTTCAGAGTTTCCTCCATCGCACGCATACCATTATCAACCTCAAACATTCTGCGATCGGTCTGACTGTGATAGTCGCCATTTATCCAAATTTCAGTGCCTTCACCAGCACGACTAATAATATTGCCAGCGACTTTACGAGTAATGTTCTGGCCTTCGCTGACATAAATAATGCTGTTTTCAAAACTGCGACCTTTGATAAAAGGCAAGGCTACAAGCTCAATCTTGCCAGAAGCAACAAGATTTTGAGTAGCTTCGCGGCCACCGAATTTATCCCATAATGGAGCAAGAGTCCATTCGAGTTTTTCATCCATTCCGCCTTTGAGATAGCCAATGTCAGGCACACCCTCAAGTGTTATGTTAGGACGTATATATACGAGTTTTTCAAAAGCGCCTTTTTCGATAAGACTGAAACAGGCACCGCTCATTAGGAAGTCCTTCATTTATACCCTCGGTTTCCCGATATTTATTAGGGGATTAGACTATATCATCAACTTTTTGTTTCAAAGTTGTCGCGCACTTCGGGATTACTCCCTACTCCCTGTCGGGATAGTCGTTGAACCTTCCGTTGTCTAATGGCTTGGCTGCTGATTACCATACCTTGCGGCTTAGGCTTCCAGCAATTCACGCGATTTTCATTCTTAGGTCACCCTAAGAAGGGGCAAGTTATTTACCCGATCCGAAGACGCCACCAAGAGCCTTTACTGGAACTCGCCTATCCATAAGAGAATGAATGGCCAGCTCCTGATATACGTTGCGCGGCTTGATAACACCACAGTAGTCACTTTGGAGCGTCATATAATGAACTTTCTCAAACTCGTTGTTCTTACAAAAATATTTATCTATAACTTTACCATCAGCGTCATAGATGATCAAATACTGGTTTTCAACTAAGCCCATCCCCGCAGGTGTAAAAAGGCCAGAATAAAAATCCTCAAGTCCTTGTTCTGATGGATGCCACTCATAATAGCCAGTATATTTATCCATAACAAACCTCCTTAGTTCCAGAGTTCGCTGATGTCGCTTATTATTTTTTGAACAATGCCGTGCTCAAGAGCTTCGTCAGCCGTAAGTTCCCAATCCTTGACTAACTTATCACGAATATAATCATCTGAAAAGTCAGAGTGCTCACGAATTACATCAACAAACTTCTTTATTTCTTGCTCGTATTTCTTCATTGACTCAATAGCATTTGCGGCGTCTTGTGCGAGAGAAATCGAACCATAATGGAACAAGATTTTTGAACTCTCAAGAGCATAGCGTTCGTGGCAATGAAGATATATCAGAGCAGCCGCGCTAGCTGTGCGGCTCATCATAATACCAACTATCGGAGTAATACTCAGATTTATTACGTCTTTGAGCCATAGATAGCTGTCTAAACTGCCACCGGGGCTGACAAAATAGATAATAATCTTTTTCCTCTTCGAAGGTTCTATTGCGTCATCCTCCTTATTCCAGCGAATAATCTGGCGGCACATATCACCTATCGCTTCATCATCTACCTCGCAATCGAGCCAGAGACGACGCTCATTGAGTTCTTTGTAATACGCTAACAGGCTTGGATTAGCAAGCTGATAGTTAGCATCATCTCCCAAACCCAAAAACAGACCTAATTCTTCCATAGGCTCCTCCTTTGATGTGTTTTGCGGTTGCCCGCATTTCTAAGTAGACTTTTTGTAGCTAATATATATAAAAAAGTCCACATTAGGTTTTTCTAATGTGGAACTGTTGGCAGAGGTAACAGGACTCGAACCTATAAATACGGCGTCAAAGGCCGATGTGTTGCCAATTACACTATACCTCTAAATTTATATAAAAAGAGATTTTTTAGCCTAACGCAAGGAAAATCCCTTATAAAACCTTATATGGGTTGAGGGCGCCGTTTCAATCGCCCGCATCTGACTTGGGTTTCGTGTACCGCACACTTTGATTTTTAGTTTTGGCACGGCCTACGCCTATGGCTACGTCCCAATTATGTCAGCCGGTATTATCTTCACCTGACTTTTACTACTTGTCTATCAACCCTAGTGGCACCGATACTGGGCATTGCCTTTTAGCATAACTCTATCGCGTGGCTCTCTAAGAGTTGGCCACCGTTGCCTCACATTGACACTAATCTAATTAGCTCAATAACGCATCCTCTCCGAGCGAATACCGACCTCAGCACCGCGAACTCAGTTTAGGCCTGAGTTCGACTTTTGGAAAGTCCCAGTGAATAAATTATACCAAAGCTCCCTTATCAATAATTTACATCAGCGCGATTGCCTAACAAATCGCCGAGCTTGCGGGAATGGCCATATTCACCGCTAACGTTTTAGCTTCAACTCCGAAAGAACAGCCGAAAATAAATCGGCTTGTCCAAATTTTATTCAAAATTCTCAGCGCATATCCTCAAAGATACGGGCAAGAATTTCTCCCAGATTTTCAGGCTCCCGCGCAGTCTTCGCGGTAACAGTTTTAGTAGATGATGCATCTACTTTCTTCTTAGCTGTGGCACAATTATCAAGAACGGCGTCAGCAAGCCAATTCAGTACGGCATCTATTGAATAAATTTCCATCATCTTATCAGCATAGTCCATATATTCTTTAGCTGTCTTGTCATACTCAGCACTGACCTTGTTGAACTTTTTTCTCAGTTCAAGAAAATGTTCTTTGTCTTCTTCTCTACGTTTTCTGGCCGCTTCCTTTGCTTCAACTTTCTCTGCGTCAGCTTTCTTTGCTTCGGCTTCTGTTTTTTCAAGCGCTTCCGCTGTGTCAAACAGCATATGAAGAACATCACTATAATATTTCATTTTACTTTACTTCCTTTTCAAATTTTCTTACGAGGGCCTTTTTATAGAGAGGCCCAACTCTTTGTCCTGTTCGTCGGACCGCAGTCCTCATTAGATTTTGTTATGTTCATAAGCAAAACCTCCTGTCGCTCAAGACATTTTTAAAACGGAGGAAGAAACATCTTCCTTGGATGCAGGAGTGGGAATCGAACCCACGAAATCTGGCTTATGAGGCCAAATGGAGAACCTTCTCGTCCTGCCATATAAATCCAACTAAATATTACTGGGCCTTCGCCCTACCTCGATAAACCTTCAAGCATATTCTGCCACACGGGAGATAAGTCTGAGCATACAGGCCGTCGCCCATACACTTCTTACCCCAGCAACAACATTGACTTGTTACTCTTGGATAACCCAAGTGTCTAATGTCGCCTAATCCGCCAGAGGATTGATTACCCCTACCTTTCACGGGATGTTCAGAAAGATAAAATAGTAATGTCTATTATTACTGACCATCTTTTGTATAAGTCCCCGTTGTGTTCCGCTACTCGGATGCTGTAGAGTGTCAAAGACAGATTTCACATTCCCTGCCATCTCAACGGAACGAGCTTATTGGTTTTCCCAAGGATTGCCACAGGCACCAACTAAGACCTAACTTGGGTTCGGCTTGGCTATTCACCAAGCTGTCTATTGCGCTCGCCACTCCACGGCTGCATTTGCTTGCGATTCACTCAGCACAATTCCTGCTCTTCTTCCCACTTGAGCGACCGCTCTACTTCGGCTCATCTCTCGATGGCCTCTCAGTCCAGTATCCACAAGTATCCTTGTTTCGTTTCTGCTGTGCTAGCTGGAATTTCTCAGCCGGAACACCGAATTCCGTCTTCACTGAGTTAGTATTATTTAATTGGATGTATGCCAGCGCTCTTAGCGAAAACAGAGGACACCACGTGTAGGTGGCACTAGCATCGTCCTCCTTTGACTTTTTCTTTTCTTTATCTTATGTATATATTATATCAAGATTTTTTGAAAAAGTCAAATTTTAAGAAAGGAAATTTGAAAAATGAAAAATGAAATTATTGGCAAGAGAGAAAGGAGTTGAACCTTTAATCTTCAGTTTTGGAGACTGCTGCCTTACCTATTGGGCCACTCTCTTATAATGGAGCTGAGTATCAGATTCGAACTGATGTGGGCATGAGCCTGCAGATTACAAAACTGCTCCAATCGACCACTATGGGAACTCAGCGTTTTATGGCCGGAAATGTTGGATTCAAAATTATTTGCTTTTTACTTCAATCAATTTTTTATTATCCAAGTCCAAATTATAATACCCCAAAGTAATTTTTCTATGACAAGTAGGACAAAGTATACACAAATTATTGACAGAATTGTTGTTTCTATTACCATCAATATGATGTACCTCTAAAATTCGTTCATCTTCATTCCAGCCACAACATAAACATTTATGCTCATAGTTTTCTAAGGCTTTTAAGCGATAATTTTTAGACTTTTCCCACTCTCCATTTTCTTTTCTTAATTGATTTTTATGCTTATTGCCACATTCTTTGCTACAATAAAAGAAACCAGATATATTTTTATCAATATCTTTTTGGCTACGAAAAATTTCTTTTCCGCAATAGACACACTTTACATATTTCCCTGCTCTTTTAGCTTTACAATTAGGGCAACGATGCATTCCATCTTTTTTAATATCACAATATAAGACCGTTTGAGCAGAAGGTTCCCATTCATATCCACATTCAAGGCACTTTATTCCAATGGGGTTTCTACGATTAGTATAATTGCCAATAACAGTAACTTTCTCCAAAAAAGTATCCACTATTCTTTTAGATACCTCTTCTTGAGTTAATTTTTTACCCATTTTATTTACTCCTTGTGAAATGGTCGGGATGACGCCACTCGAAGACGCAGTAATGTCCTAACCCCAAATCAGGCGGGGTTCCTCTTCCCCTACATCCCGTTATATATAAGTTAAAAAGTTCATAAAGAATAAATAAAATGGCAAAATTTTTAGAATTCTTGACCCCAAATCAAGTGTGCTACCATTACACCACATTCCCGAAATGGTGCGCCAGACTGGTGTCGATCCAGTTATTCCCGAAGGAAACGGGGTTACGGCCCCCCGCAGTTGCCGATTTGCTACTGGCCCATATGGTGCACCGCCTGGGTAACGATCCCAGCGCACCCGCCTTAAAAGGGCGGTGCTCTTCCTCTGAGCTAGCGGCACATAATGGAGGCTCAGGAGAATTACGATATCTCACCCTTGCGGTTAACGGCCGCACGCTCTGCCTCTGAGCTACTGAGCCATATTAAAATGTACTGTGTTCTTGCTGTTGAGTGGTATAGTGTATGGCGTGTTAATTTAAACTGCTCTTCCTTATCTCCGCAGTACAAGAACTTTATTTCAACGCCTTGGCATCAGTACATACCTATAATATGTCTGCCATTCTGGGAATTGATACGGCCTTTTCCATCCGACACCCTACTTCTGTTCCTTAACTTCCCCTCGACGAGAAAGCTGTTCAATGTTCTCAGACATAATTATTTTTAAAAGTTGAGAAGGCACCGCAAGAGCGAATGAATAATAAACGCAAGACTCACAAATCCAACTTACAAAAAGTTTTTGCTGATAAGTAGTCTTTAAATGGCGCGGAGCCTTGGACACGAACCAAATAGCTGAATAGCTACACATCGCTTAGCAGGCGAGTCCAGTGCCTTACTGGTTGACTCCGCATATTGGCGCGGGACGGAGGTGTCGATCCCCACAGGTTTTACCTGCCCACGGTTTTCAAGACCGGTCTCAGAGCCGTCTGAGTTCATCCCGCATTTTTACGCTTCCAACTCTTCAAGAATTAAATCTCTTGGAAGAAATTGCTTACACAAATAACAAGAACCAAAAGAAACTCCTTTTTGCACTTGAGAAAAATCTGCATTGGTATAATAGTTAATTCTCTTGTCAAAGCCAAGATACTGGAGTCCATCTTTCATATAAGGAAAGCGCTTTTGCCCCTGCAGAGCTGGAACCGGCAGTAACATTGCGTATGGCTTTTTTAGTTCAAATAGGCGCTTCAAAACATTGTCTTTCTGAGAAAATGGCGGATTAGAAATTATAACATCGTAATGTTCTTCTGGTTCATAGAAGAAAAAATTTTCTCCATCGTCAATATGACTATGAATTACTTTTAAACCCGCTTTTTCAAACTCTTGTACATATTGCGAAGTTTCTTTGTCAAATGGGCACCAAATTGTGACCGCGCGCCCCATCATTTTTTCAAAAAGCTTGATGTACTTAATCAACGGTCGCACCGCATAAGCCGGAGTATATACCTCATCCGAGCCTTTGTCGGTCTTTGCGGTTAAATAACCTTTATTTATTGCCATGTTTTTCCTCTTTTACTTAAATTTAGCAAATCCACTCACAATTTCATCTAATGTGCGCGGCCTATAATCCATCCAAGGCATCATACAGCCAACATTATAAAACTGACAAAGATTTTTTGCTGGACGTTCATATGGGTCATGTTCTATTTGATATCGTAAGTTCTCCAAATATTCATTTTCAAAAGTTATGTGAACGTGACCATATAGCATAAAAGAGGTTTCTGAATAGTCAGACTTGTAGAATGGAATGGGGTAATGACAAAGAATGACTCTTCTACCGTTGTCATTTACCTCTTTATAATCTTTCCAGTCTTGGAAATATCTACGCACTTCTGCGCTTGGATTTTTAATATCGTGATTACCGGCAATTAAATATTTGTTGCCACGAAGTTGAGATAATAGTTTAACCCACTGCTCACCTTTGCCCCAACAAAAATCGCCAAGAATGTATATGTTATCGTTAGTTCCAACCGTCTCATTCCAATTTTTGATGAGCGTCGTATCCATTTCTTCAATCGTTATGAAAGGACGATTGTCAAATTTTATGACATTTGCATGGCCAAAATGAAGGTCGCTGATATAAAAATTTTGTGACATAACTCGCTCCTTTCGTAACATTGTGGTAGGGGATATCAGATTTGAACTGATACGGCTCTCGCCATGGCATTTTGAGTGCCACGTGTCTACCTATTTCACCAATCCCCCATATTCCAAAACGGCTTACTTTCGTTTTTATTTATTATAGTCTCCACAAATGACAAAGCCACATATCACACATTGTGCGCCGGTGGTAGTTTAGCCGGAATCCATCCCCTTGGAGACTTATGGTGGGCAGGAGGGGACTCGAACCCCTACGCCGAAGCGACAGTTCCTAAGACTGTTGTGTCTACCAATTCCACCACTCGCCCATAATAATGGAAGCTTCCCCGCAGGAGGTTTACCAACCCCAATCGACTGTGGTCTTTTAAGCCTTGACATAGCCCTCGAATGACCAACGATACACGCCGCTTAGATGTTTTTTAATCGCTACTCATGCACTTTCGCAATTAAGGGAACAAGAAACAGTAAACAATCCCAAGATGGCGACCCATACCAGACTTGAACTGGTGTCCTCTTGCGTGACAGGCAAGCGTGATACTCTTCTTCACCAATGGGCCATATTATACCGGCTTTTACGGCTTATTTAGCTAAAATATACTTGAATTTCACAAAAAGATGATTTTCTCTACATTAGACACAGTATTCCCCAGTAGAAGATCTAACACCCGTTGCGCCTTGGTACGGGTGACGGGACTCGAACCCGTACAGCTTATCGCCAATGGATTTTAAGTCCATATCGTCTACCCATTCCGACACACCCGCATTTCTTATTTTATATATATATTATATACAAATTTTTTAGAAAAATCAAATTTTAATTAGCTGATTCGCACGTTTATTCAATTCATCTAAAAATTCATTATTCTTTTCACTCCACGCAATAATGGGATACTGATGTGTCTTACCTCGCACATCGGCGCCGCACTGTCTGCAATAACGCAGATAGTCGGCCCAGCTCAATCCAAACAGCCGTGCAGGAAGCACCGCCCAAGACCCCATTATTTTCCAATCCTCGCCAAAGTTTTTATAAATAGGAACTATTGTAAATTTCCCGTCTGGATTCTCTCGATACATAAACCAAGTTTTCATATCAAAATCTCCTTCCAAAACAATGGCATTTCAGATTTTTCTGCGTCAGATAACTGAGTTGCTTCAAAAATTTCACTCGCACACACAAATGGATTGATTGTATTCATAGGTAGCGGCTCTACTACTTTAGCTACAATATTCGCATCCGGAGCTTGAAAATTTGGATCGATATATTTCTTTGCTGTTGACGGGCTAACACCCGCTGCTTTTGCCGCACCACTATATGTGTGGCACGAAAGATAAGCTAAATTGATTTGTTTTATCTGCTCAGGAGTAATACGACTTGCCATTTTCAAACTCCTCTCTCTCAACTTTCTATATATATTATATAAAAAATCTGAAAGAAAATCAAATTTTCGTAAGCATCATAAACACAATATCTGATGTATAAGGCGGGCAAAAAGGCCCACATTCCCAAATTGAACCAGCCGAAAGGTCACATTTCTCAATTGGGTTGAAGAATCCTCTCTTTTGATACCACTGCCCATCACTATCCATATACTTGAAGTGAAAGTCAGTATCAATCAGCACGCCACAACCATCATCTTCTTCATAAGAGAGCGCTACGCGATATGCGATAAGACGTTCATTTTCTTGCGGCAATTCACCTGCATCAGCAAGTCTAAGCCGTCCCGCAAAAAGATGTAACATTTCATCTACATCACGCCAAAGAAGTCTGTTAATAACCTCCCAAAACTCAAGCCCCATTTCAATATCTTCGTCAATACCTTCCTCATAAGAATCACGCTCGTGGTCAGGAACAAATCCATCAAACGTCATCAATGCGGCTCCACCGCAATTGAAGTCAAGCATATCTGTGTTGTCAAGATTGCGGGTTTTGAGTCGATTCGTGTAATCATAATTGTCTAAATTCTTTGCTATACGCATAGCACTCACTCCTTTCAGAACTTCAGCTCGTGATCAGAACAAAAATCTCCTGTCTGTGTATAATTGACAAGCTCCTCATCATAATCGCAAGCAATTTTCTGATGATGCGTATATCTATCCATCAAACGAAACAGATTATCCATCATTGCCATTTCAAGCTCCCAAAACCAGCGTGCGCGCAGAGATGCTACTTTGACGAGAAGCCTACGCCGCGCAAGTCCTTCGCCAATTTCAATGCTGAACTCATCTCCAGCATCCATATTACACTTGGCCTTGCCACACAGGTTGTTAAGAGCAGTCTGATTTTCCTTATGGAACCTTTCAAACATTTCATAAACTTTACCCCAGCGAAGAGTTGCGTTCTCCATCTTATCTGAAAGGCGAATTGTCTCTTCAATAAGATCGCTCATTATCTCGTCGGGGTTGAACCAAGCCAGCACAACCCCATTTTCATAATCAACTGAATACTGAATACGACTATCCATTAGTAAGACTTCCTTTCAGTGTCGCAACAATCACACTCACAGTAGCGAACATCGGTCTTAACAACAGGCTTTGCCTGATTGAACATAGACATCATTGCCATCATTTTGAATACATCAGAATCCTTGCCATCTTTTTCATTCATAAGCATCATAAGCATCATAGGATTTGACATATCAAACATTGACGAACTCTTCTGGCCCATCATCAATATAAGAGGAAGCATATCCTCCATCTTACCATCACCCATCATAAGGAGAGGAAGTATATCACCAAAGGGGTGAGCCGCATCGGCAGTGGCAAAACCACTCTGGAACGGAGTAATGAGCTTGGTATAGAAGGAATAACCAAACACAGAGCGCACAGGCAGAATAGTTGCAATCTCACGGGTCACCATCTTTTCGACTACGATTCGAGCGGCATCATCGACATCAATCACACGTGCCCATGCGCCATTATGACGAATGTATTCACCGATATGGAGGTTATCTGCGGTGCAAGGCATAGCATAGCAATAAGAGCCCTTTGCGATAATCATCTCATTAGGAACGTCGATATATTCCTGAGTAGTCGGGTCATACGCAATAGAGCGCGCAAGACCATCGGTGCCAACAGTCTTGAAGGTCGCGCCGTAAATAGACATTGAAACATCATCAACCTTACCAAACTGAGCATCAAAGAACTTTATATTCATTTTCACATTCTCCTTTTCATTTTGTATATTTATTATACTTGAATTTTTTCCATAAATCAAATTTTTCAAAACGTCAAAATTAGACGTAGTGAGAGTATTAGTTAATGTATGAGTAATATTTTCAGAGCTACCGAAAAGAGATTGAAGTTTAGAATTCTCTGACTCACAAGTGTTCGTCATATTAGACATTGAACCATCAAACGAAACCTTGAGCGGCTTATAACCGTCAGGAGTGACAATGCAAAATGTGTCATTGCCTACAATGGAATCCAAACCAGTATCAAAGTTATACGATATAGGCTCAGAAAAATAACTATCATAACGCTCAGGTACATTTATTCCACAAAATCCCCAAACAGGAAAAGAAACCTTCTTTCTGGGCCTTGTTTCATTATATCCTCTAATTTCGCTTATAACAACAAGTTCTTTGTCATCACCCTCTTTTACCGTATCAATATCGACCCAAACAACCCAAGCATCTCTATATTCATATCCAGTCTCGTTTGTAATTTTAAATGCTGTTGAATTTTGAGTCGAAATACTTATCATTGCGGCTTTGTTTAAGTCTGCCCAAACCTTTTTATCTTTTACAATATACCAGTATGTTTTATTACCAATGTCATTATTTTTATCAAGAAAACGCAATCCTACTTTGACCATTGACATATCTCCTTTCTCATTTTATACATTTATTATATCATCATTTTTTTGAAAAATCAAATTTCTTTCATAAAATCCAATGGATGAGCAATTTCAAAAAAACTTGAAAAAATAAAAAAATTGGATTATGCTAAAAGCGTAATCCAAAATATTTTATATAATTATAATAAAAGGTGTGGATAGAAAAAATTGGGAGTAGAAAAGTTCTACTCCCACTTGTTATATCACTTACCGCTAATTCCGCCAACAATCTCAGCGATAGCAGAACTACCACTAGACAGTGCAAAACCAGTCAGGATAATACCCGCATTGGAAACTTCCTCAACAAGGCCAACAGCAACAAGCACGTCAAGCTTGAAAGCAAAGGCAAGGCAGAAGGACGCAATCAGGCTGACCGCCATAGTGATGTATTTACCAAAAGAAAGCTGATCCCAAATTGCGGACTTGGCTCTGTCGATAATATACCACTCAATCATAGAAACGGCAAGCAGAAGAGCTAACATATCCATTATGTCAAACCTCCCAAAATTATTTGAATATCTCTATTCATATAGAAGTAAATTTATAAGACTTACTTTACAAAAAAGAGGGGAAACTTGAAATTTTAGCAGTTTTATGCTATACTATATATAGTAAAATAGGAAAAGGAGGTTTCTATTATGTATGATTTTAAAACAGGGGAAGAGCGTTCTGATGAATTTGCTGACATAAATGATAAGTATAGCTATTATGACTACCTTTGTCAGATTACTTATCTAAATTTTTCGCATTACATACAGGGCGGCGACCTGCAATTTACAATTAATGTAGATACGGCTGACGATAATTATAAAGCCATAATACATCTCGCGCTCAAAACTGTAATCTTCTCAAAAGATAGCAAAATTTATTTGCCTGCAAAAAATTGGTTTGCATTTGTCAAATTTGTTTTGAAGGAGTTTGGGCCTAAATCGTTCCATTACTTCCGCTATGCTGGTGCGTTTGCTAAACCACGCGGCGATGTCAAAATTGACCCGCTTGATCTAATTGCTTTTGAACTTCACTCTAATCGAGTAAGCAATGTAAATATTTTTGCTGACATTTATGATACATATTTTGCGAAAGGGGCAACAATTTATGACGTATGAGCTTTGGGCTGATGGCGCTTGTAGTAAAAATGGCAAGGATGGCGCTGTTGGCGGTTGGGGCTTTGTATTGATTCAGAAAGGTAAAGGAATAATCGCTGAACAAAGTGGTGGTGAGATTGGTGCAACCAACAACCAAATGGAAATGCGCGGCATTATTGAAGGGCTGAAATACTTAACAGAACGAACGTCTTTTACTGGCTTCGATGAGTGTGTGGTATTTACTGACAGCGCCTACATTCATAATTGTTATGAACAGAAATGGTACAAGTCGTGGCAGAGATACAACTGGTTGAACTCACAAAAAAAGCCTGTTGCAAATAAAGGGCTTTGGCTGGAACTTATTCCTTACTTTGAAGACGCTCACATTCAATGGAAAAAAGTGCGCGGGCACATAGGAATAGATTATAATGAGCAAGTTGATAAGCTTGCCGTCAAAGCCCGAAAAAAAATTGAAGGAGAAATGGTAAATGGAAATAGCTGAAAATCACGTAAACGTGGTTATAGTAAATGGTGCGCCCAGTAGTGGCAAAACTACATTTGAACAAATGTGTAGCTTTATTCTTGGCCCATATTATAGAGCACGTAGTAGCGTAGATTTGGTAAAAGAGGTTGCCGCAAAAGTTGGTTGGCAAGGTGTAAAAGAGCCACGTGATCGTAAATTTCTATCGGACTTAAAAGATTTAATGAGTGCATACAATAATGCACCTTTCCGTGATATAATGAAGTACGTGCGCGAGTTTGAAGATGAACTACTGTCCTATCAAATTGATCCGCGGAAAGGTTTCATTTTTGTAGATGTGCGTGAACCTGCAGAAATTGACAAGCTCAAAAAGGCCACAAATGGTACGACTTTACTTATACGGCGCGATTCTGCAGAAGCTTCAAAGGCATCAAATCATGCTGATGCAAATGTCCTCAACTATGAATATGACTATGTAATAGACAACAATCAGACTTTTGAGGATTTAGAAGTTGAAGCAAAGCGATTCATCAAAAATTTGACTTCTTTCCAAAATTCTGGTATAGTAAACACGTAAGCCAAAGCGTATTATAAATATATAATATAAAATGTAAGTTATACTTATAAGTAAGATATGTATGTGTCTTACTTATAAGTAATACTTATAAGTTAAGAAAAGAAAAAATTACTTCAAGAAAAATAAACAAAAAGAATGTTTCTAAAAAAGAAAAGATAGGAGGCCACAAAATGCTTGGCTATATAGATGGATTTAATTTCAAAGAGATGGAACCAATGCGTTATTACGCTCATCCAAAGTCCTACAAAGGCGATCCAAAAGAAGAAGCACGTAAGCGCGTCTTTTCTGGTGAATGGATGGGCGCTCGCAAGATGGATGGATATTTCTCTAAGTTTGTAAAAGATGAAGATGGTAATATGATGCTACTCAGTCGCTCTCGCGGCGTTAGTGGCGATTTTGCTGATAAGCTCGACCACGTCCCACAACTTCAATCATTTTTTGATGCCTTGCCGATTGGAACCTGTGTTCTTGGTGAAATTTATTTTCCAACGCACGAAGGATCTAGCGAGGTCACCAAAGTAATGGGTGCTCTTACCGACAAGGCAATCGCACGCCAGAAAAATGATAAGCTCCATTTTTATGCTTTTGATATACTGGCTTGGAATGGCATATCTCTTATAAATCAACCAGCAAAAATTCGTATGTCTTATTTAGCGCATATTGATGATATAGTAAAAGATAATCATTATCTCTATGCAACTGCCGCACGGTTTTATTGGGGGCAGGAACTATGGAATATGATAGCTGACACTCTTGCAGCTGGCGGTGAGGGTGGTGTTATTCTAAATGAGAATGGTATCTACCAGCCGGGCAAACGTTCAACTAAGATTTCCCTTAAAATAAAGAAGGAACTTGAAGACACAATTGATTGTTTCTTTACTGGACGCTATACAAAGCCAACCCGCACTTATATTGGCAAAGAGATTGAAACGTGGGAGTATTGGCTTGATACTAAAACTAACGAGTTCAAGAAAGGCAATTTTTATAAAGAATTTTCAAAAGGCGCGCAGTATGAACCTGTCACAAAATCATTCTTTTATGGAATGGCTGGCAGCCTTGAAATTGCGGTGTATAATAATGGTAAGATTCATCCTATTGGCTTTCTTAGCGGCCTTACTGAAGAAATAAAGTCTCATCCTGAATCTTATGCTGGCCGCGTTATTGAAGTAAGTGCAATGCAGCTGACAGACGATAAAATGCTGCGTCACCCTAAGTTTGTGCGCTTCCGTGACGACAAAGATAAATCTGAGTGTCTGTGGCGTCAAATAGAGGAAATATAATGGCTAGCCATTATGAGAATTTTATAAGTGATTTACTTCAAAAAGCGCACATCCCCTATCAAAAGGAAGTATCATATACAGACCTGCGTGGCGGCAGGTTTCGTTATGACTTCAAAACTCCATTTGGCCTTATTGAAGTAAATGGACAGCAGCATTATTACGAAGTTTTTGGAGGCCGTGGCGGCCTATTGAAACAACAGGAGCACGACCGCCGAAAAATTAGTTATGCACTAGCTAATTGTATTCCCTTATATATTATACCATTTTGGGATATTTATTCGCTTACTAACGCGCACGAACTATTTCGAGATAAATATCGCGCGAAATCTCGTTGGCATAATGACGAAGTTTGGAGAGAGCATCAAAATTCTGTATAATAAATGCTCTAATTGCTACTTCCATAAGACGAGGAGGTGAGCGAATGGAACTTTCACCAGAACTTATCGGCGGCGTAGTTATAGCTATTTATCTTGTCGCTGATGGGTTTGAAAAAATTTGTAAAAAATTTGGCTTTTTCCAAGGTCTTTGGAGTAAAATAAAACAGAGACGAGTAGGAGAAGTCGGAGAAGAAATTGAAAAGAAACTCGCCCCTATACAAAAACAGTTGGGTAATATTGATACTCGGCTTGACGGGATTGATGAACGCTTAGATAGAATTGAAGAAACCAATGCTCAACAAAGCGAACAAATAAATTTACTAGCCGTTAGCCAAAAGAATATCTTGCGCGCGAATATAATGGATATATATCATGCCTATCGAGATGTAAGAATTTTTCCTATGTCTGTAAAAGAACAATTGGACACTCTTTATAAAGACTATAAAAAGCTCAAAGGTAATAGTTATATAGACAAATATTATACACGAATGTCGTGTTGGCAAGTGTTAGAGGATGAACCCAACCCATAAAATATAAGCTGGAAGTCAAAAATTTGACTTCCAGCCTTTTTTATGTTATACTTATATATAGTAAGAAATATAGGAGGAATTGTGATGGCCATATTCATAATAGCTGCTCTGATAATTGTTAACTTTATATACATTCACTATTATAAAAGAAATTTAGTTTTACGAAAAGAAAAAGAAATTATAGACGAAGCAGCGCGCAATGTCTTAGAAGCAAGAGAAAAATATCGACAAGAGCTTGATGAGGTTGAACTTCAACATAACGCTCGAATGGAACAAATAAGTCAAGAAACGCAAGACGCACAATATCAATGTGATATTGTCCAAAAGACTCTTGACGCTTTGCGTGAACGCCGCGAAGTTCTAAATGAAGATATACGTCGTGAAAAAAAGAAAATCGAAGAACAAACCTTCTTCAAAATCAATTTGTCTCCTGAAGCGTTAAGTGATATACAAGTTTTGCGAGAAATTGCTCCACGGCTCAATCGTCGAATTGATATAGATAAAATGATATATGATACTTATTGTGCTAAACCTGTCCTTGAAATGACACGCCGTGTCTTAAATGGAGAACAACCAAGTGGCATCTATAAAATCACACGCGAAAAAACAGGCGAAATTTATATAGGCAAATCTACAAATGTGCGCGACCGTTGGGTTCAACACGCTAAGTCTGCCTATCATTGTGGCACCATCAGTCATTCGCGCCTTCATACCATAATGGAGGAAGATGGAATTGAAAACTTTACTTTTGAATTACTGGAAAAAGTTTCAAAAGATAAGTTGACTGAACGCGAAAAATATTGGACTGAATTTTATGATACAAAAAAATTTGGATTAAATGAGAGAGTAGGATAATGGATGAAATAAAAATAACAGAACAACAGCGTAGAATAATAACCGCGCCAGAAGACAAGGTTGTCGTAATGTCTAGCGCAGGAACTTCAAAAACTTTTTGTCTTATTGAACGCATAAAGTGGCTTGTATCTCAGGGAACCTTACCCTCACATATTGTAGCTATTACATTTACAAATAATGCGGCGCAAGAAATTATAAATCGCCTTGAACCTTTACAGATTGGATTTTGCGGCACTGTTCATTCGTTTGCAAACTTTTTACTTCATACTGAACAAATTGCAACTAGAGAGACAATTGAAAGTGAAGATTTTGATGAATTATTCAATTTAGTAAAACAAAATCCGCGCTGTGTAAGTAATTTTCCTGTTGATCATTTGCTGCTTGATGAGGCGCAGGATAGTAATAATCATCAGTTTGAATTTATTCTGGAGATGGTAAATCCAAAACGATTTACAATATTAGGGGACGAGAAGCAAACGATATATGCATTTGCAGGTAGTAATCCTGACCTTATTGTAAATTTGAGCCAAACTGATGGAGTAGCAACTTATAAGCTATCTGAAAATTTCCGCAATGCGCGCGTTATTCACGAATTTGGAAAATGGGCTATTGAGCGGATGAATTGTGGCTATTATGACAATTCTACTCTAATGCGAGATGAAATGGGAAAAAAGATTACAATTCTTTACAATTTGGAAACGGTTGCAAATTACATACTTCAAGATGGTAAATTTGGTGAATGGTTTGTATTGACTCGCACTAATGCACAACTTGAAACTGTCAAATCTTATCTTGAAAGTCGCGGCATCTTTTGCGATACTTTCAAGCAAAAGGAAGTAAATCTTGGACAGCTCCAAGAAAAAATGAAACAGAATACTGTCAAAGTCCTCACAATACATTCTTCAAAAGGACTTCAACAAAAGAAAGTCGTTGTAATAGGCGCAACGATTCCTGAACCGAATTATTATACCCACAGAGCACCACTTGATATGGTTGAGGAAGGACGCCTTGCTTATGTTGCTATCACACGTGCACAAGACTTTCTTTTATGGGTAAAACGCCGTCGCGTCAAGAAAGAACAAGAACAAAAATTTAGGAGTTGGGAATAATGGAAAGAATAGATTGGGAAAAAGAAAATGAAGCGGCACGTCAACTTATTTATCATAATCTGCGTAATATGAACTTCTGTGGCACTACCTTGGAAGGACTTTATTTGTTTATGCCGCATTTGAATAGATTTGGCATCAATACACTTCTTATTCAGAAAAATGGAGAGGATGATGATTTATATATTCTTCGGGTCGATCAAAAAACACTCAACAGATGGAATACTGAAGACGAATAAAAAACGCCAGTCTTACTAAAAAGACTGGCGCATAATTTATCACTCTGAAGGCCCTTCCGGTTGAACCGGTGTTTCTTCGGCTTTATTGTCAGCAATAATAGCTGCTTCAAGATTGTCCAACAGAGTTTCTAATACACGATAGTTGATGCGTTTATTCGCAACATATGCCATAATTCTATCACGGCACTCAGGGGCTTTTTTGGTATCAGCCATAGGTATCATCCCTCCTTTTGTCTTATATAAGTAGGCCAATACTACTAAAACTCTACAAATTTGATCTTGAAAAGAAATTTTGATATAATATAATAAAATAAAAGGCGGTGGAATGAATGTTCAAAGCAAAGAATATAAAAACACAAAAAATTGAACCCATTTTGGATACTTATGTTGATGATACGTGCGGCACTACCTTTTTTCTTGTGTGGCGTGGCAAGTGGGTTTGGGATTTTGCAACGAATTTTGTTCCACCAAATTGGGAGGAAGAAAAGCCTTGAAGATAAATTGTCCTAATTGCGCGGCTCCAATTGACCCTGAATTGAACAAATGTCCATATTGTGGCACAACTTATTTTGATATGAGTTGTATTGATTTTGAAAATGAAAAGCCTTTTTATTTGAAAATAAAAACGAAATGGAATAACATTGATTGTTATATTACTCAATTTGTAAAACCAAAATTGACGACGATTGGCAATCCAATAATAATGAGCGGTGTATATGAGAAAGGATTAACAACAAATATTTCTTTTAGTGGAATTCCTTTTGGAAATAATGAGCTAATGAGGGTTGAAATAGGAAATGAGTCGAACTAAAGAAGAAATGCGCGAAGCTCGCAAAAGAAAAATCGAATACCGCCGCCATTTGTTATCTCATCTTGATCATGCTGGGCGCGCTGTTGATGTAAAGGACGGCTATTTTGCCAATAGCAGTGAAATAAGTAAATACATAACAGCAGGAAAATCAAAGAAAACTAAAACCAAAAATGGTCACGCATCATATCGACATAAAGGAACCTATGGCGTGGCAGTTGACCATTCGCCAAGAGATAAAAGACAAATCGACAGAAAGGAAAACAATGTAAATGACAGTTGAAGAACGAGTAGAATTTGAAGAAAATCAGAAAAAAATAGAGGAACTTTTAGAACGACAAAAACAGCTTAATCCTTATTATAACTTAAAATTGATGTCAAATAAGGAATTTGGCGAGCAATGGAGTGAGTCTTATATACTTTCTCAATGCTCTAATTTACAAAAAGATAACAGTCGTGGGCATGATTTCTATAATAAGAATTTTGGTCGTATTGAAGTAAAATCAAGTCGTTTGCCAAATAAAGGTGTTACTTATAATCAATGCCATCCTTATGAATGTGAATATTTCCTTTTTGTAAATTACAATACTATTGATGGGTCTGAACAAATTTATTTTGTTCCCTCTGAGAAAATTCTTGATTCAGATTTGTTTTCTATTACTAAGCAGCATAGTCGAGATGAAGGCACTTGCTATAGTATGTCAGGTTCTACAAAGAAAAATAAAACGAGTTTAGGGGAATTTTCCTTTGAAAATTTTTTTGTTTTGAATAATTATTTAGGGAGTGATAACAATAAGTAAAATTGAAAATGATAAGTATTATACAGAAGACACTCTAAGCAAATATTGTGTTCAAAAAACTTTTGAAGTTATTGGAGAAGATTGGGATAGGATAATTGAACCCGCTGTTGGCGCAGGATCTTTTTTGACATACTTGCCAGAAGACACCCTCTATTATGATATAGAACCCGATGCCGCACTTCCTGCCACCATAAAGCAAGATTTTCGGGAGGTCAATTTGCCCTATATTTCACATTCTCTTGTTATTGGTAATCCGCCATTTGGTCGCGCAAATAAGCTTTCTGTTCAATTTGTCAAGCAAGCAATGCGGTTAGGTGATTATGCTTCTTTTATACAACCTATTTCGCAACTTAACCAAAATCGAACAATGAAAGATACAGAGCTTCTTTATAGTGAGGATCTTGGAAGGGCAAAATATTCAGGAAGAACGGTTCATTGTTGTTTGAATATATATCATAAATGCAAAGATGGCCATAAGCAAGACCTTTCTATTCCGGGTATTCTAGAGTGCCGACATATTTTTCGAACAGGAAAATATAAACATTCTGATGAAATTTTAAATTATCCTTGGGATTTTAGAATTAGTGCTTGGGGAAGAATTCGTTTATTATCAGAGGGGCATACTTGCCCTAATGAAATCGTTTTTCGAGTAGATAACTCAATTAGAGATTGGCTTTCTAAAAAATTAGAAGAATGTGATTATTCTAAACTTCTTTCTTGTGTTTCAGAGCCGAACCTCCCAGCTTGGCGTCTTAGAAAATGGTTAAAAGAAGAATATACGAAAGAACATTACGAGGAAGAAATTTGATTTCTTCCTCAATTTTTGTTATAATTAAAAAAGAAAAATAAGATTGGAGATGAAATAATGAGCTATGATGCCAATTCAATTGAGACTCTGAATTTCCGCGATGCCATAAGAACTCGCGTGGCTATGTATATGGGCAGTGCTGATAATCAAGGTGTTCTGCAGTGTGTGCGTGAAATTATTACAAACTCAATAGATGAAGCAACTATGGGATATTGTGATCGTATTGTCGTTGATCTTTTTGAGGGTAACCGTATCACGGTTCTTGATAATGGACGCGGCTGCCCATTTGGTTTGAGAGATGATGGCATTGATGCACTTGAAGCAATTTATACCTTACCCCATAGCGGTGGTAAGTTCAATGATAAAATTTATCAAAACGTTGGCGGCCTCAATGGTATTGGAGCGAAGGGAACCGCTTTGTCAAGCGATAAGTTTCGTGCGGTATCAATGAGAGATGGAAAAGAATGCGAATTGATACTTGAAAAAGGAAATAAAATTTCACTTACAGTTGGTGAGCCTAATAACCCCAAAGCGCACGGAACATTTGTTGATTTTATCCCCTCTCAAGAAGTGTATAATCTTGAGCCAATAAACATCAAATTTTCTGACATAAAAGAAATGTGCCGCAACTGGTCTTATCTCTATCCATTTCTTACTTTTATTTTGAATAATCATATAAAAGGGGAAGAGGAAGCGGTTCAGTACCACGCAAAGAATGGATTGCTTGACTTTATGAAGACTTGCGCAGGTAAATCGCTAAATAAAACGCCCCTCCATATTACAATGAAAGAGGACAATGTTGAAACTGAAATTGTAATGTGCTGGACAAATGGGCGCAATGAAGAGTGGCACGTTTTCACAAATGGACTTGAAAATACAGCAGGTGGCACCAGTCTAACAGGGGTAAAAACCGCGCTAACAAATTATTTCAAAAAAAAGATAAAAGGTGAGGTTCCGCCTGATATTCTTCGAAAAGGCTTGTTTTATGCGGTAAGTTGCAAAGTTCCTCAGCCAAGTTTTAGCGACCAGACAAAAACAAAAGTCAATAATCCCGTGCTTCGTGGTCTGTGCCAGCGCGCAACGGGTCAGATGCTGGAAGAATTTGAGCGTAAGCACCGCGATGAGTTTGATAAAGTTATGGAGCTTCTAACAAAAGAAGCAAAAGCGGATCAGGTCGCTGAGCGCGCGCGGCAGCAAGTCCTAAATGCTTCAAAAGAGGTTGAAAAGAATCAAAAACGAAAAGTCTTTTCAAGTGATAAATTGAAAGACGCGGAATTTTTGGGAGAGGACTCTACTCTGTTGATTGCTGAGGGTGATTCTGCACTAGGAGGCTTGGCGCAGGGTCGTGATTATACTAAGTATGGTATTATGGCTATTCGAGGTAAAATTATCAATGCCTTATCTAATTCTGATGAGAAGGTTTATGAGAATGAAGAAATTAAATTACTATTAAGTGCTATGAACATTGTACCTGAAAAGTATGATGCAAAAAAACTTCGATACGGCAAGCTTGCCATCTGTACTGATGCTGATAGTGACGGCTATCATATTGGCCTACTTATTATGGCAGCTTTAGCACATATTGCTCCTCAGTTTATTCGTGAAGGCAGACTGTGTTGGTTGCGCTCTCCTTTGTGGATTGTAAATAATGGAAAAACTGAGTCTTATTTCTTTACTGATGCAGAATATGAAGCAAATAAAACCAAGGTAAAGGGCGAAGTTCAGCGTAATAAGGGCCTCGGTTCTCTTGAACCCAATCAGGCACGTAAATCTATGTTTGATCCCGAATATCAGCGTATGGACGTGATAGAGTATGATGAAGAGGCAATGGATTTACTTTATTCTCTAATGGGAAGTGAAGTAAGTCCAAGACGTGACTTTATTATACAGAATGTAGACTTTTCGGAGATCAGAGAATGACTAATAAATGGAATAAATGCCCTTTGTTTGAATTCTGTAATTGCAAAACTGCTATATGCAGGACTTGTCTACCAGATAAGTCCTGCTATTGGTATAAATATTTTAAAAAGTTAATTGAGGAAAATAAAGAAAAGGATAATTTAGATACATGATTAATTTAGAGTTGTATAAATTTGATTTTCTTTAAATTTTTAATATAATATAATAAAAAGAATAAATAGATTGAACTTTCTATATTCCATAAGTTCCATTTTGCTTATATATAAATGGAATGGAGGTTTGAAACAGTGGGGAAAAGCAATTATACAGAAGAAGCTCTAAAAGATTGCCAAAAGCGAGATAAAATTAAATATAATTATTGCCAAGAACACAATATAAAGTTATATTATATTACTTATGAAGAAATTATTGAAGATAGATTGGAGGAAATATTTAGTGAACAGCAATAATATGACCGACATAATAAAGCAAAGTTTCGCACAATATGCGGCTGCAGTTATTCAATCGCGAGCATTGGTCGATGTGCGTGATGGACTTAAACCATCTGCGCGTCAAATCTTTTACTGCATGGATAAATATAAATATGTGGCAGCCAAGCCCTTTCAAAAAACAATGGCAGCGATTGGTGATGCTATGAAACATTTTTATATTCATGGTGACAGTTCTTGTGAAGGTATTATAATGCGTGCTGGTCAGGCTTTTGCTATGAGATATCCACTTGTAGAAGTAAAAGGTAATGGCGGAACTTTGTTGTCATCTGGTAACTGGGCAGCTCCACGTTATACGGAGACAAGGCTCTCTAAGCTTGCTGCATATCTATTTGCTGACATTGATAAAGATACTATTGATGATTGGCGTGATAATTATGCCGATAATGAGCTGTATCCATCTGTACTTCCTACTAAGGGGTATTACAATATTGTAAATGGTAGTAGTGGTATTGCAACGGGTATGGCCTGTTCTATTCCTCAATATAACCTGCGTGAATTGAACAATGCACTTATTTATCTTATTGACAATCCAGATTGCGATTTTAATGAAATCTATTGCGCCCCCGATTTTGCTACTGGCGCTATTCTTTATAACGAAGATGATGTAAAGAAATCTATGAAGAATGGTCAGGGATTTGCTTGTAAGTTGCGCAGTGTGGCTAAGTATGATTCTAAAGAAAAATGTTTTACCATAACTGAAATTCCATATGGGGTTTACACCAATACAATCTGCGGTCAACTTGAGGAAATTGTGAATGGAGAGGATAACCCCGGCATCGAAAGATTTAATGACCTTACCGGTTCTACTCCGCTAATTAAAATTTATTTAACAAAGAAAGCAAATCCTGATAAGGTACTAAAGTATCTGTTCAAAAATACGTTTCTTCAGTACCATTATGGCATCAACTTCACAATGCTAGATAATGGCCGTTTTCCTCGTGTATTTGGTTGGAAGGAGATGCTTCAGTCTCATATCGATCATGAGCGTGTTGTGTATCGTCGTGCTTTTGAGTTTGACCTTAATAAAATCAAATCTCGTATTCACATTATTGATGGTCTGCTGATTTGTATGGCACATATTGAGGAGATTGTTCAAACAATTCGCAGTTCCACGTCAGCTAGCGCTGCCTCTGTTGCATTGCGACAGAATTTTTTACTCGATGAAGCACAAGCCAAAGCTGTATTGGATATGAAGTTAAGCCGTTTGGCACACTTAGAAGTCCAAAAGCTGGAAAACGAAAGGGCTGATTTGGTTTCTAAAGCAGAGTCTATTGAAAAAATTCTCAATAATGAGGAGCTGTTTAAAGAAGAGATCAAGAAGGGATGGCGTGAAGTTGCCGAGAAATTTGGAGATGACCGCCGTACACGGATTTTGAATTTGTCGGCGGATGAAAATGATGAGCCTGTTGAAGTAAAGAAGTATCAGATAAGTTTAACAAATCAGAATGAAATTTATGTAAATGAAATTTCTTCTCTCTATTCACAAAGTCGCAATACGGTTGGCAACAAAATGAAATTGGCAGATGGCGAATATATCACATATTCAACTTCCTGTATGACAGGCGATGTGCTTTTATTCTTTACACAAAAAGGGCTGATGTATGCACGGCCTCTGTCATCTTTTGAGAACGAGAAGAAAACTTATCTCGATTTCGCGGGTGATGATAAGGTTCTTACACTTACATCTTACAACAAAACCACAAGTGCGTGCTATGCTATGTTTATCACGAAGCAAGGTTTTGTCAAAAAAACTGAACTCAAAGAATATAATACCAATCGTTCTGGCGGCATAAAAGCGATTGAGTTTGCTACTGGCGATGAATTAGTCAACGTATTGTTAATAAACGAGGAAAATCTTGCGCTTTCCACAAAAAAAGGCCAACTTCTCATAATTGAGACTGACTTGATAAATGCCATTGGACGTGCTACAAAGGGTGTTCGTGGCATCAAGCTAAGTCTTGGCGATGAAGTATCAAGTGCCCGTGCTATTACATCGGAAAAAGAAATTGTCGTTGTGTCAAAAGAAGGATTGGCAAAACGGCTGTCTGTTGATGAACTACCTATTCAGGGTCGCTATACAAAGGGCGTGAAAGCTATGCCAGAAGGAATTGTTGATTTTGTTGCTCTACAGAGTGAGCGCGAATTGGTTGTTATATCGACAAGCGCACGTCTTCGTATCAAAGTAAATGATTTGCCACTTCAGAGTCGGACAGCGCAAGGAGTCAAGACATTGAAGTTGTCTGGTAAAAATGAAGTAATTGGTCTGGTCAAAATTTGATTTTTTTCAAAATCTGCGATATAATATATATACAAGATGAGGAAAGAAAGAAATTATTTTCCAAAATTAAATATTGAAAATTTGATTTTGAGTGAAATTTTTGATATAATATATTTGTTGAATGGGGAAATGATTCCCATTTATATAAAATAAAAAATTTATAAAACAAAAACAAGGAGAAAAACACATTATGAAACTTACAGAAAAGTCCAGTCAGGTTTTTGATTACGTTCGTGACAATGGTGGCCATATTTCCATTGATGAACTGGTTTCCGCTCTCGGTCGCGCCGCTCGTTCTATCGGTGCAAATGTAACTGACCTTCAGAAGAAGGGTCTTGTTGTCCGTGAGAAGGTTGCTGGTGAAGGCGAGGACGCCAAGGATATCACTTACGTCAATCTTACCGATGAGGGCAAGGCTTTCGTCCCGTCCGCTGACGAAGAGTAATTTTGAATATATCGGAGCCTGATGAATAGTCAGGCTCCTTATGTTCAAAAGAGTCAAAAATAAAAAACAAGGAGTAAAAAAATGAGAGAAGCAACTAATAAAGTATATATTGAAGGAATATTGAGTGAAACTGACCTGAAGAATGGCTCTTTTGAAAAGGACGGCCGCACCACTGAGTATCTTGGTGGCACTATAAAAATAAGAGTCAATAGCAAAGAGGGACTTCTTGAAATCCCTGTAAAGCTGTTTGCAAATAAGACCAAGCGTGATGGTAATGCCAATCCTGCGTATGCATCTGTTCAGCGTATTCTGGATGAAATGCATAGTATTGCACAGATCGGTGAGGCTGATGCAACTCGTGTCCGTCTGACTGGCAAGATTTCTATGAATGAGTATCCGTCTCAGGATGGTTCTTCTATGATTTCTTATCCTCAGATTCAGGCTTCTTTTGTCAATGTTGTTCGTAAGGATGAAATGAAGCCCAAGGCTGATTTCTCTATTGAGATGATGCTGGCTAATATGTCTCCTGAACTTGATAAGGAAGGAATTGAGACGGGTAATATGATAATCCGCGGTGTTGTCCCCGGCTGGGGTGATACTGTTGATGTCATTCCGTTTATTGTCAAGAGCGAGAACGTTCGCGCGGCAATAAGTGAATATTGGCAGGAGAATGACTGCGTTGCGGCTGAGGGTCGTTTGAACTTTACCTCTACCGTCCGCACTGAAATAGTCAATCCGGGCTTTGGCGAACCGCATGAAGAAACTCGCACTCTGAATTTGAGTGAGCTGGTCATTACTGGTGGTTGCCCGACTCCTCTTGATGGCGACAGGGCTTGGACTCTTGAAGAGATAAGCGCAGGCCTCAATAAGAGAAAGGAACGTCAGGAGCAGCAGAAGGCCAATGGTCGTGCACGTGCTGCACAGCGCAAGGCACCGGCTCAGGCTTCTTCCACTGCGTCTATGGGTCTTGATCTCGGTTTCTAAGGAGGTCTTGACCTATGGCTATTGATTTGATGGCGATACAGCCGAGTGTTGTTTCTCGCGATTTGCGAGGGAAGTTCGTTATGCTGTATGGAAAAGAGAAAAGTGGTAAGACTACAGCCGCTTGTTCTTTCCCTAAGAGTCTTCTCCTCGCATTTGAAAAAGGTTATAATGCCATTGGTGGTGTTATGGCTCAGGATATAACCAAGTGGTCAGATATGAAACAGGTCTGCCGTCAGCTTGAAAAGCCGGAAGTGCGTGAGAGATTTTCTACTGTCATTATAGATACTGTTCCTATTGCGTATGATTACGTTGAACAGTATGTATGTGCTCAGAATGGTGTGTCTAAAATTTCTGATATACCTTGGGGCGGCGGTTTTTCACAAGCAAAGAAAGAATTTGAATCTACGCTTCGTAAGATTACACAATTGGGCTATGGCCTTGTCCTTATAGCCCACTCTACCTCTCGCATTGAAAAAGATGCTAATGGCAGTGAGGTTGAAATTATCTCTCCTGATCTTCCCAAGCGGGCAGCCGAAATTTGTAACGGTTTAGTTGATATTATTGGTTATATCGGAACTGAATTTGTCAATGGCGAAAATAAGCGTTGGCTTTATACGAGAGAGACCCCCACTCTCTTTGCAGGTAGTCGTTTCAAGTATATGCCGCCAAAGATCCCGTTCGGTTATGATGAGCTTGTAAAAGGCATCAATGAAGCTATTGATAAAGCTGAAAAGCTCGATGGTATTTCTGTTGTAGATAGAGGGCAAAGTTGGGAGAAAGATGAAACTCCTCTCGACTATATAACCGTCCGTAATCACGCACAAGACCTTTGGGTTAAGCTTGTCGGTACAGATGAAAATGCTGATGCCGATATGGCTCGTCGCATTTCTAAGAAGATCGAAATGATTTTCGGTCATCCAATGAAGCTCAGTGAAGCTACCGAAGACCAAGTCGATTTGCTCAATCTTGTCAATCTTGAGATGGAAGATCTTCTCAAGGAGAAGAGCAACTAAATATTGTATAACTGCTCACGGGCGACTACTTTATACTGTAGTCGCCCTTTCTAATTTGACTTTTTAGAAAAATTGTGATATAATATTTATATATGAAAGGAGTGAGAAAGTGGCAAAAACACAATTGAAATATCCAAAAAGAGAAGTCGAGTGCCGCTATTGCCACAAAAAGTTTGACCGAAATGTCGTGCCAGAAGGTACGTGGATTGAAAGTCCAACAAAGTGGTTTTATCACACCGAATGTTATCCAAAAGCAATGGAGCTTAGAAAGACAAAAAAAATAACAGATACAGCGTCAGAGACCGAATGGAAAGATAGTACATATTATTTCTTGAAGAATCATTTAAAGATAGCTGTCAATTATCCATTATTTGACAAACAATGGCAATCAAATCTCAAAAAGAAACGTACTCCAAAAGGCATTTATTTTGCACTTGTATATTTTTACGACATAAAGAAAAACTCAATTGAACGTTCTAATGGTGCGATTGGAATCGTAGATTATGTCTATGATGATTCACGCGAATATTGGAAGCAACAGAACCAGCGCGATAGTAATATCATAAAACGAATCGAAGAACAGGCAAAAAAACAAGCTGAAGCACAGAAACAAATTGTGCGGCAAGTTGCGCCCAAAAAGAAAAATAATCGTAAAACTTATTCAATGGAGGATGATGAAGATTGATTGACCGCACTTCTATAAATCAGGTTCTTGGCGGTTTGATTCTTCAGCCCAAACTCCTAAACGAAACAGACAAATATTCATTGACACCACTGGACTTTGAGGATAAGTTTGATAGACGAGTCTTCAAAGCCATTTATATGTTATACACGAGCGGTGCCCCTAAGATAAGGCCGATTGATATTGAAGGAGTTTTTGGACAAGACCCAATGTCAAAGTCTTTATTTGAACAGTCAAATGGGCTTGAAAGAGTTCAAGATTTGATTGAGTTGGCAGAAGTTGAAAACTTCGGCTTTTATTATAACCAACTCAAAAAGTTCAATTTAATGACAGACCTTGAAAAGCAAGGATATAGTGTCAAGTCATTCTATGAGAAAGATTTGACGGCTCCACGCGCAAGTGAGATAAATGAGAGATTCAAAGAGCTGACGCCGCAAGATATCATCAAAGGTCTAAAAAAGCAACTTGTTCATTTGGAAAGTGAATATGCGGCTGGCGAAGAAGTTGAAATTGAAAGTCTCGCGGATGGCATTGAGGAATTGGTTGAAAGTTTTGGCTCCACAGAAGAAATTGGTTATCCAATACAGGGCGCGATTTGTAATGAGATAATGAATGGCGCGTTAAAAGGAACTTTAACAGTTCGTTCAGCGAGTAGCGGCCTTGGTAAGACGCGTACTGCGGTAATGGATGCTTGTTATCTTGCTTATCCTATTCGTTATAATACAG